CTCCACGACACGGGAAACATCAAGACCGCCCTCAGCGGTGGTGAATCGTCCGTCGCCCGCCAGCGCTGCACGCAGCTCGCCCGTAAAATCCATAGGAAAAACCTCCTGAAAAACTAGAAGAAAACATTATCCCTACATTCTTTATTGCGGAAGCGCCTCTATAAAAAATAGAGGCGCAGGAAATAGATAGTTTAGTAGATACCCTTCTCTTCCATGAGACGGGATTCTTTTCCAGTGACGCAATGCTCCCAAACATTCAAAAACTTAAATAAGTTTCTGGTGTTAGCGGATCCATTTCCAATAATTTCCTCTTCAACCGTGTCGGGGGTGATATAGCTGTATTTTCCAAAAACAGCCCTTCCTTCTCCGCTAATATCAATTGTCAGCTTGTGCTTGCAGCCAGGATTCAAAGCTGGTGATTCAAACACAACAACTCCATCTGATGGAGAATAAAGGCTTTTTTCTGGACCGCTATAAATACACTCAATCACGAATTGAGCCTTCTTAGCGTCAATTTTTTCTGGCACACATGTGAAATATTCACACAAAGTTTCCAGTGAGTTAAAAACATCACAAGCGGTCAGCTCTTCATTATTTATATGTTTGATTATGAAAAAATCAGGATCAAACATGTCTGCCTGGGCGGAGAACAAATGACTCATGAAATCTATAATAATATCCGAATATATGTGTTCGTAGACCACTTTACTTAAAAATTCAGCCGAGAATTTCCCTTTTTCTAGTTTTACATTGCATAGCCTTGACAAGATGAGGGAGTTGTTTTTACATTGCAAAGAGTACCAAGCTTTGTCAAGCTTAAGGATCATCCATGATTCACAAAACTCCTCGTTGCGGCAGATCCAGGCTTCCATGTCAATGTGTCTGAACTTCAAGGAAATAGCCTTAATAATTGGAATCATCTTTTGAAGATTATTGACAATCTCCACCTTCTTGGGTAAGGTAGATTTGATTTCATTGATAAATTGATCAAGTTTTTCTCCGTCAGTCCAAGGCCATTTCCCTTCTACGGGAATTGCCTTATTCTTCAAAAAAGGATTTTGCATGTTTTCAACAACAATCATCTTTATTCCTTCCTGGAATCAGTTAAGGTTAAACCCTATCGCTTTGCTGACATGTTTTATATTAACTGTCATCTTTATATATGTCAATCATCGGGGGTGGTTTAATGGTAAAGTATATGGTCAAACCGTATGTAAGCCACCCCCTGTACCCCTGCACGCTGTAGTGCGAAACCTTACTTCGTAATGAAGAGCATCAGGAGACTGTGGCTCCGTGAAATAAACTCTTTTGCGCAGATACGGACCTGTCTCAGTTTCAACAAATCAAAAGTTATCTGCAGTTCGCCTCTGATTGACTATTTTTACAGATGTCCAAAAATAGCGTTCTTTAAACGCTCTGTCTCCGCGCAAGGAAGCTTCCTTTTGGGTCGTAAATCATTCCACGGTGAACAGTCAGGGAACTGCTCATTTTCAGGAAAGCGTGGAACGAGGTGAGCGTGTAGGTGTGTCTCCCTGTTGCCAAGGATGGCGACATTAACCCGCGTCGCGTTTGTTGCTTGACGGATCGCTTTCATGGCTATTTGTATATCACGCATGAAGAACACCATAGCGTCTACGGTGAGTTTTTCTAGTGATTCTTTGTGCTCCCGTAGAGACAGTATGCAGCGTCCTGGAAATCGATCATCATTATACAGCCCCAAACTGGTGTATGTAGATTGCGCAATTGGTTTCCACAGCTCAAACCCGCATTGCTGGCAAGCCGCGCTAGATAACGGTCGTTCAAAAGTCACAACACACTCTTTTTGCTTAGTCCACTGCGCCCGCCATTCTCCATGTTGACAACGCAAGCCTCCCACCGGCTCAGCAGGTCGAAAAGGTTTTCCTGCGTTAAAGGCGCTGACCCTAGCTCTTCCTCATGGTTAACGGAGCACAGTATGAGGTGATGGTAGTGCGCGGAGATCACTTGCCGTGAGCCTCTGTCGATACTGCCCACGGAGGGCACCGTGTCAACAATGACGGTTAGTCTATGCGTTCTTCCATCAGGGTTGCTTGCGGAAGTCAGTTCAAGCGTAATCTCATTTTTCAGTGAATGCGGTCCGCCCTGCGCTGCGAAAGCAGTGTTCTGAGCACAGGAGAGATTGCGTTCCACTGACTTGCCGTAGAGAGCGTCAATAACCGTCTTCACATGCCCACTGTGCACAGCGGCGGGTGAATATGTGTTGCCTTCACGCAAGAGCCTAGACAGTGAGCAAACAGCCTCAGCGCTTGTCCTGTCATTGCTCTTGCCATTTGGGTGTTTTGTCGTGAACGCGTTTTCCATGTGGTCTGCCTGGCAGCGGAACAGGATAGACACCATTTCTTCCACGGGTTCAGCTTCCACTGATTCGCAGCGCCATGTGGCTAGCGGCGTGGCAGTTAGGAGGGTTTCATTTCCACCTCCGCTTCCCATCTGCACATCCCCTAATTGCGTGACAATAAGTGAAACGAACAGGGAACCTACCTCACCATAGGGTGGTGGCGGGTATTCCACACACTCATAGTCAAGCAAATACCAGGCTTGCCCAGCATTAAGGATGATTGAGCCGTGTGCCTCATCCTCCTGTTTGCAGTGCCATGCCTCAGACTTCACCTGCCCCCACTGCACCCCAACGTGCTTGATGACTTTGGCAAGCTTCCACACATCATCAATGAGCTGTGCCCCCTTATGAGAGAAAGCCTTATGGTCTTTTTCCGACCCATCAGCGGAGTTGCGAGAGAGGAATGAGTTTGAAAGATTAAGTACTATCATCCTTTTCCTCACTTTTCTTGATGTTAATAAAGATTTTACTTTTGTGCAGTCTACATGGATTTACTTAATCCATACCTTGAGCGATAAGTTCAAGATAATTGACAATCAATTTCACATCATCAGGTGAGATAAAACTTGACTTAATTAATGAATTGCCGTATTCAACTTTCATTGTGAGGTTACAGTGTTCCTCGTCAAAGAAGAAATGAGCGAATGCGCTACGCTTACCCACGGCAGCGACACTGAGACGGTAATGCTCAACGTCTTTAACCACCAAGCTTTCTTTCTCTTTGATGAGACGCTGAATAACAGCCGACAGGATCTCTGGATCCTGAATCACCACTCCAACCCCATAGTTTTGTAGGTTGTTTTCTACTAGGCCATCACCAATGGCGGATAGGCTCACCATTTCTTCGGGGTTGTCATGCTTTGCACATAGTTCATGGGCAAACAGCAGCACTTTTTCAATACCTTCCCATTGTTTGCCTTGGATGTGGAACTGAACAACATCATCAAACTTTTTACCAGCGGGTTCCCTGATAATGATCACAGGGTCTTCCATTTGAGTGGTCACATAGAGTTTCATGGCGTAAGCGAGAGGATTGTTTCTTGACAAAATTTTGTGCTCGCCGTAAACGGGATCCCCGTTTTCTTTCTTGTTGGGGAACTCTAGGGTTTCACTGTAGGTGGTGAACTCATCATTAAGTTCACTTGCGAGTTCTTGAACAATACCAATTAACTCACCTACGTTGTTGATATTCTCTTCTCTCGTCATTTTCCTCTTCCTTCCTTATTGTCGTGGTTAAGCAATATGATGCCTGTGAAGCATTGAGGCATCAAAGCATCTCTACATGATTTACGATAGCTTAGTTAGTAAACACACTGTCAAACCGACTCACCCCCTTGTGACACCCCCGGAATTTTTGACACTCTCACCAAACTTGCTTGTTAAACACACGGTAGCCCTTTGGTGATTGTGCATCCAGAGGTGAGGTGGTACACTAAATCCCTGACAGCACCTCCCGCGCTTCTCCCCATCATTGGGTGTCAGCGCCTCCGGGAGGCCCTAATCTTTTACCCCCTAACACACCAAAACAACCATATGCTGGCGTGTACTGTTTTGTGTAGACATCACCTTCCCATCGCGCGCCAGCGCCACTCTTTTCCGCTTTTTTACATAAGGTATGCAAATTTCCTGGCACCACTGTTTTGCGGATACCGCACCCCCTCATAGGTGATGAACTCCCCGTCGGAAAACAGTTCGTCTTCCCTCCTACGGTTTTCCTTAAAGCCATCAAAGTCAAGGTAGGCAGTGAGATAGCGGGCGTTGTCAGTCAGGGTTGACCAGTCGGGGTTGTCTTTATGCTGGCAATCCACGTGCCGCATGGCGGCGTTAACCTTTTCGACGAACTCACCCCATGTTACGCACTGCGCCTGCAGTAGGTCACCCAGTATGGGTGCCGTCGTGGGGTGTGTGAATAGTGATCGTATACGCTTGTCGGTTTGGATGAGCTGCGCAAGCATCTCCATGATCCTGATGGGGGTTCCTTCCTGCACGTCCCGAATGATTGCCTCCCGCAGGCTCGCCCCACGCATGAATACGATCACACCTTCGGTGAAGTCGATGAGTACGGATCCGCCCATGCTGTTTTCTGTAAGCTGCGCTACAGTATCGCTGAGGCACGCCCCCTCCTGGGGTTTCTGTGAGTCACCCCCATGAGGCCCGCCCTCTGGCGCGGGCGCGGCTTCCTCGGCATAGATGATGCCTTCATCGTCGGCGGCGAGCACTATGTCTCCCGCGCTCATACAATACCCGTACTCGGCAGTCCCGATGCCACCCACAGCAGAGAAGGGGTTGAGGGATGCGGTGATGCGCATCATGATGGCATGGGGATTGTCGGCGGTGCTGAATACATCCAGCAGGTTATCGGCGAGTCCCACCGCATTCTGCACCTCCACGATGTGGTGGTTGCCGTGTGGGGTTTTCCATGCGATGGCACCATGCGTGTTGCGTGTGTTCTTCATGGGGTTCTCCTTGTCTTTCGTGGTGTTTTCGCGTGGGTGCGGCGCGCGGATCCCATGCTATGGTCCAAGGTAGGCTGTCTCACCAGGCATGAAGAGAACCGCCCCTCTTTTCATGCTCGCAGGGCGACGAAAACGCCTCGGCTATCTCACTAGGGGTGATGTATTCAGCGTTCCCGCTGTCCACCAGAGATCCACAGCGTACCGGGTAGTAACAATCGCCAATAGCGACGGCGGCGAGGTTGCCTTCATCATCAGCGATGACTCCTGTGTACAGGTTGCCCGCTTCTACTGGGGTGTTGAGCATCACTTCTTTTTCTTGCCTGAGTGTCCACAGTAGTTCGTCCACGTAGTCAGCAATCTTTTGTGCTTGGAGCGCCCATTCAGGGGCGCAGGCTTGCGCGGCTTTGACTATTGCGATGAATTTCAGCATGTCTTTGACAAGAAACTTATCACTGTTTTCGTTTTTATAGGTTTTGGTGATTTTTTCACATCCTGGGTGCCTGCCTGGTGGTTGATGTGGGTTTGTGTTTTTGTTGGTGCCTGCGGCCACGGCGACGCTTTCTAGGGCTGACCAGCTGATTCTTTTTGCGAACTTGTCCGCAGCATCACGCAGCATCAGTGCGTGCGCAGCGCCCCGATAATCAATGTAGAACATGCACTCGCTGTTGATGATGACCAGCGCGCCGCGACAACCAGTCAAGGAGTGACCGATCGCGGAAAGAAGCAGCTCGTGTTCATTTTCTGTTTGGACTCCGCTAAGTACAGGATTTTCACAGCAGTATCCGCGTAGTTCCTCCACTAGTACATCAAACGGGGTTTCTTCCGGTTCCGCGCCCATTGCCTCTTGCGCGGCGGCGGTAAACGCGGCAAGCATGTTCGGCACACCATCATCTATGGGAATGTTGCGGGCTGCTTGATGGAAGTCCACCCCCGCGCAGTCCTTACTGGGGAGAATAATCAAACCAGTATCACGAACAGTAGGGGACAAGGAATGGGCAGAGAATCTTTCCGAGTAACATTTCCTTGTCGCCAATCTCATGGCAGGGTCGGCACCACGAACCAGCATCCGACCGTCGGCGTAGCGGTAACCGACTTCACCATCTAGTTCATACATGGGGAACCGGTCCGCAATATCACCTAGCATATCTGCCCTGCCACCCCACCCTGCGCGCGATGGGGGAATGGGGAACTTGCCTCCGCTCGTTAGTGATATGGACATGCCTTTTTCCGAATTGATGCGGATCCATAGTGTTTTCTCGCCCACGTTTTTCAGGGCGACATGTTTGTAGCTTTGGTGTATGCCGTGGGTGAAAAACCGTGGTGAATCCTCCTCGCTTTTTTCGCCTACCCACATGCGGTCAACATGGGTGTATGCACGCAGGTTGATAAGGGCTTGTTCTACTGCCTTGTCTGCGTCTTCTCGGGAAAGTCCACGGGTGAAATCATTGAGGATTCCTCTTAGTCCTTTGTCGCGTTCATGGGTGACTGTTGTGATGTGAACTACTCCTCGTTGTGCAGCCTTCCCCTGCTGTCCATTTACCCACGGTGATGTGCTTCCCCATAGTTCGTAGACCAGTGCGCCCACAACAAGTTCTTTCGCACGTTTGGGCACTGACTTTACGCGGCGTTGTACTTTCGGTAGTTCTTTTTCTGTCGTATGCACTTATTGTTTCCCCTTCTGGTTTTCTTCTTGGTTTTTGTGTTTACTTATAAGAGTTGTGTATTTTGTCTCACACGTCTCTAGGGTACCCGCAAAAACGCCGGCGTCTCAATCCCTTGTGAATGCGGCGACACGGAATCGGGCGGGGCGGGTGCGCTTGTTTCGCTTAGTCCGCGGACCCCAGCGCGCGGCGGGCATACGCGGCGATGTCGCAGTAGGGCAAGTGGGTTTCCCGTTTTTGTGGTTTATGTACGGGTGTGCGGCGCGGGAACCGGACCTGCCCATATATTGAGGGCGCGTAGGTTGGTGGTGAAAAGAGCACGGTTGAGCATGTAGATGTAGCTGGTTTTAGCCTTAATCGAGGGTATCTAGGGACAAAGTTTCTTTGTTGCTACGCCACCACCCTTGTTTTGTGGCTTTCCTTTCCGATGTCGCCCCCGCTGCATGTTTTGACCACCCCCGCAGAATTTCAAACGGGCAGTCCAAAGAGGGTTTCTCAATGTTCTGCCCGCTTACTAGTGGGCGGGGTGAGGGGTGTCAATTCAGTGTGGACCCCAAGAAACTTAGTACCTCACCCCTGTGAGTCCTACAGTACAATACCCTTCTCTAGGGTGACACGCTGCATCACTCTTTTCACCCACCCGATGGGGCGTGTGGGAATGTGAGCCGTCCCCAGGTAACCATTGAAGACATACCGCCAGTCTTCCCAGGTGTCGCCCTGCTCAGGGTAGCCCGGTCGAACAGCACCTTCACCTGAATAGCGGGACGCTACCCAGTCCACGGCTTTGTCCTGCTCGGTGATGAGCTTGTCGAGTTCGTCGCGTAGCCACGGCGGCGTTTCCCGGCGCGCGGTTACCCATGCGCGCATGGTGTCGTAACCGACACTGAGTGCTTCCGCTAGCTCTTTCACTTCCATGCCGAGGTGATGGGCGGTTGCTACCAGTGTGGGGGCGCTGACAACCTTTAACGATTCAACCTCGCACATGGTGACGTGGTTGGGATGTAAGCCCCACACCTTTGCTGCGAGTTCCCGCAGGAGTTCCGTGGTTGCTTCACGAATTTCAGTGGGGATACCCCTCGGATCTTCTATGAAGTATTCCTCATCGTACTGTCCAGATGCGTACATCCAGTCATACCACTCTTCATCAAGGGTAAGTTCCCTTCCTTCGCCTTCCCAGACGAGATCATCGCGGATTTCTTCTGGTGTATCCCCTATGGAAAGCAGCAGTTCTCCTCGCTGCTTAGGGTCCATAGCGGCGGTGTTGTAGGCATAGAGTGTGATGGTCATTTTGGGGTTTCCTTTCGGTTTTCGGCAGGTGTTTTCCTGCGTCTGTTAGTGCGTGTGTGTATTGAGGTGGAAGGGCGCGCAAAGCAGGTTGAGGGTATACCCGCCCATGATCTCTGCTCCCTTTTCTTGTGGCAGGCTATGCGGGGATGCGTCCCGCGTTTCGGCGCAACTTATCCTCGCGGAGGAGTTGCGAAATCTTTTCAGAGGCTTGCCTTTTAGTAAAGCCTTCTGGAACAGTATCCGTAGACTCTGCGTCTTTGCCGAGTCTGCTGAGTAGATCAGCGATGAGCAGGATTTGCTTTGGGGTGGCTGGTTCCTCGGTACCCTTGATGGAAGGGACTTCTCTGATAACTGGTGCATCTTTTAGTGCATCAATGATCTTTGAGGCATGGAGGGAGGAGACCTCCCCCTCTAATGCCGATTCAAGGTCAAGTCGAGGGTAGATAGTCATATTGACCATCATTCCCTCCCCGTCTTGATACGCGCTCGTCTGAGCGACCAAGCTCTTAATGAAAGAGATTTGCTTAGGTGTTGCTGGTTTCATTGTGAGGCTCCTCCTCAACTCGTGAGCCGGAACTTTTTCCGCGCTCTTCCTACAACTAATTATATGCACTTTTGCTAGATAAGACAAAACCCGCCAACCCCATTCTAGGGCGGGGGGTTGGAGGTTCGGAGCTACCTGTGGTCGTTGTGAACCACAGCAGCTCCCAAACCGGGGAGCAACTTACCATCAAAAATCCTCAAGATTGATGCCTTAAGGTCTTTCCTATTTTTCATTACAGAGAGAATTGGTTTCCCATCAACGTAAGTTGTGAGGTAAGCGTATTCCCCCTCGAACATCGCTGGGGTGACATCTGTGACAAAAAATCCCTTTGAAAGGCAAATCCCGTCATCGCGACTGCTTACCTTCACTCCAGGGAGGATAAGCGAGTTTACCAGCCTTTTTATATTAGAAATAGTTGCTGGCTTGGTGATGGTGGCGGCGTTGTTGGTGGTGCTCATTTTCTTCCTCCTCGGAAGCTCTAGGGGCTTACCTTGCCCCTTGTGGTTGCTGACATGATTTATATTAAGTTAGCTTTTCCATCCTGTCAATAAACGGGGGCATCGGGGGTAATATATAGGGCCTGAGCAGCATAAACTGCCTCATGCCCCCTAAAGAAGAACACTTGCCGCCAAGCGGTCGCAGTGTATGGCGCACATAGCCCCGTCAACCGTTGCGACAAGCACACCCACAGAGAGCACCTACGCCTCACGACGCACACTACAGCTGGGGTAATCCCCACCCGCGTACCTCTCCTATTGTGTGTCTGCAAGAAAACCACACAGAGAGACCACCGAACTCCTTACCCTAACGTAGATTTTCACTACAGGTTGCCACGCAAACAGGCACATGCCAGTGAGCGCCTTACTCGACAATGTGCAACACCCGGCGCGCCGGGTTTGGAAAACTTTTGTGCCATTTGGGAAAATGGGAGTTATGGACTTCATGCATTACACACCCCGACAGGTCGCCAACAACATCATTGAGGCTTCATTCCGAGATAAGGTTTTCATCACACCTATGAAGCTTCAACGCATCCTCTACCTTGTGTGTAGTGATTATGCGAAACGCATGGAGGGGACAAGGCTTTTTGTGGAGCCGTGGCAAACCTGGGCATATGGTCCTGTTATACACTCACTGCACGACATGCTGTCTAACCTGGGTGACGCGCCCATAAGGCAGTATGTGCGCATGAGTCATGAGCGACCCACCGTGCCGTTGCATCTCCTGAAACCCCATGAGATACAACTGAAAGGCAATGCGCCTTGCGTGGACTTTACACAAGATCAGCATCTACGCGCAGCGGTTGATTGTATATGGGCGGCGACAAAAGACTACCCGGCGCGGGGGCTGTGTGAGATTGTACGGCTGCCGGGTGGGGCGTGGGATAAGGCGTTTCAATCAGATTCACCTTTGGTTGCGCATGAAGACATATGGTCTGACACCACCTACGCCGCGCCGCTGGGTTTACGTTGATGGACTCGCCCCGGCAGGGTGGTGACCGTGTTATAGTGGTTGCGTCAACACCGTCCCCCGCTCCCAGTAGTTCTTGTTCACTGGTGAAGGGGCGGTTTTCTTTACACAAGGCGCGCCTGCCACGACACGATTGGGGGCAAGCAGGTAGTTGACGGTCGTCATCTGCAGCGCGGGGACAGGGCAAGAGCAGCAAACATCACGAGCATCAACAGAGTTGGAACAGCGTATTTAGAGCGAGGCAACCCCACCATCCTTGGCGCGCCCCATCCGCCCACGCCGTTTAGATTTCGATGGTGAGGTTCTTCACCTTCCGCTCCGCGTTGAGTAATGCAATACGCATCGACGGGAAAACAGTAGGTGAGCGGCGCTCTGGAATCTTGACAGGGATCCAAATTTCCTCATGGGTTTCAGGATGCACACCAATTCGGACCTTCTTGACTTCCCACCCCCTGCCATCACGTGGGGTCATTCTTGTTGCCATTACGCACGCCACGGTCTTATCGTATGATTCGACGAGGAGGCAGTCTGAGTTTTCCATTTCTTTAATGATCATATTTTCCTTTGGTAATGAAGTGTCATAACACCGAAAGACGTGACAGGGACTCTTGTCTTTCAATTTACCCAGCACGAGGCGCGCTACACAAAACACAAAGGAAGTGTTGCCTACACAAACACCCTAAAACGCGGAAGAAAATACACCACAACCCTTCATCCATCACCGCTCCACACAAACCCCACCCTACGCCCCCCGCAAGAGGATTACTGATGATGCCGTAGACACGCCGCTCTATGCCAACAACCTGACTTACCTTGCACTCCTTGACACCCCGCTCACGTTTACGCGCTCTGTTCACCTGCAGCGCTGCCTTGCCCATTGGGAGGCATCAAGTCTCGGAAACCGCGTGCCGTGGACGCAGCAACCTCCGCAAACCCCCGGTGCGGCGGCACCAGTCTACCCATGCGCTGAGTCTGGTGATCGTAGTTCATGCAACCCCTCAAACCCTGCAACGCTTGGGTTAGTCTCGCGTATATCTCGCACAGGGCATCGACGATGGGGGACAAGAATTTTTTGGATTGGCGCATAGTGGCGTTCCTGAACCCTGATGGTTTGTCTGTGTGAAGCTTCTTTGTGGTATTCATGGCGTATTTCCTTCCTTGTGCGTCTAGTGGGCGTGCCGGGAATGAACGCAGAGTGCGCGGCGACGGGAGTCCGGGTTGGTGTATTTTGCTTTGCTGTGGCGACAACGCGGCGCGAGGCGGCACCAGCGCTCCATACAATACATTTGTAGGGTAAAAAGGGCTGTCTTAGTGTATTCTATCGGACTTCCCGCATGGAATGACCTTTGGTGGTGGTGGCTTGGCGGACGTAAAACGGGCACGCCGCCTAGATAGACAGCGAAAAGCACGCTCAGTCGCCAGCCTCTTACTGGAAAACTGAACACCAATCCCCCTTTTTGCGTAGAGCGACAGAATAAGAGCCTTCCGCGCCACACCACACTCACACAAACATGAGGCACTGTTCCCGGCGCGCCAGCGCGGTTGACACACCCAGCAGCACAACAATAGGGTTAACATATAGAAAACACCACCTTCCATCAAGGGAAACAATTAGCCAAACAACAAGGAGACTCACGTTGACCACATTCAACGAAACCGCTGCGCAGATTCTCAGTAAAGCAGCAGCCCATCCAGAACACGTCGTTATCACCGATGAGGGCACCGTTGACCTCAACTTTTTCGACACGAGGCAAAATCAATTCCTCCTCAAAACAGCCCCACACGAGAGCAGGGACAAGATCTACTGCCAGATTTACGTCATCGGCGCGCCGGGTGAGACGGAACCCGTGCATATTGTGTCAACGAACTGCAAAAATTGGGAGGAGCTGCAAACTTTCTCTTGGACGTTGGTGAAAAACGCGGACTCTCTCACTCACATGCTTATGGGCGACTAGTCGTGTGCGGTGCACGCAAACTAGACCCTCCGCGTGGTGACACCACCCCTGTTTTACACCCGTTTTCACGCCCTAGAGGTCTAGGGTGGTAGCGTTGATGATGTTCGTCAACATGCAAACAGGAAGGAAGACGATGAGTGCCACCACTAGCGCAAAGCAAAAAGAAATCAATGCAATAGCACTGGACAGTGAAGAAGCAACCAAGATCATCAACAATTTTGTCGCTTTTCCTGAAACCCTAGATGAAAACGGAAAATGGTTCAGCCTCGTTGATGGCGAGGGCAACAATCATCTCATCAGGGTTAAACCAGACATTGAACCTAAGATGAAAGTAGAGGTGTTCCCAATGTTCACAAACACCTCTAAGCCGCTAGGGGAACGCCGGGCGTGGTCTTTCGTCAAGCTGAATGCCCCAGGAGTTTTTAACCTTCTGGAAGATTTAAAAGGTAAGCTGTCAACCGTTGAAACGCTGACAATGTTCAAATAGCGGTTTACCCGTGCATGGCGGCGCGACAATCAGGAGTAGGGGAACACACGCCCCCTCTGTCTGGTTGCCGCGTCTTTTCGATTATCAGCACACCGACAGCACCGCAGGCGCGCCGAACCCCACATATTCCCTCCACGCCATCCATACGGAAACTGGGCACCGTCACAGGAATCACAAGTGCCGCACCCGCCCCATTCGTCACCTCATGGCGACACAGGGGCAGTCACCCGCGCAAGCATTGCTAGTCTTTCTCGTCTCGCCCGGCGCGCCGGGTACCGTACAATCCAATTGGATACCCCCGTAAGTAAGGCTTAATGAAAATGCTCATCAACTATAGTGTAGTGTCCCTTGTTCCCTGCCTGGTGCGTGATGAACGCATCAACGTAGGGGTTGTTGTATGGGCAGCAAACCCCAGCGCAGCGCCTGTTGACGTTGAGGTAAAAAGCGCCTTCTCTTACCCTGTTGTTGTTCGCATGGTGGATAGTCTTGATGAAACAGTTCTGGGGCGCGCACTACCCGAATCAATGCGGAGTAGCTACACTAGGGTAGTAAGTGACCTCAAAAAGCGCCTAGAGGGCGAATCTGGGGACAACATAGGCATTATGAGCGCCCACATGAATAACCTCCTGCAACTCACCCCGCCACAGCGAATGGCAAGCACAAGCGGCAACCTGGCGGCGGAGGCTGACGAGAGTTGTTTAGCACAACCGTGTGGAGCGTCACACTCCACACGGTTGTTGACGCGGATCGTCAACCATGAAGAGACGCAGATAGAACTCCAATGAGGGGTTTATTTTTTCGGTAGTGGATTTGCAAGATATTCTACAAGTTCACGCGCCATGTCCCTTACTTCCTCACGGGTTGGAGTTTCTTTCACTGTGAGGGGCACACCCATCACAGTACTAGTAATTTTTGGGGATTTAATATCATATATAACCAATTCCCCATCAAGGTTTTTTGCGGATAGGTCAACTATTGCGACACCGCGCGGCGGTTTATCGTATTTACACACATTCCGCACATCAATGTTGTCTTCAAGGGGTTGGTAAAGACTGCTCCTTACTTCTGAACAAAGATAATTGATGTTAGTGATACGTTGAATCGAATCTGGAGACGCATGACTCATTATGCAGTGAGCATCGTACGCCATGTGACCATTCATACTTTTGATTGATACGTCATAAGAATTTTCATGGAATATTGTCTGCATCATTCTCATTGTGCACTACCGTGAAGTCAATATCGTTTGTCCTGCTCGCATAGTTTCGTTTGTTTTGCAGAACTTTGAGTAGTTTCGGCATGTCAATCAGTGTCTCAGCCGTGAGGTCTTTCCATTCATAATCAAACTGTGCCCATGATGGAAGAAATTCTCCTTTTTTATTTTTGAGACTAGCATCAGTGAGACTTAAAACAGCCAAAATGCCTCGTGAAAGCAACTCATCTAGGCTCTCCGTTGCCAAGCTATTTATCGCTTGATAAATGTCGCAAACTCGACTGCTACTGATTTCGTACTCAACACCTCTTGTCTTAACAACTACTCTCCCTGGTTCCTCTTCCCGTATTGTGACGACATCTGATTGTCCATCATCACCTTTTTCCAGGAAACTATACACCGATGTGTAGTTTGAATATCCAGGACCGTAAAAGGCTTTAATCTCACACTCTTCCTTCCTCCTGAGCTCCTTCTCAACAATATGGAAGCCTTCATGAGTAAGGGAGTTTAGTGCCTCTTTTACAACTAAATCTGCAACTCCCACTGATTTTTTACAATCAACATTCCACCTGTCATGATGATGAATATTTTTTAAAATAATTTCACTAAGTATAGAAAATCGATAATCTCCATCTTCTTCTTCATACTCTAATGACGTAAGGAGTTGAACTATTGTTTTCAAGAATTGCACTAACTCTAAATCGTTTGCATCAAAAAATCCTTCTACTAATTCTTGTTCATCCACTGTTTCTTGGATGCTGTTCACGTGAAAGTGAATCTTTTCGCTCTTATCAAAGCTGTTTTGCCTTTTCAGCAAAAGTTCAATCGATATTGCGTTAAAAACCTCAAAATTATCATCAGTAATATCAATAAATACGCTCTTCTTGCCATCACCCAAATCCTGCAATGACACCATCAAGATGTAGTCGCCGTGCTTGCCCTCTACCTCCTTTTTTGCAGTGTGAAAAATATCTTGAATTGATGTGATTTTTTCTGGACCCATGTACATGTAGATACTCCTTTTTAATATATGGTGCTACGCCTATGCAGGCTACTTGCGGGAAGCAAGCGGTATAACTGTGCTACTACAGCATAAAGGGGTGGGGAAAAGAACGCAAGATATGCAAATCTCAGCATTTCACCACAGTGTGCATGGGGACAGCGACGCTTTCAGGGCGCACCCACACAGACTTATGCCCAGACATGCGTGGACGTAGCCCCGCTTTACTTTGTCACTCTCGGTTCGGCGTGTTCACACCATTCCAACATGTCCCGCTTTTACTACAGCGCATACTCCTTGAGCTGATTTAGTGGGGGTGGTGCTTTTACGTCTTGACCATTTATTTTCATCAAAGGTCTGTATATAGATACCCCCGTGTTTGACAATAGTCAAAGCACCACTTAATATAAATCTTGTCAGCAACCAATGGGGATAAAGAAAACCCCACAGATGTTCCACAAGGAGGAACCCCAAATGCAAAAAGTCAGTGCAGAACAATTGTCCAATAACAGTGAAGCTTCTGTCCGACTTGAAGTCGGACAACCCACGTGGGTTGCAGGAAAAGTTGTCTGTTTAAGTGACAGTGGGCTTATTGCCCGCCACTATCACCCGGCTCCCCATAAATTTGAAGGCATTTTAGTTGATGGACACTCGGGGAACGGGATCAACATTGATCCCGAACAGATCGACAGTCTCCCTTGGGAAAAACTTCCGTGGGGCGGTGTGTCAAACGCCACCTCCACAAATATGAAGGATTTCTGGTTCTTAGGAGACCCCTCCAAGTAAGCAAAGTCTTTCACCCCCGCTCCTAAAAAGAGCGGGGGTCTTTTTATGCCCGTGTCGCACAAGCTGCATGGAATTGGTTGCCGTTCTCGCCGGTGTTTGCGTACAATACGCACAAAACAATCATCAAGCAGAGAACATAGCGGCATGGTGGGCATGTTACTTAATGGCGCACCGTTTCAGGTCCGCGCCTACAACCAAACCTGCAAGGAAGGACAATCAAGCTATGGGCGACGACAACATCACTATTAGTACAGCGGAACTGTTGCGCATCGCAGCGGGCGACAGAGAGGCTCTTAATCATGTGACAACCCGTGAGCTGGGTCTAAGGAACATCTTTCGTAGAAGTTCCGTCGTTGCCGATACGTCCGGCCGAGTGTTTCTGCTTGATGGGATTGACACCTCTAGGCAGGTTCTGTTGGGATTCCCGATTGATGAGCGGAAAGCACTGTTGAAATACGGTCATCGTGATCTCACTTGGTTTCACTGTATTGAGGATTCAACCGTGACCGACAACCCACCAGAAGACATACCAGCGGCAGATGTTACGGCGGCGTGGAACTTTATTTCAGACATGCCGACCCACAACGTGGGGGATACCCACATATCCGAGTCTGCCGAAGTGATGTCAGTTGACGGGTGGATGCGCCACGCCCGTAGGGGCGACGTTGTGAAAATCATCTTGGATCTTGAACGTTACGATAATGGGGACAAGAACTCACCTTGGGTGATCGTTTACGTCACATCTGAGAAAAGAGGATGGGGCATGCTCACTCTTGGTGTTGTCCTTGATGCCCACGGTGACACTACCCACAAGGTGGGTGATATGCTCAGTATTGAGGAGGTACTTGCCGACGAGGAGGGCTGGAACATCTGCATTTGCGACCTCACCAATGCGGAACATGAGGAAATGGTACGGCGCGCCGACGAGTACGCCAGACTTGTTGCCGCGTGTTTCGGTTACATTGAATACGTTGAACTTGCGCCCTCCCCAACTGAACTTGCCGACGTTAAGGCAGTCCCGCAAGATATGCTGCAACAAGTCCTAGACAACATCGACGGCATGAATGAGATCACATTCAGCAACGGGGCTGTAGAATGCATCGCCATCCCTTACACAAAACTGCACGTCTACAGTGAGCAGGTACACAAATGGGCGCACATCATGCAAGTACCCAACGGGTACAGAAAGATAGATCCGTTTGACGTAATCTGCGATTAGACCCATCATAGCCTGCCTGGTTGGAATGGATAGGAAGAACTCGCATCTCCATAAGGGGATAGATAAACAGAGGTGGAGGATGCTCATGAGCTTTGGAGGCTCCCTGCATGTCACAAAAAGGACGGCGCAGAACATACGCCTAAACCGATGAAAGTTTGAAGGGAGCAAAAATAAAAAGGCAACCGTGCCATGTGTTTAGCGCGGTTACCTTTAGAGCTAGGATCTAAAAGCGTGGCTCCATGATGATGACCCTCCCATCTTTTTGGACAACCATAGCCTGACCATCCTGGAAGTGGGGATGAGTCACAATATCACCTCTATAGATGCGCGCCCCTCCTTCCTCAAAAACAAGTTCCGAAGTCACTAAACGGCGGTCACCGTCCTTAACAAGGATCTCTCCTTCTCGCATATATTCAGGTGCATTAAGATCTCGTTCACCCTCCGCATAGGAAAAGTAGCTAATGTGATTGTACTTGACCACGTTTTCGGCAAACTTTTTCGCAACTTCCATTTTCTTGCCGTAGTCCATCCCCTCTGTGAACTTTTTCCAGCACGCATCACCATCCGTCAACCACTGAACAGTGGTCACCAGGTACGTTCCTTTACCCTTCTCTACGGCAATGATTCCTCTCATCCCCATGATAGGTTCTCCTCTTCTGATTGAGGGGTTGTTTCCCCTGTTGGTTGCTGACATGATTTATATTAACTCACTTTTGCAGCCCCGTCAATAATCGGGGGTGAACGCGGGGGTATATACGGGAAGGGAATATAGGACGTATCAACGCCACGCACTACGCAGCGATAGAACGCAAGAGATACGCTCAATACTCACTCTGCTTTTACTTGCGCTCTATGCCGCCGCGCCTTCTGTATCGCCCTCGCGGTCGCCTGCTGCGGTAGCGAGGAATGCAGGGAGTCGAACGTGTGCGCCCACAGATACAGGGATGTCGGCCCTGGCGTATAGTCTTAAAACCAGGAAACAATCACCTATGGTGACTAGTCAGCAAAATTGAGCCACCAGCGACCAGGTGCACCACATGGGCACTAGGGTAAAAACTCGAACCATGAAACCAGGAAGGAAACATGAGGATATGAAAGACAGCAGCGGCCGCCGTGCCGGGCGTGACAACCGCCAAAAAGAGGCCGGTGCCACCCAAGGGGCACGCAAGAAGGATTCTCGCCGCCACGGGCGCAAGGATAAGGGCAACGCAGGGACACGGCGCGGACAAGTCGAGCTTAAAGCTGGCGATCTGACTAAAATACGTAGTGGTCTCATTAATTTTGAGCAGGCGTATGTGATTGACACTAGTCAGCATAAGGCAGGTTCGCCTGACTCGCGGTGCCGCGTCGATAACCTTACCCGCGCCGCCCTGTGGTGGGTTAGTCCTGACATGACGCAACTAGCCGCCACCGCTGCGCGCACACTGCCTCAATGGACCCCGAAACGCGCAGTACCGCACAGCAGCGGCGTTGTCGTGTGGTGCGGTGACACGATTACGGTCACTCACCCCATTACGGAGGCCCGCGTGCCAGTACGTGCCGCATATTGGTTTGTGCACAGGAATAGGCTGCACGTCACCGCATATGCCGACACTGCAGCACTTCCAAAGGGAACACAGCCTGAATCCGCCAAAGGGCTATGCGAGGCAGGAGTTTTCACCATCCCGCTCACAAAGTGGATTCCCGCCAACAACACCACCGCCCGCGACACGTACCACGTTCTGCAGTTGTTGGGTGCAACGTGGTTGCTGGCGGGGCAAGACAGCCTTACCGAGAAGAAGCCCATTAGGGGACAAGGAAAGCACAGTAAGTACATACATATGGGAGTGACTGACGGTACGGGCGAGCAGGTTCCCACTCAGGATGTCAACCTGATTTCCATTATTCAGCTCAAAACGCATGGACAATCCAATGGGCAGCCCGCCGACGCTGACTCCACGAGCGCCGCCGACCAGTCACCTGACACCACTGATGGAGTAGGTGACGACGAACAGAAAGCAGGGCACGACAAGGTATTCCATGTGCGTTGGGTTGTGCGCGGTCACTGGCGGCAACAAGCGGTTGGACCTAACCACAGCGAACACAAACCTGTGTTTATCGCACCGCATGTACGCGGACCACAGGGCGCGCCGCTGAAAACCACCATCTACCAATGGGGTGACGAATCCTAGCGCGCAACCACGGCAACGCGAGCTACGCGCACACGCGGTTGTATCGCGCTCTGCGTAGCTGTCAGCGCTGGACGCGCAACACGCACGTAAGCGAGAGGTGGTAACCAATTCAACTAGAGTCATGTCGTCGCCCTCATCTTCTCCCATATGAGGGTAGAATTACCCCCTCTTTATCAAATATGCTAAAAATCACAAAAAGCACCATAGCCTGTGCCCATCACAACAATCCCAGGTGCAATTTCCCCATAATCCCAGCTCATTTTGAAACCTTAATGTTTTACATGGCGAATATTTACACACAGTGAACATACTGAGCAGTCCCGCTTGACGGCGGACACTCCCAATCCAGACGGTGCGCCAATAAACCTCCCCAACACAGGGTAGGTTAGTAGAAGCACGTCACGACAAACCAAACGTAATACATAAGGAAGGGATATCCACCATGCCAGAAAACATAAAGAACCTACTGGAAGCATTCGCCGCAGGCTCACCAATGCAGGACAATCATCTAGCGCTACTGCGTGCCTACGGACTTGTGGCTGACGATATGTACCAGTCCCCTGTGCTAACAAAGGCTGCCATGTCCAGTCTGGGGAACTAAAAGACACTGCTCAAAGCATATTTTTCTAGAGTCCTTGATAACCACCCCACCCCCGCAAGGGTGGGGTTTTGCTATACAACTTGATATAAATCCTATCTACCTATACTATGGGTAACCAGCAACGTAAGTTAATCGAAATTGATTCTGATTAACTCTCATCAGGAAGGAAGAAAAATGTCTACTCAAATCACAATTGACGTGAACGAGCTTTTTAGCCTGTTAAACGGTCAACAACAGTCAAAACAAGAAACTTTATCCTCCATTTTGAGTAAAATAGAAGAGGATGAAAACACTTCCCTTGTCGGAAAATATGTTCTTATAGATGGAATTGTTGACGGTATCATACTAAAGGTTAACCCCGCTAACAACAAAATTGAAATTCAACGAATCAATGAAGATGGGGAACTGTGCTGGGAGGTTCATCCAGTCCGCGACATCACATCCGTCAAGGAAGTCACAGATGTTGATAAAAAGCTCTTTTTGAGCACAACACCCGTGAAGGATATTCTGAACAGGGAGTTTTTAAAATTCAAACTTCCTAAAGAGGGGCAGGAAGTGGAGATGCGTATCCACTTCCGCGAGAATGAGGATGTCGAATCTGACACTAATTGGGTTGACGTTAAATTGTACAAACTGCATGGTGCATTTTGCGTTTCTCTAGAGCATAGTGGTCACGAAATTATCGGTGAAGTGTTTGAGTCCGGGCAAAAGGCCATCTCTGATATTTACAAAGAGATGGAAGAAATTATTGACGAATGGGAGCTGGGAGATTGCATCGCCAATAGTGTAGATGATGCAGTTTATGGCTGGATGCACCACTAATCAACCCGACTTAGCCTTCCTCCCGCGTCATTCTACTGGCATCCTAAAACCCCGCTGGTCATCATTTGGCTGGGCGGGGTTTTGGTTTGTGCGCGGTACCATTAGGTGTAGAGAAACATAGGCTGCCCTTGTTTTGGGAAGATGATTTTGAGTGAGCGTTCGTGGTGTGGCGTATGGTGGTGCCCGCTCAAAGCGGCGAAAAATGATATTCGGCAACGTCAACCTGAACTATGAGGAACCCCAAGCCGCTTCCCCAGGCAATGAGAAAGCGGCATCCGCTGCCACCGCATCAAGCATCATGGGGGAGTTAAGCAGCGCCGCCCCTGTCGCCATGTCGCGCACCGCGTCATCACAGGGTGCTGGCACCCCCGCTGCTGCGGTTGCCGACGCTGAACCTGCGAAAGCCCCGAAGAAGCGGAAACGCGCCCCAGAACCCGCCACCGATAAGCAACTAGCTTTCCTACGGAAACTCATTTTGACACGCAAGTGGAAACCCAAAGGCGAATCCAGCATGACCGTGGAGGACAAGAATTTCCGCGTCAACCCCAATGACCCAAAACCCAGCAAAGCAACAGCGCGCCGGGTCATCGACGCTCTAATGCAGGCTGAGGAGCTGGAACTTCCCCGCGAGGCGTTCCTTGACTCGACGCGCTACGGCAAGCGCTACATCAATGGCGCGCTGGAGGATGACTGCAACAACTACGTCAGGAACACATCACTGCAGGGTAAAACCGTGTCAGTATATTCACCTGAAAAAGGTGAGCACGTTGATGTGGTTCTCGTTGGTCTCGTCAAGGACAAGAAGCTAATAGAACACTGGGTGTGGGAATACCCTCACGAGCAGGAAGAACGACTAGCCGCCATGCGGGCATCTGAGAAGGAAGAGGACGCATCACACGACACTGAAACCGGTGCCACCAATGACGGCACCGGCACCAACGAGGAAGGTGACAGTGGCGACGGCGAAAACAAGAAAGAGGCGAAAGAAGCCCCGAAAGCCACGGCAAAGCAGGTAGCGTTCATTGAACGATTGATGGACAAACAGGCACACCTAGAGGGCGGCTTCATGTCGTACCCCAAAACTCCTGAGGAGATCCGCAACCTGTCACGCAAACAAGCCTCCCTGGTTATCGACTCACTACTAGGGAACTACTAGGGGTGCGCAGGAGGGTCCATGAAGTGCGGAATATTCGGTCAGCGGCACCCTGCATGTAAAGCGACAAGGGGACTAGGAAAAAGCTGTTGAATCAACCGATGTAGCGCCAAAAGGCGTAGTCTCAGGTGGGGGTAGGTGTGCGGAGCGCCGCGTTTTTCTCGCAACAAAGCAAGAAACAGCCCAGAAAAACACAGGAAGTCCAATGGGGGTAGCGAAAAACTGCCTTAAGCAGGATTTTTATATTATTTTTACCCCCACTTGACAGTATATATTGACTCACGCGACGGTCTGTCATAATATAAATCTTGTCCACAGGGGATAAAAAAGAAAAATCCCCACCACATCTTCTCAGGAAGGAAAGCTATTATGTCCACCACGCTTGTTAACTGCACTCCACATGCTGTAAACATCCAACGTAAAGACGGTACCGTTCTCACAGTGCAGCCCTCAGGCGATTTCGCCCGAGTGGCAACAATCAAGGAAGAAACATCAATTCCAGGACTCGAAGGAATTAAGGTGGAAAAAACCACCTTTGATACTTCAAAGATTGATGGACTTCCTGCACCAGAGGAAGGGACAATTTACATCGTAAGCCTCATCACATTAAATGCCCTTAAGGGCATTCGGTCGGACTTGGTTGCCCCCGGCAACCTGATCCGCGACGAAGGGGGTAATATCGTCGGCTGCGATGGACTTACCGTCGCATAGCTGAAAACCTCCCTAAACCCCACCTAACCCCCGATTAAAGGCTTAGGTGGGGTTTTCGCATGTCCGTGCACTTGCACTGCGACTTCATGACAAACAGGGATTCCCGAAACCTTCACTAAATCAACAATCTACCCCTGAACTAGAGCACCTATACCCACGCAACATATCCGCCTAGAAACGGTGGCTTGTTCCGGTAGTGCTGGTATTCCTCTTCCACAGCAAGGATAGATCCAGGGGCTTTCGTTTCAAAGGCATGCTGCGCATCCAAAGCTAGCTGCTTAGCGTCATGTAAGCGTTTCAGTAGTTCTTGCCGTCGTTTTTCGTCCATTACGTAATGCGCCTTCTTCCTTCCGTAGTTGGCATCTCAATCATACCGACGCTCTGGCTTTGGGGGAGATCAAACAGGCGCACACACACGGTACCTAAACACCGTCACAACGCCCGTTCCCACTGCTGGGGAGGCTTACCCCATATCGCTAATGCCGCAAACCTATTCACCTCCAGAAAGCATCAACGGTACCACGCAGGAAGGAAAGTCACCCGGCGCGGTGGGTACTGGTTGTGGGCGGCTTGCGCCCTGTCCCCTCACACGCCACTCCAGCTCACGCTACCTCTCCCTATTGGGGTGTCTCCCAGTGTTCATGTGGTTTTTCATGGGGGTTGATTTCTTCCTCGCCTAGTTTTTCCAGCACGCTGAGTGCCTGGTATTGTATGCGCTGTTTTCGGGGTGCGTCGGCAAGCCAACGCCGGTATATTGACATGCGGTCTATGCTTTCCATGAGGTGGGCGCGCCTCTGTTCTGGTGTGGTGCCTTCTAGTTCGTATTCGGCGCGTTCTGTCAGCTCGTAGATCCGTTTGAGATGTCTTTCGGTGATGCGGTGCCCGTTGACCCAGCTGTAGACCTGCCTTGCGTGTACGCCGATGAGTGGGGCTAGCTCCTCTGCGGTGGTTCCGGTAAGGTGCTGCAGGTTGTGGATGGCTTTTTGAACTCTGGCTGTGCTTACTTTTTTCATGCTTTTAGCTTATCGACGCTTCATTGGTGTGCACAATCTGCGCGTACTTTTACTATCACGGCACACTGTATCAGTGTTGATAGTACAGGGGCGCGCCTCTCACTGGTTGTTGTGGCGATGGCATGAGGGGCGGCGTTGCAGCGAGCCTCAGACGTGGCTGTGCGCGGTAGGGCAACTGTTGCTGTGCCTTCTGCAGGTGCGGCGCGGTGGCGGCGGGTCTTCTCTAGTGATACCCAGCGCGCCGGGGGTGTCGCTCGGGTTTACTGCTGCGTGATGTGTCTTGTTGGCAACTATGGGGCGCGTGGGCACCCGCGCCGGGTGGCGCAGCCCCCTTGCTGCACAGTGCTCTTCTTATTTCTTGCCGTCACCCGTCGCCTTTTCATACTCCCTGGAAGTGCGTTGAATGCTCCCGCTGTCCTGTTTTGTTGTGCCGCGTATTCCTGGAGCGCGGCGTGTCCTGCCTGTGAACCCTTTGAGTATTGCCTGTAGGGGACTAGGAAGGTAATGCTTAAAGCCTATTTTCTAAAAGAATACCCCTTGTGGTTCGCCTTCTGGGGCTTGTTGATCATCGCTGAGCTGGGTGCCTCTACGAGGCGCCGGCATGTAGAGGGTCGGTGTGGAAACAATCAAACTGGGGTTGCCGCGCATCGGCAAGTAGCTAAGTGGGGTGAACGTGGTCAGAGTAAAAAGCGGCATTCTCTCTTTACTTCTGCTTCCCTTCATTGTGTGCAGCCGCCCACGTCGTGGGGGCTACCTATGGCACAGCGCCCAACTATAGGGTTTTATTATTGCTTTGGTATGCAGTACTATAAACAGGAAATACGCGACAACCGACACAGTGAAGACCACGCAGCAGAGTCAGGGAGATAAGCATTGAGAAACGGTCACACCACCAAACACCCCGCCACACACCGCACAATCAGCGCACGCGATGTCAGCGCGTATATCCTGTCAAAACTCGCACAAGACAGGAAGCTTGAAACAGTGAAGCTGCAAAGGCTCCTGTGGTTCTGTCAGGGCTGGCACTACGGGGCATACAACACGCCCCTTTTCGCAGAAGACTTCGAGGCATGGACACTGGGGCCTGTCGTGCCCGCCATCCACCATCGACACCCAGGCGTACATGAAGTCAGAGCCAACCACGACTTCGGCGGCGACGCAAACAGACTCACCAACACCCACAAAGAAATCGTCAATGCCGTCATCACCACCTACGGCGGCATGAACGTATTCGAGCTAGTCGAACACACTCGCAGAGAAGGCACCCCGTGGTTCAAAATGATGCAGGCGCGCTGGGACGCGGGCGTGTATGAAGATGCACTAATAAGTGGCACCGATGAGGGTGGTGTCACCATCCCGAAAGCGTTAATCAGAATGTTTTTCAAAAAGGAAGCCAAACGGATCCGCAACGGCGGGGAAGTCATCACTTCGGAACAATCAGCGGCGTAGATGCATGAACTGGGGACTACCCACACGTAAGCGGAGCGGTTGGTTATCGAGTGTGGTCTCCGTGCTCTGCCATTGTGGTTGACATGTGGACATAGGGACTCGCCTGCGGGGAATGCTGAATAAACCTTGTCGGGGGTGACTATGGTGCAACTTTTTCACCCCCACTTGACATATATAACTCATAATGTCTATGGTGAAGTTACAGACAAGCTCCTCACAGAAAGGGGTCAAAATGAAAACCAACAAGAAATTTCCAACACCACTAGATGCCTTCCCTAACGGGAAAGTGAAAAAGAAGGTAGAAATACCAGAAATCAACACGGCAAGGTTCAAGGGCGAAATTGACCTGAAAGGGTTCAAGGAATACTTGGTAAGCCAGAAAACCCTCCTCAGGACGACTCTAGGTTTGGCAATGGAGTTTTTTGGATTTGGAGGTGCAACGAATTACACAACATGCAACGGACATATCATTGGCATATACCTTCATACTGATGAGGGGTACGAACTAATCATGGAGTGGAGAGATGATGACTCGGGACTAATCTTGAGGGACAACCCAAAGTTCTTTGATGATCTAGAGTCATTAAATAAATATTGCACAAACGCTTATCGGAAAAATCCATACCGTTCCGTCGAGCGGTACAATGTTCACCGCCATTGGTAGAACTAAAGCCCTACGCTCTATTTATGCAGCATGTGGGGCTTTTTAATTAAGGGCATTTGCTTAAAATACCCCCGTTTTTACCCCCTGCTTGACAATCTGAAAATAGTGACTTAATATAAATTCTGTTCAACAGATAGAGTGAAACCACAAAGAGAAAAGCTTCACGAAACCAGAAGGAGTACCAAAATGTTCAAAGATGAAACATTCGAGATGTGGGACGACAACACAAAAGCCATTAATATGTCCGACCACGCCACCCCACCAGAAGACATGGATGAGGACTGGGACAACTGGGGGGAAGAAGACTGGGGCGAGGTTCCGGCATTCATTACCGTCCATGCAGACAACCATCTAGAGATGCCCGTTGATGAAAACGGCAACCTGTCTTGGGAAGGGGTGAGGGATGCCAGCACCCTCAACCCTGAGGACATCCCCCTATTTGATAAATTTTTTGAGGATTTCGAGCTGGGTGATTGGAGGGAGATCAAGTTCGACGAACTCCGCGTCGAAACCTGGTAATACGCCCCCACCCTCCTTAGACCCCAGCGTCAGTAAATGACGTTGGGGTCATTGTTTTCTGGTGCCACCAACGCAGGCACAGCCTCACCCAACAACCGGTAGCCCTTCTCGTTGAGAGTCCCCCTGCCGTGCAGAATACGATGCATGGCAACCACAATATCGTAAGGGTGTCTACGCGACTCCGTGAACTCGTAATGCGCCCACCCGTCGATGAGAACACTGTCAACTTCTGGATCGTCCAAAAGGTCCACTACCTTTTGCTTCATGCTGGGGTCACCAAAAAGCCACCCCTCACCCAGCAGAAGCGGGCGGTCTTCCTCCGTGATGTCCCCATTGTGCGGTGTCCAGGACACCTGCCCCAGATCGCCCGTGGCCACGACGATAGGCCATTTCCTCACATCAACAGAATCTGTGCTGTCGTTTGCCATAATCCATTCCCTCGCTTTGTTGAGTATTGTTTTCAATGTGTACTCCTCATTGTAACCCACAGGCACCCCCACAGGTCCATCGGGGAAACGGTAAGCATGCACAAAACACGCCACAAACACTGCACTCACCCCGGCGCTGTCCACACTCTACAGCGACACCATGTGTCCCGTTCCACTACACGTAGCGCCCCACAACCCCGCCACCGCACTACTACGGCGAAGCGATGCCACTCATACGCTCCCAACAACGCCCTCTACACACCGTGCATACCACACACAAGACGTAAAGAAACCGTGACGCGACTCGCCCTACGTGTCCGCAATCGGCGCCACTGCGGCATGTCGTATCACACGCCGCGCCCGTGAACCGCACCCCAAAACCAGACAAAAACCACCCAACAGGGGACAAGAAAACCGGTGCGCACACACCTTTTCACTATCATTAAACACAGAACAAACAGCAAACCCACTACAAACCAAAAACCAAGGAGCACACCATGTGCCGAAAACTCTCACTAGGCGGACGACGCTGCCCCTGCAGTCGCGGCGAACGCCGACGCGCCTACCAACGAAACCTTTACCACGCCAAAAAGCAACAAAAATCCTGGGCAAAAAACACCCACCCCAAACACAGCAAAACCAAAAAAACCACCATCACACACAAAATCATAGACACAGACGGCAACGACATCACCACAACAACCACGGGTACGAGCGCGCCGGGTGTGGCGGATGGCGGCATGGTTGATCAGTCGCTGGATGGGGTTTCTCCCGAGGCGTTGCTGTCAGCGTTGAACGATGCTGACGGTTCAGAGGGGCGTATGTTGATGCTCAAAACTCCTGATTTCATGGATATTCAGACAGTGGGTAGTCTTTCTCGTCTTGAACGGGAGGAACTGAGGGAGTTCTACGCTGGTCAGGTTGCCGAGCTAAGGGAAGAGGCGCAAGATCTGTATGCGGCGCTTGACGCGGCGGGTCTGCGCACTGATACGGAAGGCCCGTTTATTGGTTCGTCGCTGATTGGAGGGAAGGAAGCGGCTGCCTATGAGGCTAAGCTACAGGAGTTGGGTGCCGCCACTGACGCGCTGACAACAGTCAACCTGGTTGACATGATGCGAGACCGCCACTGGCGGTTTGACTTTGACAACATCCAAGACATGGCATGCTACGTCAAGAATTACGATACAACCATTGAGGCCCGCAATGCCGTTCGGCTCATGAAGGACGACGACACCCTTTCCTACGCTTTCGATACGATGACCGACCCTGATAAGGAGCGGGCGTTTGAGGATCTGCTAGCAAAGCGTGAGCACAGCGGCGCCATCAGTGAGGAAGACATTTTAGGTTTTGCTTCACTACTTAATGACAATGAGTCTGAGGATGACCGTGTAAATCTCGGTAAATTCATGTTGAACTCAATGAATATTGATTCCATGAGAGATCCTGAGTGGCACAAGTACCACAACCCAGAACTAGTGTCCCAATTGGCATGGGAGGGCATGAGCAACGACGACGCTAGCACCATGTTTGACATGTTCGTGGCGCAGCGGGAAAAAGCAGGGAAGAAACTCCAGGAAGCCTACGCCGCTGACTACGCCTATGAGCAACCACGCTACTACCACCTGGCCTACTGGAACTCTCTAGACATAGAGGGCGATGATTTTAACCACGGTATCAACGCCACCCAGTTTGACGACACCGCAACTCCCATGACTCTTTTTGCGGCAAACAATGCATCAAGGCTTTTCCCGCAGGCGCTACTTGACTACGCCACGCAACGTGCCCCTGGGCTTGCCGTTACCGTCAATGAGGGGAGCTGCCCTAGCTTTTCCTCACGGGAGAAAACCATACAGACCACCAAAAAGCTTCCCTTTTGGTCAAGCTGGGAGGATGGAAGCGCAGAGATGCCTTACGGGCCTGTCCTGCGGTTCATCAACGACGATGGCGAGGTAGACAACAAGGCATTCCAGCAAGCTCTTGATGATGCCGCCAACGATGATGAACGCCAGATACTGAAAGACCACTACGACAGGTTGTTCCCTAAAGCAAGTGATCAGAACGCCATGTCGGGAATCCTGGAAGCAATCTCCATCCAGAACGGCAAAAAGAAGGGCGCCCAAAGCAAAGTCGGTAAAACCGCGCCGAAAATCAAGGCACACCCCTTCACAGGCTATGACGGTGAACAGCGTGTCGGACTAGTGTCCGCCCGCAGCCTGAAAGTCACCGACACTGTTCACGTCCCCGTTATCAACCTTGCCGAAAACGAAACGTCACACCGACCTAGTGGGCACTTGACACACGAGTTCGCCCACTATGTGGAGAAGAACCCGCAGGTCTACATGGTGTGTAAGCAGTTCCTCCACAGGCGTACAGAGGGACTAGAACCGGCAAGCTACCTGTTCGACGACCCCGAGACAGGTGTTGTCGCTATTGAGGCGATTTCTGATGGATTTTTCAACACCTACGTTGGGCGCGACTATCCCAACAGTGCAAGCACAGAGGTGTTTTCTATGGGTATGCAGCATATCTTCTCTGAACCGCGCACTACGGTTAGTGAAACCCCAGATCTTTTCGATTCGCTCAATGACGGCAACTATTTTGGCATCACCAAAAACATCAGCGTCGGCGCGAACGAAAGCAACGGCACGATAGGTATTCGTGAGATAGAACCCATTGAGCGCTACGACGCTGAGCACCGCAACCTCATCATGGGAATACTGGCATCGGCGCACAACCCATCAACACGCGGCGGAGGGCGTTAGCGTTGATTCATCGTTCAGGCTACCCACCGTGACTATACAGTAGGGACAAGGGAAAGTTGGCGGCACATAAAAGCCTGGCGAGCACAATATAGTCCAGGCTGTTTGTCGGCAAGATTGCAACCGCGCGTATCCGCAATACAATACACGGCAGCCCGGACACTGCTTTAGTCGGTGTCTCGCGCGTTCCAGTGCCCGCAAAAACGCCGGATACTTCCCGCGTGAGGCATGCCCCCATCCGACAACCAGCAAATCTCCTCTGCCTATCTGTGCAGTGCCAGCGTGGGCGCGGCGGGTCCATACCCCGTGTCTCTCTTTTACTGACTACCCAAATTACGCAACCACGCGGGATGTCATGCCCGCATAATCCTTAATAAAACCAAATAAACCCACATGTTCGGACTTAAACAAAAGTAAAAACCGTACAGAAACACACAGAAAGACGAATCGTTATGTGCCGAAAGCTTTCACTAGGTGGGCGCCGCTGCCCCTGCAGCAGAGGCGAACGTCGCCGCGCCTACCAGCGCTCCCACTATCACGCAACGAAAGAGCACAAAAAACGCGATGCATCAATCAGTCCCCTCAACGAGGAAGCGGTTGCCGCTGCCATAGAAGGCGGCGGCGCGGCGATCATTGATGCCGCAATGAAGGAAAACCAGTTAGCAGCGCAGTTGTGCGCCACACCCGCCCTGGTTGACCTAGCTAGCGTGTCTCAACTGTCCCCAGAGCGTCGGGAAGAGGTCTTGTCTTTCCACGACACCATGATCAGGGAGCAAAAAGAACAAGCCGTGGGCCTGTACCAAAAAATCCTTGACGCTGGCACCGATGAGGAAGCACGGTGGAAAGCTGTAGACAAATACGAGACCCTTGCCCAGGACTTAGGGGCGCACGTTGATGCGGCGGCCACGCTGCGTCTGGTTAACCGCATGGAGGGACAAGGGTTGCCGTCACATATTGACACTCTGGCGGGGCTGTCTGACACTATCGCCCCGTTTGTTGAAAAGCAGGACTTCTCCATGCGTTTGGACGTTGATGCTCGCCTGCGCACTGGGGTGCGACACCTTACTCACCCTGACCTGCGAGAAGACTTCCTGAAAATGTGCGAAAAACACGAGTCCGGGGAGAAAATCACGCCAGAGGAAATGAAGAACTACATCCTGAAAATAGCAGGCACGTATGAGCATGACGACTGGTGTGAAGCAATGAAAAACGAGTGCCTAAGATCTGATTACATCACCAACGACGAGGAAGAATACCGAAAGTACTCAGACTTTGATACCTACCTCGACATTGAGCAAAACGGCTTCACACAAGATGATGCCGACGCAATGATGCGCATCCTTCACCACACCGCGCGCCGCTGTGGGTGCCGCGCCTACGCACGCATCTACGGATCCAGGTACCGTGAAGCTTTTCAAGAAAGCTACAAAGAATCCACTGGGCACGACCACAGCAAATCCATCACAATCGATAGCTGGAAAAACGGATCTAAAAAACGCCTCGAAGAAACGTTTAGAAACATGTCAACATTCTTCCCCCGCGAACTCATCGAATCACGCGAAAAAGAAATCAACGGCATGGAAGTCAGATGGCGTCCCGGTACGCGCTCATACCACATGAGCGACCAGTTCCTGGAGAAAAACAAAAACAGCCGCCCCGTGCTGTACATGCGGGACGCTCTTTTTAGAGATCACCCTGTACTGAGTAGTGAGGCACACGGCGAGTACACGAGATTCATCAACGACGATGGGGAAGTGGACAACCAAGGATTCCGTGACTACCTAGATAGCCTTGAACATGAGCACGAAAAAGACTTTGAGCGACAAAACTACGATATGACTTTCCCTCTGGCAACGCCAGAGAATCTTAAGCTAGTACAGGAAGCTATTGAACGCAGGGAAAACGACAGTGACTACCAAATAGCAGTATCAAAAGGGAAGGTATACAAAGTTGTCACAGACACCTTCACCGGCTACGACGGGAAAGAACGCATCCGCGTCCGTTCGCAACGAAAAGTCACCACGGGTAAAACCTACGTATCCAACGTAAGTCAAATAACTATTGGTGTGCCATCCGAGGATCACATCATTCACGAGATGGGGCACGAGATGGAACGTAACCCGCAAATTTACCTTGCCTGCAAAAACTTCCTCTACCGGCGCACCCAGGGGCTAGAAAAGCAGGAGGTAAACCCCAACGACGGAGGCAAAGGCTTTGAGCTTATCCCAGACGGCTTTTACAGCGACTACACCGGACGCGATTATGAGAACACTGTTCATACAGAGGTGTTCACCACGGGAGTTGAGGCTATTTTTCCTATGCACATGTCGCGTCTCTTTGTTGAAACCAAACGCAACGACGGCAGTCGCATACGCGGGAACCGCACAGAAAACGGCATCACCAAGGATCTTGGTGTCGTTGAGACAGATAACGGTATCCGCGTCGTAGACACCCCTCCAACGCACCGATACGACGCGGAGCATCGACAACTAGTACTAGGGTTGTTAACAGCAGTACACAAGCGCCCTGAATAGTAGGAACATCCATGAATCAACGGCGGCGGAGACAGGGGTAAGGGTGGATCGCGGGTGCCGCGCCCTTATCTAGTGCCCGCTCATCGCCCGGCGCGATAACGCATGGTTGATTCGACGGCAGGCATGCCCTGGTGGCGGGGCATGTGTTTCTGGTGAGCGGAGGAATCGTTCGCGCAATCCTGGGCGCCCCTGCTTCTTAGCGCTTTATCCGTGCGGGAGGGGCAGCGCGAGAACAGGGCAAAGAATTGTGCTTACCTAATGCGTGGACTGGGCGCTTTGTGCTCGACTATGGTTAATGGTGATGTGGCGCTTATAAATCGCTCTGTTTTCGCTGAGGACAGTAAAGCAAACGAGACGGGAAAGGATATGCATATGACCATTCAAGACAGCTTGTCGTTGTGCAATGGTTGCCGTTACGACGTTGATAATGATCCGCTGTATCAGAACAGGATTCGCCTACTACAGACAGATCCTGAACGCTATTTCAAGCTGTTTCCTCCCCCGAAATTGAGGTTTGGTTCATTAGGGCGGGGCGACTCCTGACACTGGATCTGCGGTGAAGTAAGGGAATGTGCAACCCGCGCCCGCCTGCTACGCAACGTTTCAGCGCTGAGTGAGTCTCATGGGCGGATCGTACACTATGTGACTACGCCCCTGTTGGTTTATTTGATGAGGGACAAGGAAGATGAATGAGGTTTTCATTAAAAGACATTGAGTCTGACTACGGGTTTGGCGATGAGGTTGTTGTGTCCTTGCAGCCCGGCACCTACAAGTCAAGTGATGCCGTGCGTTGCCCGTGGGTGACTCCACTAAGCGACAACAGCGTGCCGACAACAATAAGCCAGGCGCTCGCCACAGGCGCCGGAATGGGCTTGTCGTCTGGTGAATCATTTAGTTTGTTCCAGCTGGGCGATATCAAGGGGGTGGATGGCATTAACAGTAGGCTTCATTCTGGCGTTACACTGCCCGACCAGCAGCTGAACAATGTTGACTTCTGGTTGCGGGTTTTCAGTGCCCTTGTGCATGAGCTGTATTACACCATGACGCTGGATGAACTGGGAAGTGTACATGTTGACGAAAGCCATGTGACAGTTATCACTATCATCTATGAAGATGACGGGGAATCGTCATACCGCGCCCCTAAAGGATTTTTCCACGCTGCCGTGGGTGTTGCCCGCATGCACATGTTTGGGTTATCTAGGTAGGGCTGCGGATCTAGAGGTTTCCCCAACGCCCGCTTGCGCTTGACGCTTCTCTACTTGCGTCGGATCTAGTCACCGCCACGCAAAGATGGGGGCATGTGCGACACTACCCCCCTTGTTTACACCCAATGAATTGACAAAAAGCAATACACAACCTAGCATAAATACTGAAACCAATTCATTGGAACTTTTGACGGTTCCATCCCATCCAAAAGGAGGATACTCATGGATTTTTATACACTGCCTGACTGTTCTTATGATTTTCGCATCGTCAGCAAAAAACCGGAAATTAATTTTGCTGAATATGAATCTATCTCTGGAAGAACCAAGGTTATTGTGGAAAACGTCAAAGGCGTTACTTTGGCTTTCTTTTCATGGGAGGGTGGGGCGAAAAAGTATGTAGTAAACTCACCTTATGAACTGGGAAGACTTTTTTACCTGTATGCAAACTTTGGGCATAAAGTAAACCCAAGTGTTCTTAGCGATTTTAACCCGATTGTTGATAGCGAACGTGATTTTTCTTCCGTCTTGAAGTATCTTGTTAATGAAAAAAGATTCAAACTTATTGAATGTGAAGAATTTGAAGCAAGCATCTCACCGAGATATAATCATGATATAGAGTTTTTTGTCAAAATTGACGACGAAAAAGGGAGTATCCGTTTTCAAGAAAAATCCAAAGGCGTGGTTATGAGGGATTGGGTTTCATATAACCTCTCTGCCAAATCCATTGTAAATGCAATAATCACAATGGCGGAATCTTCTATCGCGCTCTCCACTGCCGCTTTAGGTTAGAAAAATCCCCCTGGTTTCACTTTTCACCAGGGGGATTTTTATGTGCCGATAGGGTTATTCTCCCTCACCTTCACCAAGAAGCCAACGCAGCTCGTCTATTTCTTCCCAAACAGCAAATTCCTCTGGGGACAATTCATACCTGTGGGCGCGCTCCTCAAAAGCCGCCATGTCGCCCACTTTTGCTTTAAGATTTTCCAGTTCATATTTAGCTTGTTCGCTGGTCATCTCCTCAAAGATTGGCTTATCCGTGGAACTCCCGTGGGGTTTCATGTTGGTGTCGCCATCTGCCATGCGACTAACCAGGTTCCCAACTTCTTCCCAGTTGCGCACCCGCAGCCCGTCAAAATGCCGGTTGTAGGGCTGGTCGAAAACCGCCACGGGCATACCTGCGGCGCGCACTGCGCTGATGTTTTCTGGCGCGTCGTCGATGAGCAGATCAACGTTGATTGATGCTTTCAAGCCTGTGAAGCAGATCTCGTGGAATGGGATGCGGTGTGCGTCAAGCCAGCGCCCTGTGTCCGACATGACTTGCGTGTAGGTGCCATTGCGCAGGAGACGGTGAGTAATGACCCTGATTTTCACGCCCTCCGCAACCAGTGTATGGAGGGTTTCTGGCGCGCCCTCCATGACTTTAAGCCCTAAGAGTCCGCCACGGTCAACGAACTCTTGATGCTTCTGCAGGAAATCCGCCCTGTCAGCAAAAGGCCAGCCCGCAGCTTTGATGAAGTCATAGTCGGTTGGCGGTGGGGTGTCCTCCTCCCGCCAGCCGTATTCCTCGTGCATGAATTGCGCGATTCCTGCTGTGTAGTCGGCGGTGACGTTATCGAGGTCAACGCCCAGAATGAAGTCCATTGTGTTTATCCTTTCTGTGTTCCTTTGGGTATCCTACACCTCATGGTAGACATGTTCGACTACGTATAGTCAAACACCCCACGGGAAACCTATCGGTGCTCTTTTTGGCAAGGGGCGCGGTTTTATCGTTCGTCCTCGTTGAACAGGTATCCGTCACTGGCGTACAGGGGCGCAAACAATCCCGCATGTCCTGAAACTTTTTCGGCGTGCCGCAGAACCTTATCCACATTGGGGTTGTCAACATAGAGTACGTCGCGCCCAATCAGTGGGTTAAGTGTTTCGGACAACCATTGGTCGGCAATGATATTGCGGGCCAGTTTGTGTAGGTTCTGTCGTTCCGCTGGTCTCCGCAGGTAAGAACGGACTGCCTCAAAGATGATCCGATTCATACGTACCTGCAGTTGATAGGGGTTAACGGTGAGCGCCCCGAACAGTCCCCTGTAATCGGGAGTGGTAAGGAAGTAAGGGGACAGTAGCGCCCCCGCATACACGCACGACGTGGACAGCTTCTCTATGAATGCATCTAGGTTCTGTGTGGCGATGTCGCCACCGGCAGCCTTGAATGCTTTAGTGTGTTTGTCCTGCATGATGAGTAAAACATCATTGTCAGACAGTCTGGTTTCCAGCCCCTTCATGTGGGAACCATATACGCAGGCACCGATGATGCGTATACCTGGGCGGTTTCCCTCAACTTGTCGTGCTGCAGTGCGTGCCGCTTCTAACTTCTCCTCAAAGGAGACCAGTGTGCGGAAACCCGGTGGCTCCATGCGGGCGCGCACCTCTGCGCTGTATAGCGGATTCAGTTCATTTTCCATCATGGTTTTTATTATATTTTCCACTGCAGACATGGGGAGAAAAAGGGGGTGAAAATCACCCCCTCCATTGCCTAATCGTTAAGCACCTGTTGTATGATATTGCGGCATTCGTCAACAAGGATTAGAACCTTTATGTTGTTCGCCCTGGTAGCTCAGTTGGAAGAGCGCCTGTCTGAAAAGCAGGAGGCATCAGTTCAATTCTGATCCAGGGCACCAATTATTCTTCACGCTCACCCATTGTTTATCGCGTAGGTATTTCCCATAGCTTCACAGGGGTGTTCCCAAACGTAAGTTGAGCAATAAAAGCAAACAAATACGATGAATCCAAGTTATCTACACTAAGTCGGAACATCTCATTATCTCCACGAAACAGTCTTCTTACTAAGACATAGGGATCTTTGTCTGAAACATATTCAACCGAGTATGTGAAGTCCTTATTAGCCGATTCTATGTAAAAAGCATCGCCCTGCTCAATGACGTTTTCCGAAAAGTATAGATCTATGGGGTCAACTACACAGTGACGAAGATCATCTTTACTACAGATGATCCTATTTGATGTCTCTTCCTTTTTGATGGACTCCAGGTCAAAGTTGTGGCGCTCCATAATGTCAATATAACGCCCAATATCGCCAATGCCACCATCTAATACATACTGCATCACGATAGTGCCATCACGAATGAAGCTAATTCTTTGCAGGTCATCGTTTTGAATTGTGGCAACGATGGTAAACGGTTCCCGCGTTGGTGTCTGATTGACTGGGAAATGATAGTGATCCACTTTGGAGATGGTGTCTTTCGTTACACCCCTGCACTCTATACCAAGGGGTTTAAACATGTGGTTGATAATTTTTTCGTAGTTTATTGACATGAATACATTTCCCCTCTTGCGCCTAATACGGTAAGTCATGGGTGTGCGAATTATGAGGATCGTTCTGCACATAAAGTCTGCTGGCAACTAGCCTTTGACTGTTTCAGGATAGCCCGGCTTTGATGCCACAGGCAAACGCTTAGCGTAGCGTACACCCCCTGAGCGCACTGAGGCCGCACAGACTTGCGCTGCCTCGCCCGCCCCAACGGCGCTGTGTTAGACTGTGTTTAGCTCGTCAGCCATGTGTTGAAGGAGTATCTGGGGTTGTTTGCTGGATAAGTAAGCAGCCCCTGTTTTTGTTCCAGCTCAGCGCACTCCCGTATTGGTGTATAGGATTTATAGGAAAGAGGAAAGAAAATGCTAGATGGTGAAATCATTACCTATGGGTTGCTTTCAGCTGAGGATAGTGAAGCGTTAGAGCAGTGCCTATATCCTTTTCCCATGCCTGAACAGAGTCAGCTTCACTAGGCTGGCATGTGAGTGTTTTGCGCCCTGGCGCACACATAGATCCTGCCCCCCCACTTTAAGGTGTGGCGTGCTTGATGGCGTTCGTTTAGTTTACCCCGTATGGCAGAACCTCACTGTGTACGTTGGCGGCTATCTCCTTACTGGCGGGCCGCGTGTACCTATCGTCTCTAGCGTCTTGGCATTCCTGTTGTGGTTGTGTTGTTTACCGTGCCCGTCCTGCACTGTATTCTTATTACATATGGTTTCCCACATATGGACACCCTTCTGGGAAGGCCCGCATATGCTGGGGAAACCAACATAAAAACCACATAAACGGAAACAAGTAAAAACAAAAGGACGGTGTTTTTATGCCCCGGAGAAACAAAAGGCTAAAAACCAAAAAGGAAAGCAAAAGGAAATACCAACACCCGAGCAGGTCACGGCGACGTTGTCTGATTAGCCGTAAGGTGCAGTTCGTGGATGAGGCTGCGGCACAGGAGTTTATTGACTACATCACCAAGCAAAAAGGACATAAGGGATTTAACCCTGTGCGCGCGTACCGTTGCAAGCATTGCGGAATGTGGCACACCACGCACTTGACGGAGGATGCGTACCGCGCGAAGGTTAACAAGATGACTAAGCGACTGTCGCCAAAGCACGTGAAAAAGCGAGTGCGACATGACACATAAGAACAGGAAGCGGAGGGCTAGGATTATCCCAAAGTCTTCCCAGGAGTCTTTTCACCAGCAAGGCAACCGTTTCAGATGCCACGTGCAGGGTAAGGTCAAATTCGTGACACGACGCTCAGCGGATGCGTTCATCAGGCACATGCACACCGAGCACAAGGGGCGAGGAAAGCTGCCACGATCTTCCTACTTGTGCCAGCACTGTGGAATGTGGCACATTACCAAGCAGAAAAAGCGAGCACCATCGCAAAGAACACGATAGTAAAAACAACCCAACAACAGACAACAAGACAAGTCAAGGAGAAACCAACATGACAAACGGTAAACACGCCCTTAACGGCAACGACGCTGATGTTTGTGTCATTGGCATTTCAGGCAAGATTGGTTCAGGCAAGTCAACACTGGCGGAAGCAATTGTGAAAATCGTGGCGGAATCACCGTGGACAGACCCCGCGCAGCGATTGTCATTCGCTGGTGCGCTGCGTGCCGAAACCACAAAGCTTATCGACGCACACCACAAGCATGGCAAACTCACCAACCAAATCCTGGCGGAGACGGATATACCAGCAGCGGATGAGGAAGCCCTCGCCGCGTTCGCCGCCATCTGCGACGACGCGGAAAGCAAAATCAACGTATATGAGAAAACCGAGCACTCGCGCCAACTACTGCAACACTGGGGCGGTGCCCGGCGCGCCCAGAATCCTGATTATTGGGTGGTGCAGTTGCGTGAGGTCATTCGGAATATCAATCAGGAATCCGTTATGAGTGCCACGGGCGGCGGTGCGAAAGGCGACACTGAGTCAGTTACTGGTGCTACCCCGACGAGTCTAGTTATTGTTGATGATATGCGGTACCCCAATGAGGCTGACATGTTGCGCGGTTTGGGTGGGGTGCTGATTCGCCTGGAGGTGAGTCCAGAAAATCGCCTTGACCGTATTCGGCGGCGCGATAATAGCGGCGCTGCAGCGCTGTACGACGATCACCCGTCGGAGAACAGTTTGGATGACTATGAGGGTTTCCACCTGGTGATGGGTGATGATCGTCTGGTTGACCATGAGTTGGGTTATGAAGAGCGTTTTGATTGCCCCTTGGATGCCGAGTTCATGGCGATGTATAGTGTGCTTTTGTTGCCAACGATGTAGATCAGCGACGCGCAAGGCCCGTTGAACAACGACAGCGGCGGTGGCGTAAATGGTGAAAGCGCGCTCCCTTTATGGGGGTGCGTTTTTGCGTGTGCGGATGTAGCGGATACTGTTTAAGTGTGCAGTAAACGCTGAAACAAGAAAGGAAGAAGAGGAAAAGCTTATGACTTGTACACAAAATCCCACTGTTGGTGGGTCTGCTGGCGTGTCAGCGGCGGCAAAGGATAGCGGCGGTGCCGTGGAGTATTCACCTGACGGTGCGGCACCCGCCCCTGTTGTTGATGCGGGCGGTGTTGGCGACGAGGTGCGCGGTTTGGGTGCGCAGGTTGTGTCGTTGTGTCATGATCCAGGTTCCGTTGATTTCGCGGCGGTATCAGCATTGGATGACGCCCAGAAAGCGGAACTGGTGGTGTCTCTCACGTCCGCTAGGGATGAGGCTAGGGCACGTGCGCGGCTGGCGTATGCCGCGCTGGTGGCGGCGCGCAAGCCCGAAGGGGAAGATGATGCAGTGGTGGAGCAGTGCCGCATGGACTACGAGTCCAAGGTCCGCGACGTAGGTAGTTACGTGGATGCGCTGGCACTGATGAAAACCCTAGATATTCTCGAAAAACAAGGGTTTCCCACGCGGTTTAACCGCGTAGACGATGTTATTGTGAAGGCTGCATCGTTACTTGATGAGGGGGTCATTGACCTGTCAGATGAGATAGATTCCATCACTGATATTGTTCTGTTTTTCCACAACCCGCAGATGAAAACCGGTTTCGCGGAGATCATGAATATGCGTGCCCACGGTGACAATGTTCCCGGCGATAGGCTGGTGCAGTCCCTGCAACAAGCAGGGGAAGTAGAAGACCGAAACCCAATGTTCATGACGCTTTGCTTGTTCCATGCGTGCAATTCGTATGGTATTGCCAAAAGGTCAGACCATCGGAGATTTTACGATGTGGATTTCGTTGCCGCACTATTTGAGGGCAACGTACCGCAGGATGACGTGAATGAGTTCATTGAAATGCTTATCTCGGGGGTGCGGGGTGTGGCACTAGAACTGTATAAGGATGCTTTCTGGGATGCCTACCGGGAGGCGTTTCGGACAGCCCTGAAAGAATCCACAGGGCAAGATCACACTGGTGCCATTAAGGTTGACCGGTGGGAAGGGGACTCGGAGAAACGCCTTAAGGATCGGTTTGATCGCATGTCGGCGTTCTTCCCGCGTTTCCTACACGACAAACGCAACAAGCAACGTGACGCACTGACCGTTGTGTATAACGAGCTGAAATACGGTGAGGGGGTTAACTCCTACTGGGCTGACGGGATGAAGTTCATCAAGCCGGTTGTTCGGCGTGCCGTTGTAGGTGCTGTGTCCAAGCGTGGTTTAATGGCGGCACCACTGGATGACTCACTATTCAACACGTTCATTGGTGATGATGGGGGTTTCGACGATGCTACATTCATCACCTATTTGGACAGCCTGGGTGATGATCCGGCTGCAGGTATTGAAAGGGAAATGGGAAAAGCACTGTACGAGAATTTCTTCCCCCTAGCGACGGCAGAAAACCTGGAGACTGTGCGGGATCTGGTGGCGCGGCATGAACAGTCACCAGGTTCAGTGGGCAACCTCACCTCCCGCAACGGAGAACACTACAGTATTGTCATGGATACTTTCACTGGGTTTGACGGCAAGGAACGCATCAGGGTGCGTTCTACAGACCTGGTTGATTTGGGGGACATTGAAATGGATAATGCGTGCGTCATTGGTGTTGGGTTAGACGATGATGATACGGTGATTCACGAAATGTCACACGACATGGAGAGGGAACCGCAGATTCATCAGGCGTGCCTTGCTTTCCTGGACCGCAGGACAGCAGGCGCTGAACCAATTCAAGCGCGCGCGGTTGATGACTACCTTGTTCTCCCTGGCGATTTCTACAGTCATTACGTTGGTCGAACCTACGAGCAACCAGGAGATGATCAGCAGGTTCATACTGAGGTACTTCCATCGGGGATGGATGCGATCATTCCGATGCGGTGCGTTAGCTACTACGATCAGTACAAGGACGGCAAGCTACTTCCCGTTAAGTCTCTTGTTGATGAGCGGGAGTGTGGCATCGTAAAGCGCATACGGGCAACCCTCACCGATGATGGTGGTGTGCAGGTCATTGATATTCCCCCGAGTATCCGATATGACGATGAGCACCGTAACCTAGTGCTGGGGCTACTTTCCTCCATTCACGCGGACGCACCCACCACCGTAGAAGAAGCCTGCACCTACATTCGCAAACATGGCAAGCATCTAGACGGGAAGGATGTATAATAACAAGATATAAGGCAAATAGTTTCACACAACAATATGGGGTTTGAAGCTATTTGCCTTTAGTTATTATTGTGCACGCATTTTGTGTAGTTTTACCCATGTGTCGTTAAGCGCCATTTGCGTTTCAACTACAGTTGGATGTGAGAAAGACAACCCCATATCACTAAACGCCTTGCGCGGCATACTCTCCCAATAGTTCTTCCTGTTTTCCCACTCTTCATCAGACACATGGTCGTCTTTATCAACATTGTCCCAGTAGGAAAAATCCTCACCAAGATCGCTTGTCTTTAGCGCATCGTTGTATGCTTTCAACTCGGAAAACACGCGAAACACAACATCGCCCGCATCAGGCCCAGGAAGCATACAAACGGTATACCCAATGTCTGCGGGGCTGAAAGTCACTGAGTTGATTTTATGGAGATGGTCAGTGAAACGAACCATCTCATCAACTAGCCTATGCAGCCTATTTTTTGCAGGCAGAGCTTTCTTGGAGTACTGGAAACCCTCACGTGGCTCAAGCGCGGCGAAAGAAGTATCGTTCCATGTTACTTGTTCGCTTCTAGCATCAATGACAACTTGGGCGGCGGTCATGATGTTCTTAGACATGTTCTCAAAGAAAATAGGTTCAATAACCTTTTTGACTTCCTCCATGATCTCAAATGGATTAGCATCTTTTACTAGAATCCAGTTGTATTGTTTTATGCTCAAAAAATTCACCTTACATGTGTTGTTGACTTTCCGCTTACTGTGTATACAGTAGTCCATATGCTTCAGTTGTGGCAACTTATTCCCGACAACAAGGGGTGAGATGGAGCGCACCATAAAGTGCACTGGTGCCGCAAACCAAACCAAGGCAAAGAAGATGGTAGCACTTGCGGCGGCATACGGACACATCGTCGCGTGTCCGTCTACAGGGAGGGGTCCACGTGCGGCGGCACGCATATTGTTACACACACCTACGCTCTCAGCGCGTAGGTGAGCTGCGTGAAAAGGATGCGCCTCCGCTCACATAAAGGGCCGTGGTGGGGCGGGGTGCGTATTCCCCGCTTTTAGCCGTGCTGGTAGTTCACGTTCGTTAACGTGCCCATCTCCCCGGCGCGGGCAATGCACATGCGCCACCAGGATTCTGGTAGAACCCAGTCGAAGACTTGCCGGTAGCCGTGGGAGCGAAACACCGGTATAGGGGAGCGGAAGCTTTTACGTCGCATAGCGTCAATAACCCCTGTGGTGATTCGTTGGATGTCGCGCACAGCGATAGCGGCGACAATGGGGATGCCGTCTTGTCGTGTCCAGTATTTGACACTGGTTACTGGGTTACTGGTGGCGGCGGCGAACCCTTCAAAGCTGATACCTAGTCCATCAAGGACGAGGTAGAACTCAGCTCCGCTGATCGCGGTGTTGTACGGTCCTGATGGTTCAAACACGGGTGGGTTGTATTTTCGTGGCACCACTGACAGCCACTCCATCTGTTTGACGTGTTCCACAGTAACGGGGTTGTTCTTGGTGGCGGGTCGGTCGGCGTAGATGGTTGTCACGACGTGGTGTCTCCTTTTAACAGCTCTGTTTGGGTGTTGGTGCCGATGTTTTTCCCGGCGCGGCAGTGGTCCTTGATGGTGTAGCTCATTTAGCATATCGCAACGTGTAATGCCACGAGGGAGGAACCCTTCTTTTACTACCCCCTGTTGTTTGTAGACTGCCGATATGTTCATAGTGGGCGTGCAGACATAACCCGTTTGGCGGCGTAGATGTGCGGCTTTGGGGACTAGGAAAGTACTGCTTGTGTGACTATTTGATGTCCTTGTTGTTGTTCTTTGGGCGCGAGCGTGAGTGAAGAGCTAGCTCGCTTACGTCCCTGTTTGGGGGTGCGTGATGGTGCCACAGTAAGACAGTGGGCTGTCGGCATCATGTTGCCCCTGTCTCCTTGGTGTGGTTTTCTGGGGGTGGTTTTGGTGGGTTGTGTCGTGGTGGTGTTAAATGAGGGTGGAAGAAACAGACAACAAGCGGCACACTTGTGGTTAATGGTGCGCTGCTATTTTAAGAAAGGAAGCAAGAAAACATGTCAAGCGTTGATGTTGACTACCGGTCACCGTTTCGCATGGTGGTGGATAACCAAACGGAAAACGGGGCAGTAAACCCCGATGAGTTTGTTCACGACAAGAATTATTATGTCAAGGAGCTGTGGGGCTGTCGTGATTCCCGCGTGGAATCCACCCTAGATGTCGCGTCTGCCGCCATTGAGAGTGTCCAACAGGGTTTCAACAGGAAGGTGGATTTCCGTTTCGGAATCTACCACCTTATGGACACAGACAACCTGGTTCTTTGCGTGGGCGACTTGATGTTTCTGTTGGCATTCCAGGAGAAATTGTATTCAGATGATCGTGTTTTGTTTATGCATTGGGTGACTAGGCCCCCTGTTGCTGAGATGTCGTACCATTTTGGGGACAAGAAGCCTAAAATCCGTGTTGACTACGAACCAGTCCTGAAATGGAAGTTTCCTGTTGAGTTTACGTATGAGCAGGCTGTCCTACTGTTCAGGAAGATCATTGAGTACATGTCAATGATCAATGAACTCGACGCGCCTTCCCCTAGTCAACTTTCTTGTTTAATGGAATGTATTCATTTTAACTCATGTGGTGAATTGAGAAGGTTCAACGACAGCAACCAGTATAGACACCTCATGGACTGTCTTGCACCAATAGGTGACGGGTGGGATGTGAGTTTCAACAACCGTAGTGAAAATGACGGTGGTCCCGTGCTGATTACCACGATTCGCGCCACTCGAAAAGACATTAAGGGTGTTTTCAGGTTGACGATTATTGAGCCTATTTGTCGGGGTGCATTGAGTATTGAGATGAAGGTTGTGGGGGAGAAAGGCACGTTTCGTGCGTCGCCGCAGCTTGTGGTTGATGCGTTCTGCCGCTGGTATGAGGACAAGGCCCTTACGTAAGAGAAAGCACCCACAACAAGCCTTGTTTGTGCGCGGATTCATAGCTAAAACGTGCAGTGGGCACGCGGCAGCAGACGGAACACACTCTCTCCCGCCCTGGCGTTGGTATTGCTCACCTGCCTCATGGGGCGGGTTTAGACTAGTCGAGTGATGGTTTTCAGGTCTTTGCTCACAGAAATGCGTCCAATTGACTCCAGATCGTCTATCACTTTCAGTGCTGTTGGTGCGTCATACGGCGCTATTTTCCTCGCAAATTCTTTTCGCGGCACTGTCCCGCCAACGTTCATGCCTTCTAGGGCATTCAGGGCGTTTTGGGCGGTTTCGTTCACCAGTTGTGCGTAGTAGGCGCGCCCGGGTGTGATCCAGTGTTTCTCCATTGGTTTTCTCCCTATCGTATGGTCAAGTGGATCGGGTTTCCTGCAGTCTTCATGTTAGCTCATGGGTTTCCGTCACGTCGATAAGGAAGGGCATGGATGGTTGTTGCCGCAGACGTGAGGGAAACACACGGGCACACATGGTTTATTTGTCCCGGCGCGACACACAAAAGATGGAGCAAGGAAAGAGGGTGGGGGGAGGAATTGCAGTGCGACCACCCCTTGTTGCATGCCTTAAACGCGCTTCTACGGTTGATGTACTGCGTGGCTTAGTGAGTTTGTTTGTTGTGCGTGCCGCGCTGGGTGATTTTTCTCGCCGTCGTTGCCGTCTCGTGGGGCGCGAACGCACGGCATCACGCCATATGTCAGTGTCTCCACCATTAAATGATTGCCGGATAGGCTTTCCATGTGGGGATACTGTTGGGGCTAGCTTCTTCAATTCCGACTAGGTGTTCTATCCACTGGGGGTGTTCATGGGGGTACTGGTGTCTAGGGGGTTTGGTTAAATACAGACAGGAAGGCAAAGGTGTGTGAACTGTGCAGAAGTTTCTGCAGCGGAAGCACTGACACTAAGGGAGACACTGCGGTGGTTCTGAGAAGTTTTCTGTGCTGTGCCGCTACGTTAAACCCGACATTTAGGGCACGCTACTTTCACCCTTCGCGCCACCAACCATGCTCAAGCACAACTGCAACTGAGATCCCAATAGGAGGAAACCCGTGACCATTATGAAGCTGAATAGCAGAGCAAAAACACTTGTGGACAGCCAGAAAGCAAGTCTTGACGATCTGCTGACCGTTGTTTCTTACACTACAGAGAGCGGTGGTGTACATGTGAACAAGCCTTATGATTTCCTTAAGAAATGGGAGAAGGGGGACAAGGACACTGACGTGAAAAACACCACTATGCTCGCGGTGGTGCTTGCCGACGCTATGAAGCGGGCTGCCGTGTGCGGTGGGGCACCCATGTCGTTGGAGCTTATCAACGACACAGATAAGCTTGTTTTGACTGTAGGTGAGTGGTTTTTCCTGTTTGGGTTCAACAACACGGGATACTCCCCGAGTCTAGTCATGGAAATTCCTGAATCAACGCCCACTATTACCGACTCTCGCGCAACCAGTAGTGGATTGGAGGTTATGTTTAAGCCGCTGTTCACGTGGGTGGAGGATAATCCAAAGCGATTCGGTCTCATACTTCGATTCAGTCAAGTAATCAGTATTATCAACAAATATGCTAGCAACTACAAGGCTGTTTGTATGAGTGAGATTTGCTGCGAACTAAGCCGGTTGCATGGCGGGGACACTATAGATGATGTGCCGCAAGCGGTGCGGTTTGTCTTACGCGAGGAAGAAGGTTGGTCATGGTTCCATACTGAAAGCCGTATACACCAAAACATTTATGCGTACCATGATCCTTTCACCATCAGGCAAGAAATTTGGGTTTCGCACAACTGTACAGATAAGAAACTGGTGATAAAGTCCGAGGCCTATGCCATTGATCCAACAAGCTGCCCGATGCGTCTTCTGAGTGTGGATGTAGTGGACGGTGCCATAGGAAAACCCGTGGAAAATCTACACTGTGCTCACGGTAGTGTCTCTGCACTTGATGCGGTGAAAATAATTGCGCAATGGGCTGAGGAAAACCTTCCGCCCATCAAGCAGTAGGGCTTGTCCCGTCCCTATCTGGCGAAACGCCAGCCCGGCGCGCGGTGACGATACCTCAAACGATCATGAAGCACCGTCACCTGCGGTAGGTCTGTTACAGTAATTTGACTTGATACCTAAGTATCGTGCAATATACTCCATGTAGTTTCTTCACAACTGTAGATAGACCATTGGAGCATACATGAAAAAGACGGGTACCCCCTTGAAGAACAGAAGATTCACAAGGATTGCTTGTGCACCTACCTTAACCGCAAGGGATTACACTAAGCAGGCCCGTCTTGGGTAAGATCATAACCACCCTTTCTCTGTACGATTTTGATGTAGAGGGAGGTGAAAAAGAGCATGTGATTAATGATCTGAAAAGCATGATCCTCCAGATTCAGGAATCTGTTCATGCTTTTATTAACAGTCCCGCATATCAAAATATTGCTGATCGCATTCTCTCTGGTCATTTTAAAACGCGCTATAAGAATAGCTGTGGACGTGGTGTTGTTCCTAAAACTGTTTTCCCATGCAATTCAAGCGCTATGAATGACATGCTTCGCGGTTCTGCTCTGTCACATATTGAGTCTTATGCTATGAGTTGCGGTTTATTTTCCGTCTTAAGAGTTAACCCTAATGAAACTAACCCAAAGAAAATAAGGGAGCTTTTTAAGGAGCAGTATCCTCATTCAAAAGTCCCTCATTATTATGAAATTACTTCTCATGTTCACAGGTTTCACGACAAAAAGCAAAGTTACGCCGCCCTTCCTGGTTCGCAAGCGAAAATACATTTAAGTGATAGTGACGGACACTACCTAAAACTTACTCACACAAATCAAGAAATTACTTTGTCTTTTCGACGTTTGTATACGGCAGGGATGTGGGTGAAGCTAAAATTTACTATCCCAAAAAATGAAAGGTTTTGGGGAGATAAAGTTTCAAAACCATCAGTTCAGCTTGTAGGTGACAAACTGGTTTTCAGTTTTGCTATTGCCTCCACGGTTCCAGACATTAAACCTACTAGGGTCATGGGCGTGGATCTTGGGAAGGTGGAACCTTTTGTCGCTACGGTTATTGATGAGTCTATGAGGTGGCATTCAGCACCGTTTTTTGCCAGTGGAAAAATCAAGGATCTTTCCCGAAAATACGCTGATCTCATGGATCGTGCGGCGGTGTTAAAGGCAAAAGAGGAACGATGCCTTGCAAGCGGGCATGGACGTAAGGCGGATACCCTAGCTGCACATCGTCAGGGAATTGGAAACAAAGCCAGGAGAATCAAAAATGAAGTCATGCATTTGATTGGTCATGAAGTTGCTACCCTAGCCTATCAGATGAATGCTAGGGTAGTGATGGAGAACCTTTCATGGCTGGGATCCACGGGAGGTACGTGGAATTTTAATGAAATTCAAGAAGCCGTCACCAATTCTTGCGCAAGAAAAGGCATTCCAATAAAATATGTTAGTGCCAAAGACACTTCAAACACTTGCACTCGCTGCGGCGCTGTAGTGAGACACGTAAGACGAGATAACGTGTGTGTTTCATGTGGTTTCAGGATTAATAGGGATGTTGCTGCTTCTAGGGAGATAGCACTGAGAGGAACAACTAAAAAACTTCGGGGTCCGCTTCGTCAGAGGCGGCATGGCGTGCCAGTTTCGCACTGAGCAGCCCTGGCAACCACCTTTTGATGGTACCAGCCTAGAGATTCCCGGCGCGACGGGTTTCTCAAACGTCAGCTCAGGGTGAGGCATAAAACATAATGACTGAATAGGTTCAATAGTCAAACCCGACTGACGTGCGCTACTGCGTAATTTGCGACGATGAGCTATCACAATGCATAAAGGAAAAATGAAAAATGATAAGAGAAGACTTCTTTGTCAATAAAGAAATAAGTGAGAATATAGCTAAAACCATTGTGGATATTACGCGTGGAAACAGTAGCACGGAAACATTTATTTGCCTGGACTATATGGGGATTGGGCACAAAGATAAGTCATTCAGCATTTCTTCTTTTGCAGAACTTGCCGCTGCAGCGACGAACGGCGTGTGGAGCGGGAATGACCCTGAAAATACCGCTGGGGTGAAGTTGCGGCACAGCAGGTGCGACGATTGCCTTTTGCTGCAGGTTGGGAAGCTGTCTTTCATGCTGGAGGTGGTGGACCCGACGGATAGTCGATTTGGTGAAAACCGCACAAATCCTATTGTTGCCATTCATTGGATTAACCGTCATGCACCTAAAGTGGAACTGGGGTGGGGAGCAACTGATGATGATATTGAGTACATGATTGATTGGAGAACCATTCTGTCATGGGTGGTATCTGACCCGACTTTTGGCGGTATCAAACAATTGCTGGTTGACCTATCAAAAGCAGTGAAAGACTGTCGTGATGAAATGATCGTTATCCAGGTGGAAGCTGCCATAGGTGTTTTGGAAAACCATGCCCGATTGTATACTTTCCCCTTCCGCACGCAAGCATATACCCACAGCCGCATAGTAGGGAACGCCTCCCCGAGTGAGGAGGGGTGGAACATGTGGTGTAACTATATCAACAAGGAAGTTGGTGGGGAGAAAGTGACTGAACGTATGACATCTGCCAATCACCCGCAACTTGACCGATATTTCGTAGCTATTGAGTCGGCACCACAAGGCGATAATGAGAAATACGACAGTCTCCATGCTGGGATCTATACACTGAGGGAGCTTAGTAGGCAACCATTGTGTGAGGTGGAAAACCCCACCTGTTACGCCATTGTGAATGCCCTTGCTGAGTGGGTGCGGGAAAGCAAGGAAAAAGGAAACTAACAGGAATAAACCCTGTTTTTGACTGCTTCCCTGGCGCGTGTGGTGTACCACAAATCATGAGCGAGACTGACATTTGAGGCGGCATGAGCGGCACACCGCTAGGCAAAATAAGGTGCGCGTGTTGTAGTGGTGCCATACAAGCACATAAAGCATCACAACAAAACCCATTAATGCCCCAAAATCAACCTGGAGCGAGGGTGGTTTTGATATGAATCTTGACATACGGTGGATGTACGGCTTTTCCGACCTTCCACCACATGTGATACTGTGAAAAAGGAAGTCAATGAGAAGAAATTGACTGAACAGATGGCATCTGCGCAGCACCCGCATCTTAACTGTTGCAAGAAAAAGAAGGAATCGTAATATTTTTACCATTTTGAATACATTGCAGGAAAATGTTGAAGCTGAGGCCCTTGCAGGTGATCATGAGCTACTAACGCCTAACGGTTGGATTTCTATTTCTGAAGTTGATAAAAATACAACCATCGCTCAATACAATGAAGAAGATGGTTCTATTGAGTTTGTGAAGCCCATCAAGGTTTCACACCACCACCAGGAAAGTACCTATCTTTTTGAATCCAAGCAAGGCCATATTAGGCAAGCTGTCTCGCCTAATCACCGTATGTTCTTAAAGTACTGTGGTTATAGTCCTGGCGATGGATACAAGAGCAAAGTTGTTTTGGCTAGCGAGTTACCTTCAAAACTAAATTGGCGCACAAGGTTCATCAATGCCGAAAATAAGAAAGGGGGATATAAGACAGAACTCACCCCGCAAGAAAGAATTTTAATTGCAATTTCTGCCGATGGAAATTTTGATAAGACTTTAAATAAAAACGGTGAATTGGTTTGCAGTGGTAAAAGAACTGGACATGTTTCAGTGCATTTTTCACTTGTTAAGGAGCGTAAAATTTTTAGACTTCTTTATCTGTGTGGAGAAGCAGGGTGGGATGTTGTAGAGGGTAAGCCAACAAAAAGGAATGATAACGCCAGCGATCGTAGAATATTCAGGGTCAGTGTCCCTGTAGATTATTTTGATATTGACAGGAAACTTTCTAGTATTTCTTCACTTGATATTGTGTCCTCCGAGTGGTGCAAAGAGTTTGTTTACGAAATTTCCTTATGGGATGGACATATTGTTAATGACAACCAGATAACTTGGGGTAGTGTCCGTGAAGATGAAGCCAAGTTTGTTCAGGCTGTTTGTGCTCTAGCTGGGTACCGTACTCATTGGAAAAAGATTGTTGATGGTCGAAAAGAAACTTTCAGCGACTATTTCCGTGTTCAAATAAATAAAAGCAGAAATTACTCTGGTGGCCAACGCATTGAGAAAATTGATAACGGCCCGGCGGAAGTATATTGTGTCCAAGTCCCGAGCACGTTACTTTTGACCAGAAACCAAGGTTCTGTCACTGTTACTGGTAACTGTGTTCATGGATACTACAAGTGCCGTGCAAGATTCATGTAGGCACGCCACGTAGCGTTTGTTCTTTTTTGTTGCTGCGATGGACGTTCCTCGCCGCTGCGTCCACCACAGGGTGAGTGTCATGGAGAATAAACGCCCCGAAAATGCGCCACCGGTATGCCCACCACTTAGTAGTAGGCGGGTTAGGTGGAACTAACAGTGTTTGTCCAAGGGAGTAGGGACAAGGAATTGACACCTGTAGAACACTGTCGCCCTGCCTACCTATGCACCGCTGTCCTTCCTTTTTCTGCACCCCCGCTCATAGGTGGTTATGTTATTTCTTGTGGTTTAGCTGGCAACGCCGCGTCGCCCCTGTCTAAGCCTGGCATGACGTTATTCACTTTGCTGCCCTGTAGTCGCGCGATGATTGGTTCAACGTCGCCAAGCTCAACGCCTACCCATTTCATGTGCTTTTTCTCTGCGACCGCGTAGGTGGTTCCTGACCCGCCGAACGGGTCGAAAACGGTGGCGCCGGCGAAACCTGAGATGGCGAGTATCCGATCAAGCATAGATTCTGGCAGCGCATTGGCTTGCCTGTATTTTGTCCGCCGGTGCCGCACTGGTGAAAGATCCGTCCACACGTCAGTCAGGTTCACCCCGTCGGGGTTCATCTTTTTGAAATGCCCGCCGTAGTCCTTAATGAGTCCACCGCAGTGACGGCACCGCTCAAACGGTGTGCGCACTTTCGTGAAAGACTGGGGGCGTTTGCCCTTGATGAAATACAACAACGAGTAGTGCGCGGGGTACAGCTTGTTTGGTATGGGCATTGATGACTTCATTGACACCGCGACTTGATGCCTGAATGTTAACCGACTGTCTTCCATGAGGTGCGCGCCGGTGATGATGTTCCATTTGGGTAGGTTGTACACCCACAGTGCGCCGCCGTTGCTTAACAGGGGTATACATGCGTCAATCCACTGGAAGGTCCACTTGATGTACTCACTGTTGGTTAGGTTGTCGTTGATGTTGCCGCCGTAGTCTTTGTTTAGGTTGAAGGGCGGGTCCGCGAAAATCACATCAAACTGCCCTGGGGGGGCGATGCCATCAGTTCAAGACAGTCACCCTGATACAGGGTTCCGTGGGTGGTTGTGAAAACAGCCTCAATCATAAGGGGTGCTCACCATGTCCTTTCTGCATGTTTTTCTGGTGGCTGTGGTTGCCGAACGGTGTTTGGTAGGAACTACTGTACACAGGTGTGTGCTTGATTTGCGCTCACTGTTTCTTGGTGGGCGGACCTGTTGTACGTGGAGCTTTCGCTGTCTTTGCTCATTGGTGAATACGGCATGTGGCGCGGCTGCCAGAGTCCACCACGGGGGATAGGGCGTGTCCAGTCACTAAACCGGTGCCTCGTTGCCTACCCTGCCGTCTGTCGCGGATGTAGGGAAATGCGTCTAACTGCACTCTAGGGGTGCGCGGCCGCCGGTGGGCTTTGTTCTCGCGCCCTCATTTCAAGCACCATGTACCCTGCGCTGCAGTTGTCTTGTCGTGCGGCACCACGGCATATGGCTTGCCAACAACCAGAACAGCAGTGGCAAGGGAACGGGGATGCTTGGACATGTGTTCTAAAAATAGGGGTGTTTTCGGGGGTGATCCTGCCTTCGTGTGTCTACCCCGCGTGGTTGAATACATAGTGAAAGCAAACGGGAACCGCACCGCAACGGTCACCGTGAATCCGTCAGAGTGTTTTGTACGCTCCCAACCCAAGGGGTAATCATGAAACTTTCCCACGGCATTGAGTGGTCTATCCGCAGTAAAGAAACGGTCGGTGAACTAATAGACCAGTTTTTGGTCACTATGGCCCACACTGATGAAGAGGGACGCATCCACATAAATGAAGACTACGTTCAAAAGTGGAACGAAAAGGAGCAACGGCTTCCTGTGTGGACAGCTCCAGTGCTGGCGGCAGTGCTAGTGGAAAGTGTGAGGCGCGTGCAGAAAAGCGACGCGCCGATCAAGCTACAGCATCTGATCATGACGGATAAGTTCGCACTCACTGTTGGCGACAGGAGCATATTTTTTTGCATCCTGAACAAGGGTTCCATGCCCACTGTTGTTATGGAGATACCCAGGCAGGAACCAACAATTGATATTGACCGTTTTCTCTCCGATTCAAGGAAAACCTACTTGAAGGTAAACTTCCAAAGCCTCATTTCGTGCGCTATGCTCGGCAGTTCGATTAAGACGATAGTGAATAATGTTGACAAGATGCTTGAAATCATGTTGTCAAGTCACGGTGTACTATATCCGACCTATATCAGTAATATATTACGCCCATATCACCTGAATTGGGAAATTAAAGAAGACGATATTGAAAGCTTTTTCTGGTGTGTTGCCCCACCTTATAAGGGATGGAGGCAAAAGACAGAATATGAGCAACTTGAGGAAACAAGCAGCTTGCGGAAACGCAAAAAGGTAACAATGAGTTTCACTCATGAAAATTCTGATGAAACACTTGTTGTGACCTTTACCACCAGCAGAAGAGACTACAGGGACAGCATCGTTCCTATAGAGGCAGAGGTCCGTGACGCTAATGGTGAAGTGGTTCGTGTGCTAAATAAAGATAAGAAGAAAAAATATGAGGTACACAGCGGAATAGCCCAGTTTTTGTCTGAATGGGGTGAGGGAACAATTGACGAATGGACTTGGAACTAGCGTGGTCTGACTAGAAGGGCTGTCGTGAGATGGTGAGTGGCTATCGAAACACCCACCCATTTTCACAACAGCCCATTCTTTCGTTTTGCTTCACGTTTTTCTTCAATCCAAAAAACCGTCACCAATACAACAAAAATAAAAAGAAAAGCCAAACCATACCTCACTTCCGCCTCAAATTCAGATACACCGTACTGTGAAGATGGAACAGAGGTGGTGCACGTACACTGTTGTTCCTTTTCCTTTGCAAAAAGCTTTTGCTGCTCCAGGTAGTCCGTCGTGTTGACAGCTCCATGCTGAATGTCATTCATGTGGAGATTCACAGTGTTTCCTTTTTGATAATTACGGGTAATGACTCACGCTAGAACGTTAAGTACCCCTGTTGATAGTTCAACCGTAAGTGTATCTAGGCAATACACTCCCATTCAACCTGTTTAAAACATGCACGCTGCGCGAATCTAGGGTCCGTCCCGCCAACAAATCCATGTATTGGGGTTACCGCCCCTGCCCCAGTTCCGTTTTTCTCAGACGCAAGCCTTACCCAACACCCCTACGGGGAATAGAGGAGGCTACCCCGCACGATAGGGGTACAACCTTTTACCCGCTGGCGGGCACGAATCAGTATGCGCCGCCCTACTCGCCGCCGCCCGCGCCTACACCGCGCGCAATCTGCGCACCTGAAAACCCAAAGCCCCGCTGCCAACGACGCGCCCCTTGGATTTACTCTCCCGCCGCTGCCAGCGCCACGGGTTTCATCAGTACGCCTGGCAGGTCGCTGTTTTCGACAATCCGCATGGCTGCCTCACCCCACAGAATAAGGCAGGAACCGGCACTGGAGTTGCCTTTGTTGGGATTACGGATGCTTCCTTTATGGAATTTCACCCGGCCCGCCAGGAAGAAAACCCCATCGGCCGTGGCGACGGCTTTATGGAACCATGCCGTGTCCACGCGGGCAAATACCAGTGCCATACTACTCCCATGCGCCGCGCATTTCTCTGTCCACAGCCCCACGTCACGCCCGTAGGGCAGGTTGCAGAATACCAACCCCTCCCACTGTTGTGCCAACCCGTCATCGTTTTTAGTGAAGACTCGCCGCGCAGGGACGTGCGATAGCCCTACACCAGGGCTACAGGGGTCAAGGTCGAAGGTGATGTGCTCCCCTAGTTGAGTGAAGAAGGTTTTCGGGGTGTACCACTCATTGGTTTCTCCCTCACCTGGACGTTCGTGTGTGAATCCTGTCACTATTTGTTCTTTCTTGTGTTGTTGTAATGGTTCATGCAGGTTTTCCTGCGCTGTTTCGTTTCTTTGCATGGCACCTTTTGGGGTACCATTAGAGGTAATCACATACCAGGAGTCTTCCCGGCTCATAGCGGACCAATCATAAGGCAATCGCTATCTGTTGTTGCGATGCGGACATATGCGGGTAGGTGGAGATGGGGCGGCGACATGAGGGGACAATGAAAACCCCGATAATTATGTTGGCGCCGGCTTGTTGGTGCTGGTGGAAAATCGTGCACCACACCCTTGGGTGCAGCGCCTAATGTAATGCCCCTTGGCACCTGTGTGGCGACACACAACCTATTGTTGAGGAGCGCCGGGCCTTGCTGCAGGGTGTTCATGTTCTTGCCTTTTTGTCTTACGTCCCCGCTTGTGGTGCCACCTACCCTGCATAGTCACTAACCGTGCCCGCCGGTGCCGTTATGTCCTACGTGTTGTGTGGCATGCATCAAACTGCAACCTCGCCACGTATCACAGGGTACGGGTTGTAGTTGTTAAACGCCACGTCACTGATGCGGTAGTCGAACATGCTGGATGCCTTGTTGAGTCGCAGGGTGGGGTACTTGCGTGGGGTGCGGGTTAGCTGCAGTTGGACTTGTTCACGGTGGTTGTCGTAAATGTGGCAGTCCCCGCCCGTCCATACCAACTCACCTACCCCTAGCCCTGCCTGTTGGGCGAACATGTGGGTGAGAAGCCCGTAGGAGGCAAGATTGAATGGCACGCCGATGAACATGTCAGCACTACGCTGGTACACCTGACAGGACAGCTTATCGTCAGCAACATATAGCTGGAACAGCAGGTGACAGGGCGGCAGTGCCATGTCGTTGATGCTGGCAACGTTCCATGCAGTGACGATGTTGCGGCGTGAGTCTGGATCGTTTTTCAGTATGTCTAGGGCGTTGTGGATTTGATCAATGTGTTCACCGTTCGGGGCGGGCCAGCTGCGCCACTGCACCCCATAAACCGGACCTAGATCACCGTTGCTGTCTGCCCACTCGTCCCAGATGGTGATGCTGTTTTCATGGAGGAACCTGATGTTAGAATCGCCTTTCAAAAACCACAGTAGTTCACCAACAACCGACTTGACGTGCACTTTCTTTGTGGTGATCAGCGGGAAACCTTCATTAAGGTCAAAGCGTATCTGCCTGCCGAACAGGCTTGTCGTTCCGGTGCCAGTGCGGTCGGATTTGTGGGTGCCGTGGTCAAGGATCTCACGCAGCAGATCCTCATAAGGGGTACGAATAGTCATGTCTAACAGTATAAGATCCGAAAGCGAAAAAGATCCACAACCAGCGGGTTTACGACGCGCCAGGTGAGTATTTGTTTTTCATTGGGGCTTACACTAAAATGAAATGAAGGAGTGCATTGAGTCATGCACTTTCCTTATTGTATGCACTCCCCGCCATGAGTTACTTATATTAACTTGTGGTGGGGTTTAATTATGTCTAGATAGTGGCAGCGACCTGATAGGCACACTGCGCTGCAGCTCGTCATTAAGTGTTGCAAATGTGGTATAATAAATGCTTGGAAAATCTGTAAAATAGCAGCTAAAACAGTGTTTTCAAGGAAGGTTGACCAATTTGAACGCTATTCAGAAGCAGTGGGCGGAAATGAATGAAGAAGTACGCAAAGCCCGCATCGCTTACTACTACGGCGACGAACCAATCATGTCTGACAGTCAGTTTGACTACCTATTCAGGAAGCTTAAGAAGTTCGAGGCTGACTGGCCTGAACATGTAACCCCTGATCAAACTGTTGCCGTCGCGCCGCCCAACCCAGAAAAATAAGCCCCCTCATGGGGCTATCTTAACGCCAACAGCGCCGCCGCACCTAGAACCCCGCCCATCAACTACAACAGGACACCGCCGCGCCGGGGTGTTTCATGCCGTCCGCGGCAACCGCAAAGGTGGTAACTTAAGCTGTGGTGACTTTGCGGATCTTGCGTCTATCCCCGCTTACTTCAAACCGACCGTCGCTTATCATCTCACACACAACCCTTTGAGCAATGGAACTATGCCCAGGAAGGATTCGGTGGGTGAACTGGTTGCGCGACACCCAGTCGCCACCCATGAAGGCGTAGACTTCCTCAGCTTTCTCCCATGCGCTGTTTTCTAGTTCCGCAAGAGCTTCACGCCCACTCACAAACGCAAACGGTGCTGCTTGTTCTTTGTTTTTAGGTGATTCAGCCATGATGTCCGCATTCCTTTCAGTTACCCATCACGTAGTTTTCTATACACCCGTCAACCTAGCACACCACTAGAGGCAAAGACGAGGACATTTAAAGGGGGTGGTTCTACCCAAAGAGAACTACCCCCACTTGATATATTTTGCGGATCTGGCTATAGTGAAGGCATCGGAAAACATTCCAGTCCACACAGAAGGAAAGTTGAAAATGTCTGTTATCTACAGCAAGCTGGGTGAGGTAAACACCAATGACCCCGACGACATAGAGCGTCATCGCGCTGGTTTCCAGGTGTCTCTGGAAAACGTAGCATACCTATTGCGTCACCACGACGCAGTACAGAAGGGCATGCCCCCTCGACAGGCTCGAAAAGAGTTTGGACTTGAAGATTACTACCCCGAAGCGCAAAAGCGCCTTGACGAAGAGTGGCAAGTTTTCAAAGAAAACCTGCTCGACGGGAAACAAACACCCGTCTCCCTCACTCTAATGGGGATCACTTACGCAGGAAAAAGAAGCCTTGGACCCGACTACGAGGAGGTGAAGCACCTTATCTAGCTGGAACAAGAGCATGACCACGCCGCCACTTACTTTTATCATGTGGCGGCGTTTTTCTTGCCCCAGCGCACCTTCCTAGAGAATCGTATTTGTTCCCTACACCGCTAGTCTTCTTGTGCGCGCCGGACCTAGCGGACAGTTAAAGTTCATTCACCACCCCCATCAAAGTTGCGAGCTAAGATTGATCTTTGATTTGATTATTACGCAATAGTGGATTATTATGCATTCACAGTAAAATAAGGAAAAACTAATGAATCATGAGATAAAATTGACCCCTGCAAGCATCAGTGTTAGATTCAACTACGCTGGCGGGTATAACGACATGCAGAATGTATGTGAAACCATCAATAAAAATGATGGTTTGTATGCATTTTTTGATGCGGATGTAAACGTTATGGAGGTTGAAACTTCCATACATAAGCAAGATGAGCTATGGAAGCTTTACGCTTTCGTAAATGAAGTTGTTTGCAAAAGCAACAAGAAGTTTGAAAAATAAGGAGCATTTATAATGGCTAATCAAAAACTTGAGGTTTTTAGTGAAGTTGTTGCCGTAAGTTTTCACGCAACAGGTAATCATGATGACATTAAATACCTTGTTGATTCAATTCGGAATATTGAAGGTATGTGGGCGGAACTGAACCAAGATGGGCATATTGACGTAGCAGGCCCAAGCGAGGAGAAAATTAACCAAGCGGTCAATTTCACTACCGCTATCGTAAACAGTCGAAATGGATTCTGAAAAGCCAGGGTAGTAGAGATAAAGATCAATAGGATAGCAATCCTTAAGGCGTAAAACGGGTGACCGCATCTGTTGTAGTGACTACAGGGCGACACCTTTTTTATGCCCTTGATAGCGTTTTCCACTTGGATTACCCATCGTCCCTCACCCTGACTTGTGGTGCCTTATTGCGACATGGACAGAGAAATAGTGCCAGCGGGCAATCGTCATGGTGGCTGAACAACGGGGGCGAACAAAGGCTTTGGGGATTGAATTAAACCTGCAGGATATGCAAAACCACCACAGGAAAATAGTGATACAGATCACTTGACTGCGGTTTCTGATCTACGTTTACTACATTCTGGGTGTAGCAAACGTAGATCACTTCACCCTTTCCTACCCCTAAATAGGGTTAATTAGTTTCCCTGCGCGCCGGGTAGATAAGTCTACCCTGTAGTGAATATTGGCGGCACTGCGCAGCGCCGCCAACCAGTAAACACGCGAGCAAGGCGAACTTCAACCAAGGGTAGAACACAAAGCGACGCACAAGAAGCAACAGCCCTGATGCCCGTTGTGTCATTTTTCCCATATGCACGTGGGACACCAGACACCCCACTACTCCCCCCTAAATCAAACCACCACCAAGAGAGCCTCAACGGGGAGAGCGTCGATAACCCTCGCGCCGCATTTCTACGCAACAAACCCCACCCCGGCGCGCCTCACAGCACCGTCAACCCAATAGCAATAGGGGGCCGCACGCGCCAAGTCCAGAGTGTAGGTAGCGGCACGGCGACACGCGGACTAGTGGGGCAATGCCACCTGATACACATAGCGCTTTCTATACTGTTCTCATCTACCCTATTTACCCCCGTCAGTGGACTTTACTGACAAGAGCAGAAAGAATTAGCACTATGAATACCCAAACAGAATCACACTTGACCATCCCCACCCGCAACCAGACACAAGGGGCAGCAAACCCTGTGGCAAGCCCCGCCATCTTCACAACCAAAAAGGAGCTGCGGCACCCCAACCAGAACGAAAACCTACTTGCGCTACACAACACCATGCAGTCCATTACCGGACAGGAACGGTTAAGGTTTTGCCACACCCTACACGACGGCATGCTGTTCACCAGCTGCTCCATTTGGGGTTCCCCTTTGTCGGCGGTTCGTATTGCTGATGCCCGGCGCGCCATGATCGCTAAAGCAATGCGCAACTGGATAAGCCAAAAAGAACACTCAATGGAAGTCATGTCAATGGACCTGGAATATGACACCCCGTCCGCACTAGAGGAAGCATGGGTGAACGCAGCCAACGCCCTGCACAGTTTCCTCAACACCGCGTCGTGGCGCGGCGGCGCGGGACGTAAAGGCGACAAGCAGACGTTCGGGGTGGAACACTACGTGAAAACATTCAGCATCACACACGAGGAACACGACGGCTGGCGGGTCACCGTGGACTTCCTGATGTTCCTCAACCACACCTGTGATGAGCAACAGCTTGCACGCATGGAAAAACGCTTCGGGGAGAGGTGGGAGCGGCAGGCCCTGCGGCACGGTGCCGTGGCATCATCACTGCGGGTAGGGCGGGAGGTGCGCAAGTCCACACTCGGGGCGTACATGACGCGCGGCGCACTCACAGCAGACACCAGTAAACTCAATGAAACAAACACCCCCGTGGGGCTGCCGGGGCGACGGCGCACACCATTCCAGATCCTCAGCGACATTTCAGCATCTAGTGACCTGTCAACCAACAACCCTGATATTGCATTGTGGTGGGAATGGGAAGAAAGCGCACTCGGGCACCGTCACATCGGGTGGTCAGTAGGGGCAAAGGAAGCTTTAGGAATTGCGGACATGGACGACAGTTTAAGGAAGAAGCCGCGCCACAGCAAGCAACCCAAATCAGGCAAGCCCACCACTTTAGTGTCCATGATTAGTACAGAAGGGGACAAGAAAAACAGTGATGTGGGGTTGTCTCCATTCTCGCCAGTGTTCATGCCGCCTGTTGCCGTGGACATGCACCACTCACCTATGCGCATCGCAAAGCAGCGCGCGCCAATGCCAGTGTTTTCTGGCTAGCGCACTTTAAGCAATATCCGCGAACCATTTTTGGTTAATGCACCATAAAATGGCATTTAAGGCACCTTCTTTGGTGCCTCTAGGCTGAACCACTAATTGTGGTTATCAGGGCTACTCGGTGCGGAACCGGTACACACAGGCACCCAATAAAGGTGTCTCCAAAACGTGTCAATCATAGCTAGTCTTATACATCAAGTCAAACCCTTTGCAAAACACCATTCGGGTGCAACGAGAGGCAGGGACAAGGAAGCATAAACCACGTAGCCCCTCCAGGCTTTCCACAGCTCCTATAACCTAAACAGCATGGCGCGCTGCTACACTCTCGCTGGGGCCTCCATACCCACAACAGGGGCGAGCAAAAAGTAAACCCACAGGTCTCACGCCTCACCGCCCACACTCGCCGGGTTGATGGGGTTTCATCTACATGCGAGGCGTGCATGTATCGCCGCGCCGGGTTACACTAGAGATGCGGCGAGCGTCGATAACCTGCCGTCTTTGGGCGGGTTTGCCCCTACTCGCCCTGTCGGAAAAACCATAGGAGGAACCTGATGAATGAGCACACCGCCGCCGCTGGCATAAAGCAACCCCTACCTAAAAGTGGAAGGGAGATAGTACGCGACCTGGAGGATAAAGCACTAGTCAACGCGGAACACTATTACCACAACGTAATGGGGGAGGATTGGATGTCTATTTACGACTTTTATCAAGCCATACTCCCAGGGCACTCGCGCATAGCAAGAAGGTTTACTGATCGACTCATCAGAAATGGAAACCTAGAAGTTAATAGGGATGATGACACTTTAGTTCGCAAGAACCCGAATTTTAAGCAGTAGCGCGCTGCCAGGGTGCCGTGCGACGACATGGAGGGCGGGGGGCTGAACTACGGGCGCGGCGCGCTCACTGCAGCGAAAACCACCCGACCCCGCCGCCACGTCTACCTTACAGGTTGACTTGCCGACGACCCCAACCACGCCACCAATACCACCACCCTGCCCTTGCTGGTGTATCACTACTCCCTGGCGCAGCGCAGCTTGCATGGTACAAGGTGGAATGCCTGTTCGACACCCCGCGCAACCAATGTCTTTGCTGGTTGCTATAGTTGTGGACATGAACGCCAAATAGGAGAACAATGGTGTTCACTATATGCTTTTGCAGAAAGGAAGCGCCCCATATGTCTACCAACGGAACCAACACCACCGTAGTCGAATTGCCAGCTCAATTCCTACGAGAACTGATAAAGGAATCGTTTTACTACATAGACAAAAAGTTTCCATTGGCTTCCCTTAAATGGGATGGAAACCTGTTGGTTTTCGCCGCAACCGACAACTACAAGGTGCTGCGTTTCGCAACTCACACGCCAACAGAAGCCCCAGAGTAAGGCATGCTGTTCACGCTGTCTGGCACCGCGCTCAGAGAAGCATACAAGACGCTGGAAAAAGCGAAAGACACCTGCAGGCTAGTAGTCTCCTGCGGGGCGCTATTCATAGAGCATGATGAAAACAGCATCCAACTATCTTTGATGGAGCACCCAATGGGCATCAACCCGCAGGCAACCATCACGGTTGCCAAAATGCAAATGAGCGAAAATGTTGGGCACGTCGTATCATCTGTGTACCTGAACGTAATCACAAACAAAACACGCGACAAGAACACCATCATCTACCACCAAAAAGACGGTGGTGCACACATAGAGTTCCTGCAGGGGCGAGGGTGCTGTCAGTTGCCCTAACGCAAGCTGCCCACGCTTCTTGCAAAACGGTGACATTTTCCTCGTGGTTACTACGGCGGGCGGCGAAGCTTATCCCCAAGGGGTCTTCAAAGGATTCCTTGCCGAATAAGTTCAGCACCTCACGAGCCTGCCCCTGCACGTCGGTGGCTGTGATGTATCCCCGCTTGGCTAGCAGGGAGACGGGGGCTAACTCTCGTAACTGTGCGCGGGTTTCACGGCGTTGAGGTTATCCCGCGTCCGGTCGTCCTGAGACTGCTTCCATAGCAGGTAGGAGTCCTGGAGGTTGAGCCAGAACTCCGCAGAGGTGCCCAGGGCGGCGCCGATCTGGGCTGCGGATTCGCGCGTGATCTCCTTCTTCCCGGAAATAATCTCCGAGACAAACTGCGCCGGCCGTCCGAGCACCTCGGCAAAGTCGGCTTGGGTCCAACCGCGGGCGTCCAGCTCGTCAGCGAGGATTTCTCCGGCCGGGAATAGCTCCGCCGCAATTGGGGCATTCATGTGTTCACCTTCTCTCAGTGGTAATCCACCATTTCAATAACGATGACCACGCGGCCATCGTTGTCGGTTGCGAATTTGAGGATGAGCCGAAACTGCTTGTTTAGGCGGATTGAGGAGGTCCCGGCTCGGGCAGGAAGAGGCTGTAGGATTGCACTTCTATTGCATCCTACAGACTCTCTGACATAAACCATTACCCCTCGGACAGTTGATAAAAGCTAACAATTTCTTTGTTGAAATCTTCATCAGAGCCATCACGATAACTCATTGCGATAAGGTAGTCTTCGAGTTTAAAGAAGAAATCTTTGAACTCTTTAGCTGTCATGTTTTTGAATATTTTTCTGTTGTCTGCAAGCAAGACTATTAGTTTTCCTTCGCTTATTGGATATTTATATTTCTTTTCCAATGAAATTTTGAAACTATCCTGATTCTTTAATTTGAATGTAATTTCCTGCGTATATGTTGAGTAGTAATCACAGGTGTCACATCCTTCGTCATAATCCTTGTCGGTTGAAATATCCAGGACCGCATCGTCCTTTAATTCAATAAGATACTTGCTTCCGTTCCACATTTTCTGTTCCTCCTCAATGGAACTTCAGGGCTGTGCACCCCTTTCGGTTGCTGGCATGATTTATATTAAGTTGCGCTTATCGCTTTGTCAAGTTCAGGGCGTAAATCTCCAGTTAACAACCACCCCCGCATTTGTTAAACATCAAGCTCACGGTAGGTTTTTAACTACCCCCTTAAAACGCATGTTCTATGTCTTTGATTCCTCGTGTCTACCGTGCCCGCTACCATTAGAGACATAAACAGTGAGGAAAAAACGGGTACACAAAGATTCCTGTTCCAGGCTGTTTCCCCAATTCCCCAAGTGAACTGAACCATGCGGCGCAACAAAACACTGAGCATGCGGACGGTTCACTACCCAGGCAAGGAGTCAAAAGCCATGACCGCATTGAAAATTGCCGAGATCCCCGAGAGGCTTGTGAAGCAAATCTTCATGGAAATGGGGAGCTTCACAGATGGAGAAGATCCTCAAATCATGGCGATCTGGGATGGTGGTCGGCTGTTCTTTTTCGCCGCAACCAGGCACAAGAATTTTTACGCCTCGGTAGAGGCTTGCGCAACGACACCTGAGCCTATTTATCTGAAACTTGAACTGGCAAACGTACTTGCCGCAAAGAAGGCTTGCGGCGACGTGAAACGCCCCGTAGAGGTAAATATTGACGGCGGTTCCATCTTCATGTGTTTCAAAACCGGTGAGTCTATTGAGCTTGGCAGTGAGGGGTTTGTCACTCTGTATGACCCGCTGGGGTTCCTAGTGAAGATGCGCGAGGCATTATGTGAACCTGACTTCTCGTTTTTCCTGGGAGTTCTCTCGGGGAAGGCCCGCGATAACCATGTGGCTGTATGGGCAAAGGATAATGCGCTACGCGGTCAGGCTTACCTAAAATACGAGTACATGCCTGAGCATAAGATGATGAAATCAGCAAAAGGTGTTGCAGGTTTCACTGCGGAGGCTTATGCAACGACACGTCGTAAGCCTCAATAGGTTTTGACCCCATTTACTTCATGAGTCTTCATGGCGCACAATGGGGTTATTTTTACGAGAGCCACGATGTACAATACTTATTTGCACCGTCCAGCTCTCGACAGAAAAAGAAGGAAGAGGAATGATTGCACCAACAAAGAAAAAAGTCACCAATGGGCGTATTTATCAACAAAATCTCATCAAAAAACTTCAGAAAGAACATTAGAGATTCTTGAATCCATGCGCCTTGGCGAGACAATGAACTTTGAGGAGCTTGCCGAAAAAGTATCACCCAACTGGCGAATAGCAATCAAGGCTTTTGACAACCTAGCGAACCTTGGCTACCTCGAAATCAGTGATGGTGGCAAGGAATCTTTCGGCGTCATCAAGAAAATCAGTTAGAGATTACCCCCTTCCATCACACCGCAGCGTCAGTGCTCATAGTAGCAAAATCATCAGAAGGGACAATGAAATTACTGCTTAATGTGTGTTTCAGTAAAGATGTTCATCCACTCACAATTTGCCACGAACAGTGAGTGGATGAGATGTATTACCCCCACTTGACAGTCATCCTTCCATCTATGTTGTGATGGAGGTATGATTCTTTTATCGACGCAAGAAGGAAGCGTCCACCACGACACCCCATACAGCAAGTGGGGTGTCGTCAGAACCAGGAAGGAAACATTTGTCATGTCGGATAGCGTAATTGCCACTGTTAAGGGCGAGTTTATTTTCCGTCTTTTTAAGGAAGTGGAGAAGGCGACGCTAGCTAAAAACGCTAGCGGGAAGACAGTAGTCCGTGATGGGAGTGAGGTCTTCTTCTTTTACGGAGAAAAAGGCTTTGGGCTTTTTGCTCATTCGCTGGAGAGAAACTTCATCTTCATGGATGATTTTCAGGCGCTATTTGATATTAATGAATGCAACAAGGGATGTATTTCATACAGGTGTATTAAGGCGGCACTTGAGTATTTTGGAAAAGAAAGCACCTGGAAGAAGGACTTCCGTATAGAAGTAAATTCATATGGCACCATTCAGATCGGTTTACCGGAAAAGGAAAAAGTACTCATTGTCTGCAAAAAAGCTCCGCAGGATCAGCTCTGCCATATCAACGAGGTTGTGAGTAAAGCTCGGCGTTTCTTTGCGGCTAGTGACGACAGCAAAGCAGAAGTTCCTCTAGAATTTCTTACAGGAAAACATGAGGACATGGACGTAAGGATGATTGTTCGTACTCAGACCCACCTTACGGAAGGTGAACTAAAGTACATGAACCTTCACCCAATTAAGCTTGCTGCGAAAGCAAGCAAGCTAAATGAATACTTTTTCGTTGGTGGCTCTGTCACACTCCAGGAGCCTAAGCTATCTTGGAAGTAGCTTAATTATTTAACGGGCGCGGGGATTATTCCCCCGCCCGTTTTCTTTTGCGCGCTGGGAGTTTACTGGCACCGCCCACTAGGGCAAGACAAACGTTCTGACAGATGTCAGGTGTGCCTTAGCTGCACCGTCGCAGTCGCCCTACCCCACCTCCTCACTCCTGGGGGTGTCTCGCTTTGCCTGTAGCGTATATGTTCGATAATCCCATGTGTTTAGTGTGCCGCGTGTCTGGGTTGTTGTCTATAATTTAGGGTACACAGCAAGCGAAAAGGTTCACTGAAAATGTCAGTGTTTTCCAGTGATGTCTGTCAAGGCAATGCCGAGCTTTGCCTGACCCCCTTAGATCCTCAGAAAGGAATCTCGCCGTTATGTCTGATATGTCTGAAATCGACGACACCACCACACCAGTGATCACCATTCTTGCGAAATTTGCACATGAGTTGTCGCGTGAGCTTTTGGATTTCGCGCCGATAAATCCTAAAACCAGACTGCCCTTTGTTGTGGCAAAGTGGGAGGGGAAGGAATTGACCCTATACAGCTCGAATCAGTTTAAGATTCTCTGCGCAACTATTGAGACAGTCAACGTTGCCGACAAGACATACTGTATTCACGTCAGCACGGATGCACTAAAGGAAGTGAAAAAGCTTCTCTCTAAAGTCACTCGCAAAATGGCAGTGCGCCTGTTTTTCAAGGGTGATGAACTTTATCTACAGTACAAGGACACTGAGATTAACCTAACTGGTTACTATTCTGGTGTTTCTGCTGATGAGGTGGCGGGGAAGATGGATACGTGTTTCGACGAAGTGAGTGAGCATACCAAGGCTTCTGAAACTGTTCTGGTCAATCTTGACCATATGGTGAAAACAGATAGAAATGCTCAGGTTACAGTGTGGTCTTGCATTGGGGATAATGGCAAGCCTTACTCTGGGTTTTTCTACAAACTCGACCACCCCCCATTTTGAAAAACACGCGTACCAACACTCATCTGGCGGCGATCTTTACAGCCAATAAAGCCCCCAGGTAGTCTAATCTCACGGTCAACACTTGTGCAAGAACCCCACTTGCCCGCGCCGCCCTGTCTTGTGCAACGCGGCGCGGGCAGGTAGATAGGGGATAAAAGGCATCAAGAAAACCGTGCTCTCCTTGTTGGTTTCACACACCCACTCCCATTAACATCCAAGAAGCAAGAAGAAGGAAACGTCACACCAATCATGCCAGAAAACACTAGACCAAATGGCAACAAGAACAACGGCATCTCCAACCAGAATCGTGGTGAACAAGACGACACAGCTGTGGTTGCCTTATCCATGCCGGGAACCCTCTTCTCCCAGGTGGCAACAGAAATGATGCTGTTTACCGACAAAAACATGTCCGCCATGTGCGCGCGTTGGGTGGATGACACTTTTCATGTGTTCGCCACCAACAGAGTGAAACTGTTTCACTTTTCTGTCAAGACAGAGCATAAAGCCCCCGAGGGTGGATGCGGGTGCATACTCAGCGCCGATCAAGTGAAGGCGTTGAAAACCTCACTATCTAAAACCAAATCCTATGTAACGCTATGGTTTGATAACGATCACCTATATCTTGAAACCCCCGCCATGCGCACTGACCTGACCGCCACCAACGGGGACAGGACTAACCCCTTCAAGTATTCAGTACTTCTCTCCAACCTCAAAAGCAGCGGCGAGGAAATCAAACCACCCCTATGCGGGAACCTGCGGGCGTTTACTAACCGCCCTAGAGATGCGTTCATTCACGTGGAAGCCGCGAGAAGTAAAGAAAGCGGTGCGCCTTTGTTTTGGTACCACTACGCTCCAGGGCATAAGGTCATGGAGGCAGGCAAGGAGGCTAGCCTTAAGGTGTCTGCGGAGGCTGTCATGATAGGGCTTCACCCCAATTCAATCAGCGAAGAATAAACCCCCCTCTTGTAACCACATTTCCAACGACCCGCGCCCGCGCTGCACGGCATTCTTGATGGTGTCACGCTCCGTATGACGTGCTGGCGCGCCGCACGCGGTGACAGCTTACGGAAGGGCGTGCGGTGAGATCTGGTTTAGTCGGCACTTACGCATTTCGCGCCCCTCACGTGTGGTCACACAAACCGGCTGCATGAACATACTCATAGTTGTTTTCATAAGGGTGTGCTACACTCATCTCTCATGCGGTGGTTCCCTCAAAGAGCACGTTGTTTGCTTGGCGATTGTTCACCCGGTCCCTAGTGTAGGCTGCGGCTGCTAGGGGCTTTCAGAATTTTAGGGGGTTTATGCGCAACAAATCCACCTTTAAGCTGCCCGGCGCGCCGGGATTTTTCCTTTAATGCACATACTGTAGTTGCTCTACCCTCCCCTCTTATCGGTCTAGGGCTACCTTGCCGCATTGTGCGCCATCAATGGCGCAGGCGCACTGTTGGTGTGCTTGTGTAATGTCGCCCTGTTTCTCTTTTGCGTTCCAACCTGTTCATCTCACTTCTCTTGGTGCTCCTGAAACTGACTTGCGCTGTGCCCCACGTCGAGCACCTATATTCGGCAACACGAGGCAACAGGTAGCTGCTTTCGTGTATTTGCTGGTAGCGTATCCACCATACCCCTCACTTTTTCAGGATACCCCCGAAGGAAGAGGGACAAGAAAACCCGCCATACACCACGGAACACAAACCACCAACAAGAAGAGGGAAACCCTTATGGACCAGCCGGAAAGAAACACCACCCGTGAAACCGTCCTTGACATGCCCGCAGGACTACTCAAAGAGTTCCTGAAAGAAGCAGAATCATATACCCAGCCCCACAGCAGCGGGGAGGCTGAAACGGTAGCCAGTTGGGGCGAGGGTTTGTTTGTGCTTGTTGCTCACAACACAATGAAAACGCTCACTATGGTTGCTGATTCACCATTGAACGATGATACCACAGCAAGAGTCGCACTGGTGGAGCAACACATCGTGGACGATCTGAAAGAAAAACTAAAAGCAATCCCACCAGATGACACCATAAGACTCATTGCCGAAACCGAGCATGGAAACAACGCCAGCAAGCTTTACGTGTCGTTTGATGGCGACAACCACGACAACATGACACTGCTCACCGTGGGAACACCTAGTAGCACCCGCAGATACGAAAACGTTGCAGACATCACCCTTGGAGCCGCAAGGGAAGCGGTTTTCAGTGGGGCTGTCCCTACAGCATGCCTGTGGCGCATCACAGGGAAGAAGCGCGACATGAACGCAATCCTTATGTTCCACCCCCAGGGCATGTACTCTAGTGTGCGTTTCACAGAAGCCCACCCCCTCACCTCCTACGCGCAGCAACTAGAAACCGGCTGCATCGTCGCTGGTATCATCCCCACGCCCCAACTTACGATGTGGGAGCAGGAAGAACAACCACCACTGTGATGTGTCCCGGCGTGGCCGCCGCTCTCTGGTAAACAACAGTGGAAGGAAAAACAAGTGGCGACCAATGCGACGCGGTACCTCATTGTCCCCCGACTCGTGTTTGTCTATGCGTTGCGGGTCTAAGGAGCGTCGATAAGCTAAACCGCGACAACCACGCCTTTGCGGGTCTGTGCGCGGGGTACGCCAGGTAGGGGGAGAATACACCTGCGCGCTTTGGTGTGTGCGACTAACTCTCCGTTCCCGCCCAGCGCGCCCCCTGTGTGTGCCGCCAGTACATTCTGGTGTGTCAACTCCCAACCAACTAAACGACCCCCTGCGCCACGCCCACACCTGCGTGACAGCACAGGGGCAACCTCCGCCTATTAATGACACGTCGGCGCCGCGCTCAGAGCCACCACATCCCCGTATTGATGCTTAACTCCAGCGCGAAACCAGTATGGTTGCCAAAAAGCGCCCCCTTTTAGACGCTCCCAAAAGACAACACGGCACCCCATGCATGGCATCGGCATATTCTCCTATCCTCATGTTCCTTTTAGGCATGCCTTTTGTTCCCAACGAGGGGTTACCCATCGTGACATGGGGTCGCGCCGGGGACACAGCGATGGTGAAAGATAGGGACAAGGAAAGTAAAGCTTCCTCACTGTTTCCTGTTGGTAGGAAGTGGGTTGAGCTTGGTATTCCACCCGCCACCCCTCGCAGTTACATCCGAATCAATAAGACACCACAGTCCCGCGCAGTTTCGTCCCCTGTGCAGGTTGCCCATTGGTGAGTCATACGGGATGTGCAAAGTGGCATTCATTCATGCTTAGCCCCCTCATTATGTGGTTTGCATACGCGGCAAAAGACGGCTAGTTATCATCCACCACATGCGCGGACCCTGTCTATTGCCACCGCCGCGTCGTCTCGCGTGCCGCCATGCGCCGCCCCCCATTCCCAGCGCGCGCCGTTGCGGGGTTGCCGTGGCACAGGCCCCATGCAGTGCGCACACCACATATAGATTTTGTGATTTTAACCACTTTTTGAGAGGTTTTTGTTGCCGAAATCACATTAACGGGTGCTTTTTGTACACCATAATCACAATTATTGGGGCGCTCCGGGCGGGTAATACCCTTAAAACCGGTTCTGTGCTGCAAGGTTGCGTAGCACTAGGGGTGCGCATGTATGTTGGATGCGTAAACAAACCCCATCAGTGGGGCTTATCCATTGTTCACCCTGATTTATGAAGGAAGATTTCTGATGCTTAACGAGCGTCCACATGCCGCCGCGCCGCGATCACTGTGGCAACAAACCCCAAGGGAAAGGAAAAACCCGCCATCCTTAGACTCGGAGATGGCGGGAATCAACAACCAGAAGAACCTAGAAAAGAACCAGTTGCTGTCTTCGACAGTAACACGCATTGGTGGTGAAGTCAAATGACCTACACCAGCACCGCCACAGCACTACGTGCGGCCAACGGATTAAAGCCAGGAGAAAAGCTTCTCCTCGCCGTCCTTTCCGACCGCGCCCGCGAATACGACTGGCTAGAAGAGGGATTATCTGCAGCGTTCCCATCGATCATGGATCTGTGCCACCAAGTGGGGCAGTCCAGAGCAACGATCTTCCGACACCTCAACCACTTGAAAGAAATCGGGGCAATCCTTGTTGAAAACAGGTGGAAACCAGACGGGGAAACCGGGCAAGCCCGACAACAGGCAAGCCTGTACATCGTCAACACCCCCGCTATACTCGCGGGCTGCTTCAATGGGCAGGTAAACCTACCCGAACAATTCAAGCTCCGTATTGAGACCTGCCTCTACAACACACAAGGGCTTATTGAGGGTTTGAGGGATTCCCTTATTGCGGTTTTAGGGTCTCAAAAAGATCGGGGTAAGGGTACTAAAATGGGACACCCTATAAAGAGTAAAAAAGATATAAATAATAACCCCCTCCCCCCTACGGGGGTTCCCCCACACCCACGCGCCACCACATGGCGTAAAAAACACAAGACACGCCGCCACAGGCGAATCCCCACACCCCAGCACCTACCAACACAACCCACAAGGGAAGGGGAGGGATTTAACCAACCCACAACCAACACAAACGTAAATGCGCCAAAAAACGCCCCCACAGCCCCGCAGGAGCACCGAAACACCCCACAAAGGGTAGATAGTGCCCAAAGCACAGAAAAGCCGCGAGAAGACGCGACAACACCCAACATGGACGACATCGCAGACTGGACACTCATCAACCAATGCCTCCCAGAAGGCATGCGCGACCTCCCCATGAAAGAAGCCCGCATCATCGCAAACCAACTCCGCGCCCGCATCAACGCAGGCTGGACACCCCAAAAAATCCGCCGAATCCTCTACACCAAACCCCTACCCCCCGCAATCAAATACCTCCCCGGACTCATCAAAGCCCGACTAGGCACCGACGTACCAATCAACAGCGCACCACAATCCCAAAACCCCACACAACCAGCACAAACAACACAGGAGAACTACCACCAACAACGCGCACACAAAGAAATCGAACGCTGCCGACGCGAATACATCTCCGAAAGCAAAGCCAGCCTCGAAATCCGCAAAGAAGGTTTCGACGCATGGCTAAAACGAACACGCCCCGAAACCGCCAAACTACAACAGGAGACAACCACCTAAGCGGACCCCACTGAACATGCTCTCGGCATCACGCCCCACAGCGCACCAACACATGCAGACAGCATCACGCATGTGCACCTAACTCGCTGCTGTTAACACGCAAGACACATGAGCAGAAAAGCGCGCTCTTGTACTTTGTTCTACAACCCCGAACATGCTTATATACGCCCATGAGTACATGTAGCACAATGTGCAATTTGCGTTTGCCTTCTACCTCATATGGCGGCTCAGAAGGCGCGGCGTGCTCAGTACAACCCCACACAAAGCAAAAACCCAGCAACACCACAAAACGTGGCGCGCCGGGTAGAGTGGGTTAGAGGGTTGGATTATTGGGTGGGGGCTGGTTCTGGTTCGCTGTCTGCGTAGAAGAACTGGACCGCCAGGTAAGCGCTGCCGTGGGCCTGTTCAACAGTGATACCAACACCGGCGCTAGTCAGGTCAGGGGTGAGCAGAATTGCGTTGTGCTTTGGTGAGTCTTTCCATGACTGTACAGCTTCTTCTGCATTGAGGCGGTAGCCCCAAGCAACAACCTCTGCCACGCCGCTGTCGCTGGAGTGGAACAAGGTGTCTTCTGCCGCCATAGCATCAGCTTGACGTTGGGCACCCTTTTGCAGGATGTCATTCATGCGCAGCTGCGACAGGTTGTTCTCAGCGCGGTACTTGTTGATCAGGTCAAGGATTTCACCACGGGCCTTGTCAACCTCAGACTGTGGGGTGCGGTAGTTCGGATCGTTGATGTCCGCTGGGGGCGCAGGGTCAGGCTGCGGCGTTGCTGGCGTGGTCTCCTTTGGGGCAGGAGCCGGTGTGCTCGGTTCAGGCACTGCAGGGGCGGGGGTTGTCGGTTCCGCAGGCTTTGTCGTAGGAGGTTGCGGCTTCGGGGTTTCCTTGCTTGCTGGAGGGGCCTTTGGTGTGCTGGGGGCAGGTTTTACGGAATTAGCGGGCGGCTGCGGTGCCGGTGCGCCACCTCCGCTGCTACCACCCCCCAATCCTAGAAGCAGAGCGATGACACCAATGATGCCAGCGGCAAACGTTGCGATGGTTACAAAAATGGGTGGGATAGGCATTTTTCTTTCCTTACTACTGTTCAATAAATGATCATACATAAAAAACATATAACCACTTAAGGTTTTTCTTATCTTTCGCAATTACGATAACCACAATCGCAAACAGACATCAAATCCACTACCCCACACAAAACATAGGAACTACACTATGTTAAGACATAAAACACCAGCTCAAAGCATAAAAACCATATAAAATAAACCACCCCCAAAAAGGGGAAAGGGGGCATTATACAAATCCCCTACATGCCCCAAAAGCGCTACAATCAACCACTATGCAACACACAGAAAGGACCATATTCTACGGGCTGTGGAAAGAATATTCAGCAATCCGAATGGATGCCGTTATTCCGCACGTCCCCCTCGGCGGCGCGCCAGGGAGCGCGCAACCAGGAACGAACAAATCCATTCGGTACATTGATGCTCTCATCTGGTTTAGGAGGAATGATCGCCGTTGGGCGGTTGAAATCAAAGTAACCAAACAGGATCTAGCGCAAGAACTGCGCCGCCCAGAGAAAACCGAACTATGGCGTAGCCACACCCACGCCTTCTACTATGCCGTTCCACCTGAATTACGGGAATACGCAGAAGAAAACATTCCAAAAGGGACAGGCATCCTCATTGTTGATAAAAATGTCCACAACCTTCGACGTGCTAAACTCAACCACGAGCCGTTGGACTTGCCGCTCGACACCTACCGCAGGATGCTAGGGCGGATGGGAAAATGGCGTGCACATGAAATCCTTCATGAGCATGACGAACTTGAACTACCAGAATAGATAAGTAGGTAAAAATGCTTGAAATGGTTCAGCAAAGATACGCAGAGGTTGGAGCGATCAGCGCAACCTTTGAGATCATTGCTTTTATTGCGGTGCTATCGCTCATTTTATTCCTTGTGCTTGCTGCACTCTTCGCAAGAAACAAGGAGCTAGGCGGACAAATGTCCAGGAACGCGATGTACTCTCTTGCGGTTGCTGGCGTTGCCCTATTCCTTGGATCAACAGCAGCAAATGGCATTCTTCCCTTCCTTGCTGCGTTCGCTGGTGTCCTTTTGGTGTTTTTCGTTTTTACTGGTATCAACCCAAATATCACAACACCCTGGGACGGTCTAGGCCCCGTTGTCAAAAATGCTCTTGTCAAGTTTTTCGGACCGCTTATTCCTAAAAGGAAAGGCAAAAAGGGCAAGAATCACAGCCGTCAGGTTTCAGTTGATGACCTGCTTGACTAAAAGCGCCTAACAATAAACCCACCCTTGATGCAGATTAATGCACAGGGTGGGTTTTTGTTGAATGTCCAGTTAAGTTATAATTCCCGCTTTGTTGTGGGTGAGGAATATTTAAAGGGGCTAGCGCATAAAAGTCAGCAACGCGCTAGCCCCTCCAGAAAGGAAGCGGTGGTGTCCTACCACCTGGTTTGGGGTGTGTATGGAGGAACACACCCAGAGCCTGAACCGAGACTTGAACTCGGAACCTACGGTTTACAAGACCGTTGCGCTACCAATTGCGCCATTCAGGCAATCGCAGACGCTGGGAATCGAACCCAGTCCTCTTGACTTTGACAAGCGTGCCACCATTGTCGGTTACCGAACTATAAACTCGGACCGCGCTTCACCTCGCCTGCTAAGAATACAAACCCACCAGAATTTCATGGTTAACCTCACCCTTCCCATGAGTCTGTGGCAGCAATTTCTCATACCATGTGAGGTCACAGTATGGAACCACTTGCTTTAATGTATTCCTGTGGGCCTAGAAGGACTCGAACCTTCGACACTCGGATTAAAAGTCCGCAGCTCTACCAACTGAGCTATAGGCCCTTGGATTCCACTATCTAGTTTTAGTGTTGTGTCACTGTTGATTGCGACATGTTGAAGGTTAACACATTGGTTGAAAAATACGCAAATCATCTAGTTTCGGCGTGGTGAACGCTCCTATTTTGCGCTGTCATATGTGCTGCTCAGTGTGATTTTTCTGAGGTTACCTGAGTCGCGTCAGGAAGGAGCCTTCACAGAGGGATTACGGAAAGCGTTGGTGGCATGTGGACTACGGTAGCGTCGATAAGTTTGTTCATGTCGTAGTCGAAACCTGCGAGTAGTTCCTCCCAGAGTTTCCTGCGGTGTTCCCATTCTTGTTCGTTGGCGTTTTCGTCCGCGTCGGCGTGATCCCAGTAGTCAATCTGTTGGAATGTCTTTTTGCCGCGCGGACTGCCATTGTCGTGGTTCTGCAGCTCTTGCAAGCGCTTAACGTAGTCGCGGCAGGCCGAGTCTACGGTGAAGATGGTGCCTTGCCTGGTTTCCAGAAGATTGATGCGGTAGTGGATGTTTGCTTTTGAGATGCTGGTTCGGCATTTGTCGTAGCGCCATTGCCAGATGCGTTCAGCGTAGCGCGCCGCCATTGCGGGCGTGATGGTTTCAGGCGGGTCTGTGACGTGCGGGAGAAACAGGGTTTCGTCACCGATCTCTGATTTTAGGTCAGGGTGGTCATTCCATCGTGCTTGCGTGCCGTTTGCCGCGATGATTTCCGCTGAACACTCCACTAGTTTCGTGATGTTTTTCACATAAATTGGGGTGAGGTGTTCGCGTAATAGCGTGTGGGTTTCCTGGATTGAGCGCTGCTCGCTAAGAAACCAGTCATACATTATTATTCCCATGTCCGGTACTCTACCAGCATCTTAGGGCAGTTCAGAGGCAGAGGAATGGCATGAACACACACCGTTTACGAGGGGATTATTCGCCGTAGCCCACCCAGCCGTGTCGTTTAGTCCACTTCCAGCGCCCACCAAACTCACCAATAAGGAAGGCATGTTCTTCGCGTAGCGCCGCTGCGTTCATGCGGCGCAGCCACACTATCGCAAGTAGTGAAACGATTGCTGCCGCGCCCACGACAAGCGTCATCCACCATTGCCAGGAGAAGGCATTGCCAGCGGATTTCGTAAGGTCTGGGACAGGAACCGGTGGGGGGATGCGCCTAAATTCAGCGACAAGGCGTTCAGTGTTCACGCCATAGGGTGTGCAGGTAATCAGGTAGAGGGTGTCGGTTCCTTGTTTGTGTGAGATTGCTTCTGTGTCGTCTGGTTGGACTACTTTTTGTCCTATCTTTTCGTACACCAGCGTAGTTCCTGGGATCTGTAGGTAGGCGCGGTCGCCGTCTTTTACATCCCCCAGTCGGTCAAACATGCTGGCGCTGACTAGCCCTGTGTGTGCGGCGAGCGCGGTGGTGGTGTCCTCGCCGCCAACAGGAAGCTGTGTGCCGTAAACATGCCCTGCGCCTTGGGTGAGGGTGTGCGCCTCGGTGCCGTGGTAGACGGGGAGTGAAATGCCAACACTGGGGATTGTCAGGCCCGCCATAACACCGTTGCCACTGTCGAGGGTTTTGGCGTACTTTGGGTAGTCGGGGTGGGTTTGATCCTGACCAATGGGTGGAGGTGTGATGGGATTCACACGTAGCTGTTGATTGTAGCGTAGAGCATCTTGTACCGCAGGAGAAGGGGTGTTGTTTTCTGTGGGTTTTTGTTGGTTTTCTAGTTGATTGTATTGCGTGGCTACTTTTGCGAGTTTATGGTTGTTCCACAGGGTTGACACCACGGGGTAGACGGATGCCAAACATGCTACTACCAGCAGCATTGCTGCAAAAATGTTTTTTGTGCGGTTTTTCCTGCGGTAGGTTTGTATGCGTTGGTGATGTTGGGGGTGTGTGGTTTTTAAGGGTTGGGGTTTTTGATTGTGTGTTTTTGTTTTTGCTCTCATGTAGCAGTTCTTTCTACTGTGCTGGTAGGGCGGGTTTATGGGGTGTTGTTGATGCTTTTACATTGTATACATGGTGTTTTTCAGCCTTGTGCTATTCTTACAGGAAGGTAAGTGTATACCGTGTTAAACCCCAATCAAGAGGTAAGAAATGACAATCCGTTCTATCAGTTTGAAGTCTGCTGTCATGGCAGGCACTTTCGCTGCTGTCGCATCAATCGGCGCGCCGCTCGCCGTGGCACAAGAAGCCGCCGCCCCAGGTGGCGCGCCCGCAGCCCCTGCAGCTGCCGTTGCTGGCGACCAGGCTGGTGTCCAGAAACTCCCTGACCTAAACTCCATCATCCAAAGCGGCAAAACAAAGGCCAACCTGACAATCCACAAGTTCAAAGGTGACCCCGTTGAAGGTGGACAGCAAGGCATTGACACCACAGTCAACCTGCCAGGTCTAGATGGTGCCGAGTTCACCATCCAAAAAATCAACAACCTAGATCCACGCAACATGCAAGACTGGGTTGCCTACTCTAAGCTCAACCCGAAAGACATTCAGCCTGCCCAACTAGGTCCCGAGACCAAAGTCACCACACAAAACGGTGGTGTCGCCACCTTCGAGGGCGATCTGGGCTTCTACCTGGTGAAGGAAACCCCTGTTCCGGGACGGTCAAGTATTAGCCCAACACTGGTTGCCCTGCCCATGACGCACCCTGACCGTCTGGCATGGAACTACGATGTGCACATCCACCCAAAGAACCAGATCCTGACCGTGAAAAAGCAGGTCATGGACATGAAAACCGTGATGGGTCAAGACGTTGACTACACCATCACAGGTGACGTGCCCGCCCCTTATCAGGACGGCAGCAACTTCAACCGCTACGTACTGGTTGACGACTACGACGAAACCAAACTGGCACCGAAACAAGACACCCTCAAAGTCGCTATTGATGGTGAAGACGCAACCGGTAAATTCACCGTCGAAAACGTCAATGGAATGCTGAAAGTCGCCCTCAACGACCAGGGGCTGGAAACCCTGACACAAAAGCGCAAAGCAAACCCAGACGCTAAAGTGACCGTCACCCTTAAAGCCACAGTCACCGGCGAAATCGACAACCTGAAACAGGTTGAAAACAAGGTGTACTTGTTCTCCCCATTCGCCCCTGGCACCATCCCACCAGACACGCCAGACCGCCCGAACGAGAACCCCAACACCCCGCACTCTGAGGTTGAGTCGAAATACGGAAACATCAACATCCACAAGACAGCCTCCAACGACCACCGCGACCTGTCAGGTGCCGTCTTCCAGCTGTTCCGCTGTGAAGACAACAGCAACACCATCAAGGAAGGCCCACTAACTGTTGGCGGAAAGAACGAATGGACAACCGACGCTAAAGGTGCCGCCACCATCAAGGGTGTGCAGCTGAATACCTTCGCCAATGGTGCCGCCGTTGCCGACGATGATTACGACTACTGCCTGGTGGAAAAGAAAGCCCCAGAAGGCTTTGAGCTTCTGCCAAAACCCATAAACTTCGACATGACAGATGACGTGAACTTCACCTACGCCGCCAACATCGAAAACATCCCTAAGAACGGTGGATTCGAGCTGCCGCGTACAGGTGGTGTCGGCATGTATGCCATCATCGCCGCCCTCGTTACCGGTTTCTCTGCCTTGGCTTTCCGCTCGCTGCGAGCAGGAAAAGATAAAGAATTGCTAAAGGGCAAAGCCCGAGTCTAATCATCCACATGGTGCCCAGTGCGCCGGGTTAGATTAACCGTCACACCGCACCCCAGCCCGGCGCGCTGCCATGTGTTGGGGTGCGGTGTTTTGCAGTGTTGTGTAGCAGCTCTGCATTATGATAAATGCATAAGTTTCCTCAATTGTTTTTAAGGTTTTGGTATGAAGAAAAACGTAATGCGTGGTTTGATATGCGCGGTTGCTGTGGCGTGTTCCACTGCTCCTGCGGTAACGTTGTTGCCTGTTGTGGGTGCGGCACCGGCGCAGCCTAATGTGGCGGGTCACCCGTCGAATCGTTTCCAGCCGGGTCCGCTTCCCATTCCGAATGAAAAGGCTTTGGTTGATAAGGCTGGTGAGCTGAATCGTGCGTTCCCTAATATTGTGACCAAGCTTCCTGACCAGCCCGCCCAGTTGGTGAAGAAGCGTGATGCGGAGGCTGCGTTGCAGCGCGCGGTTGCTGATTATGAGCGTCAGATTGCCGCTTTGCAGGAGAATATGCGCACCAACACTGCTTTGACTGGTGAGAATGGGCAAGCCAATCAGAATTACGAGAAGCAGCGTCAGGTTTATGAGGCTGCGGTGACTGCACGCAACGAGGCGATTAAGAAGCTTCGTGAGGTGGAGGAGTTTAACCGCGATATTGACTCCCGTAATGCTGAGGCAAAGCGACTATATGACGATGCCATGCGTTCCTACAACGAGTCTAAGCAGAAATACGACACCGCCAAGGCTGAGTATGATCGGTGGGAGCGCGCAAATGCTGGTGTTCGCCAGAAGAACGATGAACTGCGGGCACGATATGAGCGTGAGTACCAAGAGTATGAGCGCAAGCTTGCCGATTATCGTGTGAAAAAGGCTGCGTATGATGAGTTTGTGAAACGCCAGATCGGCGCTGGTGCTGACCCGCTTCACGCTATCCAGCCCACGGAGCTTGCTGCAGGTCAACCATTCAAGCTGACTCATCGCCCCGGCACGGGACGTAAGAGTGATATTTATCATGTTCGTATTAATGGGCGTGACCCTGAGTATCAGCGCAACTGTGAGCGTGTGCAGGATCCGCTGGCAGCTAAGAACTCTACGTATGCGTTTGCCTGTTCCGTCAAGCGTGGCGACAAGATTGAGGTTATTTGGCGTGGACGTGCCATCGACAAGGCAACTGGGCGCCGCATGGACCTGAAAATCACGCTCGACAACATCGCTCTGTTTGACCGTGGGCGTGAGCTAGGGCTGTCCCCGCAAGTTCCTGGTGTCGCGCGCGGCACCAACGCGACCATCTGGATTCCGTCAAACTCTCTGGATAACTTCACGTTCGACAACATCGCTTCCGCCGACCAGAAGCACGAGTACACCTACAGTGACAACGGTCAACCCTACGACAAGATGTTCTACATCACAATGGGGTCGCTAGACTACTCGCTGATGGACGGAAGTTTCGGTGAGGAATACACCGCTGAGTTCGCCGCCCCTAAATCTGGGGTGAAGGCAACATTCCTGAACCGTGATACCTACATTGACACCTCGGCGCAGCGCGTGGAAGGTGGCGGTGAAAACGCCACTTCAAGGGCGTTTTTCATTTCCAGGCGCAATCGCCGTGAATACTACCCCAACGACCTAGAGGGGCACACCAACGACCGCGAGCAGTCCATTACGAAAATCGGTGTGACGTTCCTAGTGGAAAACGGGGCGAAAGTCGCCACAGGTAACACTATCCACACCGGTTTCCGTGGCGGTTTGAACTTTAGGGAAACCCGTGAACCGCAGGACCGCCGGTTCACCTACAACTGGATCCACAACGAGATCCTGTCCACCGCTGAAACCATCGCCAGGACAAGGGTAGAGCCTATCCCGCCAGTGGCACCAACCCCACCGCGCTACCAGCCGCTGCCTGAAACCCCTGTGGTACCACCAGAACCAGTACACCCACCAACACCAACCGTACTGGAGAAAAAACCACTCCCAGAGGTGCCAGAACCACCCACCCCGCCGACACAACCCAACGCTAAACCGCTGGTGCCCGCAAACTATCGCCTAGCGCACATCAACGTCATGGAACGCGGCAACCTGAAAATCCTGAAAGAGGTCACAGAACCCAACAGAGTTTACTACCCTGGTGACACCATCACCTACAAGATCACCGTGGGCAACACCGGGCAGGACGACATCAACGACATTGAGGTTCGAGACATCGTGTCAGATGGTCTAGATGCCAACACTGTGGCAATCAAGGCACCACAGAAGGTGCACACTACCGCCGACCGCAACAAGGTACGCATTGAACGCCTCGCCGGTGGGGAAACCGTGTCGTTCACTGTGTCCGCAACCGTGAAAAACAACACAAAGAACAAGAACGTTGTGAACACCGCTCGCGCCACCACACCTGACGATCCAGGTAAAGGTGTTGGTGAGGAATGCGTTGACAACACCACCCTTGCCGCAGACACTGATGGCTGCGACATTGTGGAAACCCCCGTGAGTGAACCACCTGCGCCGCACATTGAGGTGCAGAAACTCATCAACGGGCATGATGCCAACACCATGCAAGAAGCCTTCGGGTTGCACAGCGCACTGGGCGGCACAATGGACATCACCTATGTGGTGCGCAACACCGGCAACACCGAAATCAAAGGGATTCACGTCACAGACAACATCCCCCAGATCAACGAGCAGCTGAAAACCGCGATGTTCACCAAAGGCAACAAAACCTTCGCCAACGGCAAACTAGACCTCGCCGCCGGTGAAGAAGCCACCACAACACTGAGGCAAGTAGACTCGCCACGCCAAGGTGTCTTCCACAACAACATCGCCACCGCAGAAGGCAAACCCAACCACCCAGGGTACAAAACCCCACCGCCGCCGGTAGCCGCCAACGACCCGGCGTGGGCATTCCGCTACCCGAAAGTGGGCCTCCCACAAACCGGTGCCACGGAACTCGCCGGTCTAGGCGCAGTGCTTGCCGGGCTATTCGGTGGGGCACTGTGGATGTCCCGACGCAAACCAAAAGCACTCGGCGGCGACACCACTAACAGCGACGAATAACCCCATCGCGCAAGGGTGAAATCAAACCACCCTGACAACGCAAAACACCCCCGTAGCCTAAAACTAAGGCACAGGGGGTGTTCGTTTGTCTACTAACGGAAGAGGGAACGATACTCCACCGTTTCCTCGAACAACTTTTGAAGATCTAATGATTCGTCCCAGGTTGGCTTGCCACCCACCATCGGAGAGATGATAACACCGTCAGCGTTTCTAACAAGGCGACCCTCCCACTTGGAGACGGTCCAGAGATAGCCCTTAAAAATGGACTCAAGTGCCGCAGCTGCATAAGGGTCACCAGCCAAAGCAATCAATTCAGCGTCTTCCAGTTCTGCGATGTCAATTTTCCCTGAAAAACGAACACCTTCCCTAAAAGCACCTTCCCGATCCAAATTCTTGAAGGCAATTAAGGTTCCATCAAAATCGCCACCTGAATTGAGCAGCGACAAGAGTTGTGCGTCCAATTCAGAATCTGATGCCCGGAAGGCATCTCCATTAGAGTAACGTACAGAAAACTTGTATCCCTTATTTTTGAGGATCGTGAGGGCTGCGTAATGATTAAGCCCCTCATCGTGAATAAGGCGATAGACAGCTTTCCCTACAGTCTGGATTGCTAGCCCGTCTTCTTTGGTCTTATTGATAATTGCCACTTTGTTTTCCTGCATGATTCTTCCTCCTTGGAAGCGTTTGGGAGCTTCCTTTAGCTCCGCTTGTTGCTGACAAGATTTATATTAACTAAGGGTGAATCAGGTTGCAAAACGGGGGTAGCTCCTGGGATGTATTGCCAGGTGAGTGAATCGCATCCTGCCCCCGGCGCTAGTTGCCTTGCCAGTAACTGACGCAGAGAAATCCTAAGTGAAGTTTTCATCTGGCGTTAGCATTGCCCATACTCTGATAAGATGCTGAATAAAACCCAATAAAAGTAAATGATTTTTAGGAAACGTCACATTGAATAAAACAACAACCGCCGCGCTCATCACCGCAGCCCTCCTCCCTCTTTCCGCAACCTCCGCCGGTGCCGATACACCCGCAGATCCCGCCGCGCCCGCACCTACACCTGCCGCTCAAACGCAGGCTGACACGACAACCCCCACGGTGAAACCAGTGACCGTGCCGCAAGGAAGAATCTCACAGACCACCATTTCAGGGATCCCAAATGATGCCACAGTGACACTACCTGCAGGCGCGCCTGACTGGGTGATGCTCAAAGGTCATGACCTTATTGTTTCCCCATACAGGGACACGAAAACAGAAGAACATAAACTCACCCTGACCGTCACCTACGGCGACAAGTCAACAGAAACCGTGGACGCAACAGTGACCGTGGCAACCCCGCTTGCCGTGAAATATGGTACGCCGCAGTTCCACGCCAGCATTAAAAGCGGCACAGACCGCACCGTGATAACCCCTATGGTGGACGGCAACCCCATTCCGCCCAACACCATCACCAAAGCAGAGCTTGTTGCAAACCCGCCAGTAAAAGGCGTATCCATTGACTCATCCACGGCAGTGTTGACGGTTTCCAACTGGCAGAAATCCACCAGTGACCCCACAAGCATTCCCGTGAGGATTACCTTCACCGATGGCACAACCGCTGATGTTAATGCGGTCATTGACACCGTGACTCTGGCGGACCAGCACACAACCATGCCTGCGGGCATGTCACTGTACCCTGGGGAGAGGAAAACCACCCCAAGTAACGCGCCGCAGGGCACTACCATCACCGCTGACGTGCCGTGGATTCACGGCGACAAGGAAGGAAACATCACCGCCGCCCCTGGTTTCGACATGCGCCCTGCTGAGCACGAGGTGACCGTGACGTTCAAATACCGCGACGGTTCCACTAAGCAACACCGCATGGTTGTCACTGTCACCCCGCTTGCCGACAAGCACACCCCTACAGTGAAACCCGTGAGTGTCACACGTGGGCTGTCAACCGCCGCGATCACTGTTGGTGGCGTTCCTGACACAGCGAAACTGTCTGTCAACGAACTTCCCGAGGGGGTCAGCGTCGAGAAAACGGCAACTGGCATGGTTGTCCGCGCCAACGCTGACGCGCCCGCAGGCAACCACACAATCAAAGCAACCATCACCTACACCGACGGCACCACAGATAACGTGGACGTTCCTGTAGAAGTGCTATCTGATGATGCCCGCGTGTTCTCCCCACGAGTGGACACTATGACCATCAGGCAGGGCGGCGACGGCACCACAAAGGTTATCGACGCTCCCAAAAACCATGTGGCAGGATATGAGATCACCAGTGGTGGGGAACACGTCACTGTCACGCCAGAGGGTGACATCGCGGCGAAACTTCCCGACGACATGCCGACAGGGACACTGAATTACCTAGTGAAAGTCACCTACGGTGACGGCACCACGGATGACGTGAAGGGTGAAATCACAGTCACCCAAAGCAACGCCAACAGCTTTGATGTGACATACCCAAAAAACAACACCATCATCGCAGGGCAAACCGCCACCATTACTCCCGCCCACAAGCCGAAAGAAGTCACTGCCGTAGACGTGGAGTCCGCAACCGATGGGTGGCGCGCCACCACGAACCCCGCCACTGGTGCCGTCACGGTCACCACGCCCGCCGAGGCGACAGACGGCGACACCGGCACCGTCCACCTGAAAATCACCTATCAAGACAGCTCCAGCGACCACCAGGACATAGACATGTCAGTGGTGTCCAGCATGGCACAAGACAACACCCCCTCCTACCCGACAACCGTCATCAAACCAGGACGCACCGTGACAGTAAACCAGTCCGGGGACTCTGACCTGCCCGCTGGAACGAAAATCACGCTGCACAACAGCACCATCCCATTCGCATGGTCAGCCCGCGTCACCAACCCCAACACAGGTGAACTCTCCGTCACCGCCCCGCCAAGTGTGAAAGTAGGGGAAACCCACACGCTGAAAATCACCTACACCTATCCCGACAAATCCAGCAAAACAGTTGAAGCAGTCATCAAACCAGTGAAATTCAATGCAGATGGATTTGACATCACCTACCCGCCAGCAAAAGACGTGCTGCCAGGCGACACCGCCACCATCGCCCCCACAGTTGAAGGCAACACAGAACTACCAAAAGATGCCACATTCAGCATCAACGACAAGGACGTTCCAAAAGAATGGACAGCCCACATTGATTCCAAAGGCACCGTGACACTATCACGCACCCTTGACGCGAAAGACGTGTCCATTCCCGTGAGGATAGAGTTCCCCGACAAATCCACCAAGACAGTGACCGCGCACGCCACCGTCGGAACAGCGCCAACACTAGGGCTGTCCTACCGTGCGGTTGACGTGGAGGCAGGGAAACAAACCAAAACCACCATTGAGGGTGTCATCCCCGCAGGAACAACATTCAGCGTTGACTACAACTCCATCCCCAAAACATGGGCGGCCACGGTGGATCCAAAGGGAACGGTGACGCTCACCCCGCCGAAAGATGCTACTGGTGCACACAAAATCGGGATTGTAGCGGAGCACAAGGGAACAAAAACATTCCTTGAAGTCCCCGTCACCGTCACGCCAGCGGGGACCAGCGCACCGCAGCGCGGAAGCGCCGCAGACAACGGCAAACCCGCCGGCGCCGACACGCAACGCGGGCACGCCCGCACCCACGACAACGCAAACAACGTCGATAAGTCGAAAGATGCCAGCAGCAAACCTACCGACAAGGCAAACACCGCGAGCGTCGATAAGAAAGATGACGCGAAAACAAAAACTGGGGACGCTGACAAAACAACCGATAAGCAGGCAGAACCAGAAAAAACAATCATCAAGGAAACCTTGGCCAAAACTGGCGCCGCAGGTATCCAATGGCTAGGTGGACTCCTCATAGTGCTAATCGTTGCACTAGGCGGGGTGTATGCCACAATTCGTCGCAACAAGACGGTGGCGGGCGCCGGCATCGCAGGAACCAGCATTGGCGGCGAACAAACACCACCTATTGAGCGTGAAGACTTCACTAGCATGAAGTAACCGCGCAAACGCAGATCCTCTCATCAAAAAGGGGATCTGGCTTCATAGAAAAAGAGCGGGTGCCAGCAAATTGCGCTGCGCACCCGCTCTCTCTCTTGTGTTACGTGGCGTATGTCGTCTTTTTCAGGTGGGTTGAAAGTGCCCGAAAAGACGCTGTACAGCATCAACTAGCCACTCGTTATGCAGTGCGTTACCTGATGGCTGCACCTGCGCCTTGATCGTGTCGGCATCTGAACTGTCGAAACGCAAGGTCTCCACCGCGTTCAGGTCTTCACGACCCTCCAGCTCATCCATGTTGTCGCATTCGTCAAGCACATCTACATTATCTTCATTGACGATGTAGATTGCCGTTAGCACAGTGCCGTTTGCCATCGTGGTCACTGGTACAACCAGTGAGTGCGGATTATTTGCCGCGTCAAGATACCGGCGCACGGCAGCCGCGATTGAGCTGCACTTACTGCTTCCCAACGCTGGGATAACAACTGGCGAAACCTTGTCATCCATACCCTTCTTGTATAGGTCTGGGCGGGATTTCACCCGCGCCAGCGCCACTTGGGCAGATGCCATAGTAGCGCGGTAAGTCTGCTTCTCTTCTTCTGTATACAAATTTTGCTTCCCTTCTTATCAGCATGAAAATAGGTGCGGCACTATTGCTGTTTTGCCGCACCTATGTATGTTATCTGCTCACCGCACCATCCCGCCACTTACTACCCCCTATACGGTGGGGAAACGAAAAGGTTACCCCTAAAGCTGCTGGCTTTTATCCCTGCTCCATTCAGGCTCATAACCCCCAAGTAGTACGTCTTCTACTTTGGTGAATTTTTCGAGCTGGTTTTTGCTGATGCGGTTTGGTCCGCACTCAGCTTCAATGGCTTTTTTGACTTTCCCCCAGGTTGATTCTGTGCGGGCTAGGGCAACGAGGGCGGGGGTTGCCGCCAGCGCCCCAACAAGCCCCTGAATGATGGAATTGGTTGTGAAGAAAGTCATTGACACGAAAGCAGTGATGGAAATAACGCACACTATCGTGGCAACAAAAACTGCCTTTGCGTGTTTTGATCGCTCGGCGTTGATTCGGTTCATTGAGCTTTGAAGCATGCTGAAAAACATGACCTCGCCGCCCTCTCTTTCCATGAGGGTTTTCACCCATCCTTCCAAACCGTAGAAGGAACCTATGGACAGGTCATGGCATTCCTGAACTAGTGCGGCGCTGCAGACCGCGCGGATGCCGTCGCTTTCCAGCTTGTCTTTATTGTTCAAAAGCCCACGCGCAAAACTTAAGCGTTGCCGGTAAAGCTCTTTTGCAGAGGATTCCATATTACGGATTTCCCTACGCGAGTCGCTTTTACCTTCCCGGATACGCGGCATATACATACCCAGTTGCTGAATCAAAGGTGGACCTTCCACCACATCACCATCTACTACGGTTCTCTGTGCGTTTATTGGTGCCTTAGCCATCATTCCCTTTCAGTGAGTGAGGTGCGCAGGCTTTGATTCGGACATCAAAGCCGTTTAATTCATAAAAGTTTCTAGCTTCCACAGCTTCCGTCATGTACGGGACTTCCCGTGGATAAGCTTTCACCAAGATAATAACCTTTTTGGGATCTTCTTCGGGGAAAGCAAAACGAATCCTCTCACCGTTTTGGTTTATTTTGCCCTCCTGAAACAGGATATTAGCCACTTCATAGCGGTCTGGGCCTGTCGCGGTCGCTGACATGCCGTCGTCGTAGATATTGCTATAGTCGAAACTATAACTAGCCCCATTCTGGGGTGGGGCGCTTCTCAGATTAAGCATGAACAAAACAGTTGGGAGGCGACCTCCTGAACCTTCACGGATACTCACAACCTCCGCCACTGTATTTGGGTATTTCGCAAACGCCGCCGCAACAAGACTGGTCTTGTCGCTTTCCACGTACCCAATCTTCAAGCCCTCAAACATGACTTTAATCGCATTGGGATCCTTTGGGTTGTCCGGTTCCGGTACCAGTTGAACCTGCCCGCCGACACCAACACGGCAGGCAGCATCAATACCCTTGGCGCTGCAGTACTGAGTGCCCATCACTGCAAATTCCTGATTGGTTACCATGTTCTCAATATTATTGAGACTATGCATATTACATATTTCCTTTCATAAAATTCATACCTCACGCGGGTGCGTGTGCCACCTGCGTTCTTCACACTTAACAATGCTGTCTTGTCACGATTAACGCAAGCACCACACCCACCTGCCGCCCCCATGTGTGGGGTGGTGTATTGGTGGGTAGCTGGTGATAAGATCAACAGGTCAACAAAACAACCATAAGAAGGGAAGATTATATGACCATCCCCACCCCTGAACCTACACTCCCGCCGCAAGGATACACTTCCTCCATTCAGGAAACGCAGGAGATCCCCATTATCCCGCCGCCGCAGTCACCACAGGAAGTACGGTTCACGGTGCCAGAAGATCCACATGAGACCACTCGACGCATGAAAATCATCACATTTGTTCTTGCCGTTCTGCTTGTTGTGGCAGTATTCGCCGCCGCTGGTGCGGCAACCGCAACGTTCAAAGCCTACAACGAGCTAGGTGAGCAAAACCGCATCAACAGTGAATTACGGGGTGAACTAGGCAACAAAGACAAAGAGATTCAGCGTCTACGCAGGGAACTGGAAAACGCGCAGAAACCCCGCACAATTGACGGGTTGCGTAACGACACCGAGCGTTTCGACGATGGTATACGGAACCTCCTCCCAGACCAGGAGCAGCGAGACCGCATAGCTGAACAAGGCGGTGATCTTCTCTCTGGTGTACTTCATGGGCTTGCTGGAATTGTTGATGATGCACGCGGTCAATAAAAACCACCCAACCAAACCGCACACCAATTGGCATTGGGTTTATCTGCGAAACCAAACACGGTAAAGTAGTACTCATGAAGCAAAAAGGAGGTAGGTGCCTATGGTCGGAGCCAAACCAAAAACAATAGACAGGCTCATTCTTGACCTGCAGCACGCCTACTTACTGTGCATCAAAGACAGGAAACGAAAAGGCGATTTACGAACCAGCTTCTCTTGGCGTGATTTCAACGAATACCGCACGCCAGAAATGGCGGAAAAATCCACCTACCGCCGCCGCATCGGATCCTGGCTCAGGGCACTAGACATGGCGGGCATCCGACTATCGCAAAAACAAAACACAATGAGAAAAATCAAAAAGACCCCAGAGTTTCCACGTGAGGAAGGATTTTACAAATGAACACAATTGCACTCCCCAACGGGATCACCATCGGAGGGCACCCAATGTGGACCTACGTCCTGGAGACGGATACCACTGGCTTGTCGAAGGGCAAGGCTGGTGCCTACGACACTTTGCTTGGAACATGGCGTGGGATGGGCACCGTAATGGAAAACCGTGAGGGAGCAAACTACGACTATGTGAAGCTATTGGCATTCCCAGACAGCATTGACCGGATACTCTCAACTGCGGAGGAACTGTCAAAGCATACAAGCGTGGGAGTCAACGTGTCGGTATACAACCATGAAAATGAAATTGTGACTAGCGACACTTTCAAACCATGAGACCCGTAGTGGTATAAGAAAGCACCACAATGTTCCTGTTTGTTGGATACTGTGGTGCTTTTATTTTCACAGTGCGTGCACTCACCATGAAAACTAAAAAGATGGGTTAATCCCATCAGGGCTGCAAGGCGGGACGCATACGCTTGATAGCTGTAGAGGCGGCTTTGCAGGGCTGTTAAGACAAGACCATACCACGTGATGCCAAACACCTCAAAAACTTATGGTGGGTGTGTTGCTTTCTTTATAAATGTCGTGTTACCCTTCAAGAGATGGCTACCATCATCCAGTATTCATATCATCATAACTAACCCACCTGTGATTGCTTTTGCATAATCAGGTGGGTTTTGCTTTGTGTGGACCGTGACTTCAGGATTCCTTGACACAGCTGCTATCATGCAACATGTCAACAATCCATACCTGTTTTTTAAGGAGACACAATCATGAGCGCAACAAAGCGTTTCAATACTCGCGTGTCGCCAACGGGTCGAAAAGCTCGCGGCGACATGGTGGAAAATAATGCTGGCGGATACGTCTTTTCCGTATCCGACCAAGAACGATTGCTGAGGATTCTAATCCTTGGCACTGACAGCCCAACAATCTACCTCAATGCCGATGCAAAGGTGGAGGAAAACGCCACGTTCCTCATGGACATGGCGCAAAAAGACGGCACAACTTTTGTTGATACCGTCGTGGAGGTCAGCACGTCGGGGCGCGCCCCTAAAAACGACACAGCACTGTTTGCCTTGGCGCTGGCATCTGCTTCCCCCAATGAGAAGACACGCGCCTACGCGCTGGCGAATCTGAATGCCGTGGCACGTACATTCACCCACCTCGCATTGTTTGTAACTTATGTCACGAACCATCGTGGTTGGGGTCGGGGACTGCGCCGTGCCGTAGCACACTGGTACACAAGCCGTAAACCTGATGGGCTTGTCTACCAGATGACCAAATACCGCAACCGTGAAGGCTGGACTCACCGCGACATGCTGCGCGTAGCCCACCCCAAAGCAGGGGACAAGGAAACAGCTGCACTGTTTCGATGGGTGACAAAAGGGAAAGTCTCAGACGACTTGCCAGAAACTCTCCTGGGGTTCCTGGAAGTTCAAGAACACCCTGAAAAAGCCGTAGAACTTATTCATGCTGGGCGTGTCACATCGTGGGAGCAACTGCCCACAGAATGTCACAATGACCCTGCAGTATGGAAAGCTCTACTTACCTACGGGAAACTCCCCCTGGGTGCTGCGATGCGCAATATGAGGCGTTTCAGCAAGCTTGGACTTGATGAGGACATGGAGTTTGTCACACTGATGGAGGCGCGTTTTACCGACGAAAAGGAAGTTAAACGCGCACGGCTTCATCCAATGAATATCCTCGTTGCTCAAATGAGTCTTGAACCGTATAACGTGTGGGAAAACATGCTCACCAAGGCTTACCGTCTAGCTTTCGGCAACATTGAGAAAATCAATGGGTTGCGCGTTATGCACGGTATTGACGTGTCAGGATCGATGGGCATGTATGTGGGTTCAGGGTCGAATCTGACCGCGATGCTTGCCGCCGCCGCGATGGCGCAAACAGTCGCCCAAATGGGTGATATGAACCATCTATACTCGTTTGCTACTGAATTGGAAGACGTTTCACACGTGGATTTGGGGCTGCCTCCATCCAAGTACGCTCGTGATGTCCTTAACGCAAGCGGCTTTTTTGGCGGGACGAACGCGGGCTTGCTTATCGAGAAGGCAATCAAGGATAAGCTGGAGGTTGATGTTTTCATCCTTTACACTGACAGTGAGAACTGGGGCGGAAACCATGTCTGGCAGCTGCTTGAAAAGTATCGCCGTGAAACGGGTATTAATGCCAAAATGATTGGCATTCAGTTTGATGCAAACTGGTCTTCAATGATAGACCCCGACGATCCGTTGAGTATTAACGTGGTTGGGTTTGATACGGCACTGCCGAACATTGTGGAGCAGTTCATCAAACTGTAAGCCCTTAAAGCCTTCCCGCAAGTGGAGGATTGATGTCGCACTTAGTGCCAATCTCTCACTTTATTGAAATGCTTACGCCAGCGACAAATGAGTAAAAATACTCGTTGCTGGCGTAGTGTTGTGCACAAACATAATAAAATCCCCAATGGTCTCGCAACCCGGCATCAAAGGGGACTATAAAAACACACTAAATAAGGAACAAACCATGAGCAAAAACAAGACAGAAGAAACACGACTTATCGACGCTAGGTTCAAGTCAGCAGACCTAAATGCAGAGACAATCACCTATGTGCCACTACTTAACGTCGGCAAGCCAGTTATTATGACACACCCCATGATTGCGGGGTTCAACAAGCAGGAGCTTGACGGGATCGCCCCTGATGCAAGAGTGAAGATCCGCATTAATCCTGACCTGTTCATCACCTCAATCTTCATTCCTGATAAGGTATCCCGCAGCAAGGTTTGCCACCGATGACCATCCACCAAACAGGGGAGTAGCGTCTTTTTGTTTCCCTGTTTGGTAACGTTTTGGTAAACTTGTCAGACGTAACCCAAAAGACCGACAAATCAAAAGGAAATGCTTATGAATTTGAGGAAAAAGCTACTTCTCACCATGCCCACAGCAATCGTGGGTATTGGTCTCATCCAAGCCCCCGCTGCCATCGCGCAGGACGCGCCTGCGCCGCTGCCGCCAGAGCTGACACGCATTCAGAAGGATGTCGAGACCGCCGCCCAGAATGCGGCTATCGACTTCCTGAAAACAAACCCCAATATCAAAGTAGACAACACCGACATTAACATCAAAGATGCCAATGGTGTTGAGCACAACATCAATGTTCCTCTCCCGCTTGATCAGAATGTGCGCAACCAGATTGACGCAACCAACGTCATTCCTGGTGTGACATTCCATTCTCAGCAACGAACAGAGGAGTTCACTGCTGAACATGAGGAAACCCAAAACGTTGTGGAACGTCTTGACCCCAACATGGAGCAAGGCGAGGTCCATGTTGAAAACGAGGGCACGCCTCAGCAAGCCGCCGCCATCACCCGCACCACAACTGTTAACGGTGGAGAGCCAGAGGAAAAGACCTACAGTCAACCAATCAAGCCCGGCGCGGATCGCGTTGTGGTTGCTGGTGCTAAGCCTAAGCGCATGACGATTACGGTTGCCCCGCAGCCGCAGTCTGCTCCTGCTGCTGCACCGGCGCAGGCCCCGCGTGCGGCTGCCGCCGCCCCTGCGGTTGCGAATGGTAGTGTCTGGGATCGTCTTGCTCAGTGTGAGTCTAGTGGCAACTGGGCGATCAACACGGGCAATGGTTATCATGGCGGTCTGCAGTTCTCCCCCACCACGTGGAATGCCTATAAGCGTGGTACCTCTGCTGAGGGTGTAGCGTTTGCTTACCAGGCCAGCCGTGAGCAGCAAATTGAGGTTGCCCAGAAGGTGCAGGCAGGTCAGGGTTGGGGTGCTTGGCCAGCATGTACTGCAAAGCTGGGGATTCGTTAATGTAGCCCCCTGCAATGCAGGTGAAAACAACCCCCGCAGGTTCGCGTTTCGGCGCGGTTGCGGGGGTTATTTTGTGCCCTATTCCTGGTGGTTGTCGGGGCTACAGATCGTGGAGAATGACTTGTGGCTCGTTGTTTGTGTCGTCGTAGTGGGTGAATGCGATGAACGTGGGGATTCTTTCAGGCAGCATTGTGGTTTTGACTTCTGTGCAGGCTTTAATTGCGCGTTGTTCTATGACATGAAAGTCAAGATGCTGTGCTGGTACGTCGGTTTCTAGGGTGATGTTGGGTGCGGTGGTGTGGTTTCGTCGGTTGATGACGGTGGTGAAGCGGTTGCCGTCCATCGCGCCGTGCCCGCCGAACATGCGGTCCATGACGGGATCCAGTTTGTTGGCGATTCTCCGGGCTAGTTTTTGTGCCTTGCGTGTGGGTAGTTCTTCGGGGATTTCTACGACAAACTCGATTTGAGTTTTCATTGCTGTGGCTTTCTAGTTGGGTTGTTAGGGGTTTATGCGCCTGCGGTTCCGGTGGAGCCGTGCCCGTTGGTTCCGCGCCCGTCGTGGCTTTCTGGGAGTTTATTGACGCGCACTAGTTCGGGGGTTATGCAGGGGACAATGACTAGTTGGGCGATCCGGTCGCCTTTTTTGATGTGGGAGTCTCCCCGGAATCTGTTTGTGAGGTTGACTTTTAGTTCTCCCCTATATCCTGAGTCGATGATGCCGGGGGAGTTGACAACCACTAGTCCTTTTTTGTGGGCGTTTCCTGATCGCGTGCATAGCAACCCTACGTAGCCTTCGGGGATTGCGACACTGATTCCCGTTCCGATTAGTTTTTGCTGGTTGTGTGCCAGAAATGCTTCTTCATTTGCGGCTAGGTCTATGCCGGCGTCGCCGGTATGTGCTGTGGTGAAAAGACTTTGATCAACGTCTTCTTGTGACGTGTACAACAGTTTCATGGTATTGATTTTATCATCACCCGCCCCGCATTGGTCCAACAGGCGGTGTGGGCGCACCGTAGTTGTCGAGTCGCATGCCCGCGTTAGAGTTAGAATAGGCAGCATGCCAGGAGAACTTTCAGATAACACCGCAAACGACACCAGCGTAGATTCCAGTACGAATCTTGTTGTCGGGGACTATGGCACTGAGTGGGTTTCTTGCATCCCTGGCGACTGGCGTAATAGTTTCCCCGACAGGGACAGCGCCCCTTACCCGTTTCCCAGAGGGCTGGATCTTCCCGCTGTCCGACTAATGCTGGGCATGCCTGTTGATGTTGCTGCCCGGTTTTTGGGGTGTGGTTTTGAGGATATGTGCCGCGTTGAGAAAAGCAGCGCCCCCGCGCCACGACATATGTCCAATGGTCTTTTCTTTCTGCTGGGGCACCCCATCTATCAACAAGATGACTACGCGGAGCTTTTATTGTCGCACACCAACACACACAAACGTCAGGGGTTCTACAACATCAGTGCCGCGCCCAACAAGCCTATCTATGTGGAAGCCTCATGGTTTGCCAGCCTGGTGCTGGAAAAAGTAATCAACGTTGCTGAGCTGGAAAAATTTTTAAGCCTTTAGTACTTTTGTGCAGCACAGGCAGGGGCTGCTAGTTTTATACACATGGATAATAATTTAAAGCAACAATGGGAATTGACCACACTGTTCCTGCCGCCAGAAACGACGGACCTTCCATACATCATTGATGTGTTTTCAGGCTGCGGTGGACTGTCCCTCGGGTTCACTACAGCTGGATTTACTGTAAGGGACGCTTTTGACAATTGGGAACCAGCTGTAGAAAGCTACAGCGCCAACGCCAAACACACCGTGCACTACGCCGACCTGACAGACCCCAGCGTAATCACCAGGGCTGATGTTTTAGCAGACCCCGCCGCCGGCGCCGTGGGGCTTATCGGGGGTCCACCGTGCCAGGATTTCTCATCGTCAGGGAAACGCAAAGAAGGCGACCGCGCGGTACTCACCGATAGTTTCGCCCGCATGGTGGGGATTGTGCAGCCAGAGTTCTTCCTTATGGAAAACGTGCCGTTGTCGCAAAAATCTCGCGCCTACGCAAGCGCCACCACCTGCATCCGCGAACAGGGGTATGAAACACATGCGGTGGTTCTTGATGCGTCCCTGTACGGGGTGCCGCAGAAACGGAAGCGCCTGTTCACGTTTGGGCACAAGGACAAGAATGTGGTGGACTTGTTCGCCGCGCACATTGCGGAGTACGCCACGGCAACACCGACCACGGTTGCTGATTGGTTCGGCACAGAGCTTGACACTGAGCATTATTACCGTCACCCACGTAGCTACGCCCGGCGCGGCGTGTTCAGTATTTATGAGCCATCGCCAACAATTAGGGGTGTGAACCGCCCTATCCCCGCCGGTTATGTGGGGCATCCTGGGGATAGTGCGAGTGTCGATAAGGCGCGCCCGTTGACTACTGCAGAGCGAGCTAGTATCCAAACGTTTCCTCATTGGTTTTCATTCTGTGCGTCTCGGACCAATACCGAGCAGATGATTGGGAATGCTGTGCCACCGAAGCTTGCTTTTTGGGTTGCGCGTGCCGCTGCGAACGCGCTTTGCGGTGAATAAGAAATTGTGCGGCATTTTGTGGTTTATGGGAAGGCAGCCTGCGCTGGCTGGTGCCCTTTGCATGGCGAGCTGGGGTGTGTCTACCCTTGTCAGTAAGCTGGAGAGTGCATAGAGTAGGAAGGAAGCAGATGAAGGCAATTATTACCCGTGGGTTCCCTGCGTCGGGGAAGTCCACCTACGCGCAGAAGCTTGTTGATGAAAACGGTAACGGTTTTCGTGAGGTCAACTCAGATGAGATCCGCATGCTTATGGGCTTCCCCGCTGTGGGAACAGAAAGCCAAGAGGTTGCGGTTAACAGCATTAAGGAAACCTTGATCGCCGCGCACGCCGCAGAAGGCAACAACGTTGTGGTAAGCGACACAAATCTTGTTGCACGCCACCTGAAAAAACTCATTGCTTTTTGCGAGGGCAACGACTACGAAATTGAACTCGTGGATTTTCAACCAGAACTGCATACGCTCATTAAACGGGACCGCCGCCGTGAGAAAAGCGTTGGGGAGGATGTCATTCGCATGCTATGGGGAAAGTACCCGTACAAGGAATGGAAACCCTTGCCTGTGCTGCAGGAGGAAAACAAACGCAGCACAGACTCCACTACATTCACCCCCGTCAAACAGGATCCATCGCTGCCACCCGCCGTAGTGGTGGATGTTGACAGCACCCTTGCCCGCCCAGCGCACCGTGATCCGCTGGATGACACGCGACTTGAAACCGACGAGCCGAACCGCAACATCATTGACCTGGTGAAAGCTCTTTCCACCAACCACACCATCATTGTGTTGACCGGTCGGCGTGAACGACACTACGACATCACCTCCTGGTGGCTTGATGCGCACAGCGTGCCTTACACAGAGCTGCGGATGCGCGGCGATTCCGACGACCGCAGGGACACGGTATTCAAGCGGCAACACCTTGAAGAAATCACCGAAAGATATCACATCAGGTACTGGATTGAGGATCGTCGCCGCGTCGTTGATATGGTGCGCGCGTCACTGCCTGACACGCCCACGGTGTGCCTGCAGGTGGTGGACGGCAACTACTAGCGGCACGCGGTCACCTCAGCGTGCCGCCGCGCAGGGCACGCCTTGTCTACGCTGCGCGTGGCAACCACAGTTGCGGCGAAAGCAAGCAGTGCGAAACAGTTCCACCTATAAGCAAAACAAAAAGATAAACCATTTAGTAATAAGGAAGAATGAATAAAATGGCAACGTCAGACCAAGTAAAAGCCCTCATTGTCAGTCATTTCAACGGGGACAATGAACACTTTGTGAGCGTAGTAAAGCAAATCGCGGCGCATGCGGCGAAAAAGAACCAAAAACGACTATCAGAAGAGCTTCTTGATTTGCTGTCCGAATGTCAGACCCGAAATAGTCACGGTACATCCCGCACTTCACAGCCTGCCCCAGCGCTGCTTGCCGACGCGGGGGAGCTTGTGATTCTCATGCAAAATCAGATTGACCTCTACGACGATCTAGTGCTATCTGATGAAGCTCTAAATGCCGTATTGTCCGTGCGTTCAGAGTATGAGTGCGTCGATAAGCTCGCTCAATACGGGCTGACACCTGTTCGTCGGATACTGCTTACAGGCCCTCCTGGTACGGGCAAGACCTCAACAGCTCAGGCTCTTGCCCGTGAACTAGACATGCCGTTCTATCTGGTTCGTTTCGACAAGCTGTTCACCAAGTACATGGGCGAAACGGCATCAAAACTACGTATCCTTTTTGACGGCATTCGTTCAACAAAAGGTGTGTTCCTGTTTGATGAGGTGGATGCCGTGGCCACGGAACGCACCCACGGTGATGACGTTGGTGAGGCCCGCCGTGTCGTGAACTCCCTCCTGCAATTCCTGGAGGAAGACACAGGGGAAAGCATCATTATTGCCGCAACCAATCACCCAGACATGCTTGATTCAGCGTTCCCACGTCGGTTTGAACTAACCATCACCTACGAAAACCCGACAACGCAGCATCAGCGCAAATGCCTCATCGCCCAGCAATTAAGGAAGATGGACCCCTATTTCTTTGCGGGTTGTATCCCTGACGAGACTGCCGCTTTAGCCGAATCAATGAGTCACGCAGAAATCAAGCAAAGCGTGACTGCAGCGATGAAAAAGGCTGTCTTCTGCAATGATGTAGAAAACGTCATTCGGCATGTCGGACCAGAGTTTAAACGCCGTAACCCAAACCAAAAAGACAAGCAGTGACCCCCGCGATCTGACTCTGCCCTCCGCGCCACACACATCAGATAAAGCAACAGCACCCCGCGTAAAAACGGGGTGCTGTTCTATGTGGGTGCCGTCCGTGTGCAGGCGCGCACTCTGTCAGTGCCTAGAAAAGCTGCTTGGACGGCTGCGCGGTCGCCGTGTCTACAGCTTCCTCATCGGGTTCTTCCTCATCGTCGTTGTTCCGCATGGCACGCACAATAGCGCCAATAATGAGAAGCGCGAAGAAACCACCAACTGCCCACACCCACCAGGCAACACCTTTATTTTCGACTGGCGCCGCGACTGGTTGCGCTGATGCAGCGGGAATGCGCACAGATGCTTGATCGCAGCCGTCCTCCAACTCAGGCACGGCCGCCAGCGCTAGCCCAGATTCGTAGACCGCAGCACCCCCAACAATGGTGCGGTTTTCTGGGGTGATGGTGTTTTTCTCCCCATTGGGGGACAAGGGAATATCCATGCCCGCGCCGGTGGGTGTTTTCCGGTGGGTGACAAAGCACTGTTGGTTGCCGAAAATGTCGCCTGGGCGTTCCTGCTCGACCAGCGGTCCACGTGTGGTGGTGCGCAGATCCTTGTAGCCGCGCCCAAACGGGTATGCGCCTGCGTCAACGATGCGAACAGGCTGCTCTGGGCGGCGTTCCACAAGGTGGCTGAGGAACGCCTGAACCGGCATGGTTTGTTCATGGTCTGTTTTTTCAACCTCAGCTGTGATGGTGAGATTGGTTTCACCCCGCGCAGTGTCAAAGAAAATCCGGGTGTAGTCTTTGTCGCTATTGTCTATCTGCGCTGACATTTCACCGGCGTTGGCAAGGATTTCAGGGATGGGGTCGCCAAACTGTTTTTCTTCCCCAGAGTTCTTCTCAATGGTTTTCACCTTGCGGATTTTGTACGCCGGATCCGTAAACACTGTCATGCCACGCGCATGACTATTGGCATAGTCTAGGTACTCCGCCAGGTCAGGGGCATCAATGCCCAGTTCGTCTGACACGGCTGAGGTGAACTCTTTGCTGATCTGATCGTAGGATTCCTCACCTAGTTTTTTCGACTGGTTAATGTCATGCTGAATCAAATCAGGCGCGGGCGCGGTGCCGCCGTAGGTTTCCTTTGATGCGTATTCCAGCAGAGCTGGGTATGACAGCCGTCCCGCCGGGATGCTATCGGCAAGCGGGGCCTGTGCTGGTTTCTTCTCAAAGTCAGGGTTAATCAACTGGTCTTGTGTTTTAGGAGACTCTACATCAATGGAGTTCACCACATTTTCGGGGATGGTTTTGTACAAAAAGAAATGCTTATCCCCGTTTTTCCAGGTGCTCACTACATACACATAGCCCCCAAATGGGGATTTCATGGCTTTGCCGTCTTCGCCGCGTACTAAACCCTCCCGCAGGTCGGTTGCCTGGTCCGCCCAAAGCTCAGGGTGCCATCCTAGATGCTGCCAATACTCCCAGTTGGTGGCGTTGTTTATCATATACAGTGGGTTTTTGTTCACGACACGCCGCATTTTCTCGATATTGATGGGTTGCTTCTCCCCCTCAAATAGCGGCAGTGAAGCCTCCCTGTATTTCGTAAGTTGTTGCTTTACCGAATCAGGGGTTTGGGTCACTTCCTTATTCTGGATGGTGATTTTCTTCACATTGTTCTTTTTGGGGATGGCTACCGTCATGATGGATTGTTGCACACCATCATGATTGGGCTGCGGCATGGCAGAGACTTCCCATGTGAGTTTATGTGTTTTGCTCTCAGGGTCAATTTTCTGCTCCGGCGTGTCAACGTCAACCCAGCCCGTTATCTTCTGGTCAAAAAACCGTGGCGGTTCTGGTGCCGGTGGCGGAGGAGCGTCCTGTGCCGACGCGAACGGTGCGAGCGTCACACACAACGCGGCAGCGGCCGCCACCGAAAAGGTTTTCCCTATATGTTTCCTCATTAAGTTAAGACTCCTGTTATTAATTGAATGTTTGAATGTTTTTCGTCGTTAATAAAACAGTTCAACACCGCAACCCCTATCGTCCTGAATTTCGATGTCGATTCTCTCCATGTCGAAAGCGCTTAGCACTTCGTCTTGGATTTTCCTCATGTTTTTCAACATATCATCAAAGGGTATATCGAACTCTGTGTCTTTCATGACGACTTGCGCACAGTGTCTGCAGTAGAACCCGCGTGTTATCGCGTGCTCCCCAATGGGGGTGTATAGTTCGTTAAGTTTTTCACATAGGGCAGCCATGTCGTATTCACTGCGCAACGTGAACTGTGAGTAGAGGGAAACAATCATAGTAAGGGTCACCTTTCCTTGTTGCGGGCGCATTGGATGTTTTGCTGTAATAAACATCCATTCTACCAGGCGTTTTGTACTTCCGCACATGCTTGTAGCTGTGATGCTTTTTCCTGTGGTTTCGCTGTTTCGTTGCGTGGTGAGCGTGGTTTGCTGCGTGCTCCTTGAATAATGTTTCTGCCACGTTTGGGTGTGGTGTTGGTGCAGCGCACGTCGTGGTTGTGCTAAAAAAGCAAACAGGTAAACATCAACCCACACCATGTGGGAAAACAAAAGGATAACCACAAATGACTTATTCAAGTAAAGATATTCAAATCAAAACGGACATTGAGCATGTCCGTTCACGTCCGAAACGCTATTTGGGTGACTATGCCCACACCACGGCGGCGCGTGAAATCATTGACAACGCTTGCGACGAGGTGACACGTGGGTACGGCACGACCGTGCACCTCACCTTCCACGATGATGGATCTATTGAGGTACAGGACGACGGGCGTGGCATTCCCGTTGACTTTGACGCGGAAGCAGGGATGAATGGCGTAGAAAAATGCCTCGCTAACCTACGTTCAGGATCCAACTTTGGTTCCAGCGTGGCCACGGCAGGCACCAACGGCGAGGGCGCAACCATTACCAACGCCATTTCACGGCGTTTTGATGTGACCGTGTACCGCGACGGCAAGAAATACGTGCAGCAATTTTGCTGCGGCATCGCTGGCGAATGGGAGGAAGGCCCCTTCAATCCAGAGGCATACTTCACCCCGAAACCAGGAACCCCAATCACACCAACATCAGCGGCAAAGACAGACCCGAAACGAGGAACCGTCATCCGCTTCATCTTTGATGACACTCTCCCCATTGAGGATGAGCTAAACGTTGATGAAATCATTGATCGTCTAGGGTATACGGCGCGCTTGACAAAAGGAATGCGCACATCCATCACCCGCAATGGTGAAACGGAGTGCTTTGAGGGTCCAGATTATGGTGCTGCGGCGGTGCTGGAAAAAGCCACCAGAACCACACCCGTTATCCTCATGGAAGGTGACACTTCCTACACCATTACGGCAGGTAAAAATCGTATCAACAAAACCGCTGGTTTCGACCTGGCAGTTACCCCATCATCAGAACCTACGGTACTGTCGTTCGTCAACACCGTCATGACAGCTGATGGCGGCAGCCATGTATCTGCAGCGTTGGCGGCGCTAGGGCAGGTCGCCGCTGACAAAAAAGTACGCGGATTGAAACTAGAGCGCGGTGAGGCGTACCCCACGGCGGAGGATTTCGCGCAAACCATCAGTGTTGCCATTAACGCCCGCGTCGCGGAGGCATCACTATCTGGGCAGCACAAGTCGAAACTAGACTCCAGGGCGCTGCACAATGCGTTTAAGAAGGAAATCACGCGCTTGGCCACGGCGTGGGTTGTTACCCCAGCGAACGCTGACCAGTTGGCGGCGTGGGCGGAATTAGCACTCATCCATGCCCGCACCACCCGGAAGATCGAATCTGCCCGCGCGAGTGCTGCGAAACAGTCCAAGCGTCGCAACAACAATGGCACCCTGTCGCTGCCAGATAAGTACGTGCCGTGTCGTAACACTGGGCGCGGCTCGAATTCCGAGATCCACATCTGTGAGGGCGACTCTGCCGCTAACACAGTGCGTAACTCTAGGGACTCGGATTTTCAGGCGTGTTTCCCGCTGCGCGGTAAGCAGATGAACTCCTACCATGTTCCGCTGGGTAAAGAGGTAGACGCGAACGCCACACACAATCCCCGGAAAAGCAAAGAAACCATCACCATGAGGCACAATGAGTCTTTCGTTGCGCTGGAACGTATTCTGGGTGCTGGTGTTCGTGAACATTGCGACCCTGAGAAATGCCGGTTTGACCGCATTATTTTCTCCACAGACGCGGACGCTGACGGTGCGAACATTAGTGCGCAGTTAATGTGTATGTTCTATTTCAATTTCCGTCCACTGTTGGAAGCAGGAATGGTGTATGTGGCGGTTCCGCCCTTGTTTGTCATTACAAGCAGCAAGGAAGACGGCAAACGTCACTACGCCATGAACCGGCAGGAAATGCAGGACAAGGTAGCCGAGCTTAAACGCGCTCACCGTAATGCCAGCATTGAGGTCAAGCGCTGTAAAGGTCTGGGTGAGATGAATCCCGATGAGTTCTCGGAAACTGTCATGAACCCTGAAACCCGCACGTTGCGGCAAATCACTGTGGATGATATGACCGAACATGCGCTCTATGTTGCTTTCGGGAGTGATGCCGAGTTACGCCGCCAACTCATGAACACCCGCAGCCTATCCGCGATACCCAGTACAAAGAAGTAACCCAAAAGAAAGAAGAGGTGTACTACACAATGAGAAAAACCCCACATAAAACAAAACCATCAGCAGCCCCTGCGGCAATCGCCAACGTTGTGGAAAACACTACAGTCGCTGACTTTATTGAAAATGACAACCTGGAATACATGTTCTACACCATCACGGACCGCGCGGTACCGTCTGTGATTGATGGGATGAAACCCGGCGCGCGCCGCATGTTGTACTCCATGTTGAAAGACGGCGTAACCCCTGACGCTAAGCCCAAAAAATCCGCCCGCTTGGTGAACTCAGCGGTAGGGCAGTTCCACCCGCACGGCGGTGCCGCGATGTACGGCATGATGGCATCAACACTGGCGGCGAATTATAGTCGCGTGAAACTGGTTGACGGTATCGGTGATTTCGGCGGTGCCCCTGGCAACCCGCCCGCGCAAGACCGCTACACCGAGGCGCGACTAAGCAAACACGGCTTCGAGCTTGTAAGAGAACTCTCAGACCGGGCCGTGCCCTTTCAGCCCACCTACGATGACGAGTCGGAAGAGCCTGTATTCCTATCGCCAACGTTCCCTGTGTTGCTGATAAACGGGGTTGAGGGACTGTCGGAAGGGTACCGCTCTGCAGTGCCGGAGCATAACCCACACAAGGTTATGGAGCTGTGTATCCGCATGATTGATGAACCAGACATCAGCGATGAGGATATTTTCGACATCCTGGAAGGCCCTGACTGGGGTACCGGTGGCGAGGTTGTTGGTGGGCGTTCAGAAGTCCTTAAATACATATCCACTGGCAGGGCAAACCTCACAGTCCGGGGGAAACTAGAGGTAGACAATAAAGCAAAAACGGTCACCATCACAGAGGTTCCACCAGGTGTTGCCGTGCCAAAAGTCTATGATGAGCTGCGCGACGGTGCCCGCAACGGCACCATTGAGGGAGTTCGTGACGTGGAACTTCTATCGGACATGAAGCACCCCATCCGTATCGTTGTCAGTGGTAAACGAGGAACCGACATGGAGAAGCTACGGCGCGACATCCTCCTATCAACCAAACTAGAAACCTCGTACCCTGTGCTCATGATCGCGCTTGACCGCAATCGCACGCCACGTCTATGGACTATTCGGGAGCAAGTTGAGGAGTTCCTGAAACTACGTGAAGAAGTACTCATCAACAAAACCACCACCCAGGCTGCGAAACTAAACAAGGAACTACTTAAACAAACCGCCCTGGCGAAAGTCCTCCTTGATAAGGAAAAAGCCGTGAAAGTGGTCATGGCGGCGAAAGACGAAAAAACAGCAGCACATGACCTCGCTGCAGCATTCGACATCACCCCCGAACAAGGCGAAATCGTTGCTGCTCTCCCTTTGCGTAGGCTCAGTAAAGCCAGTGTCCTTGATGCAGAGAAAAAAGTCACCAAAACCACCAAGGAACTCGCCGCCAAGCAGAAGATCCTTGATTCCAAGGCGCGCCGACGCACAGTACTGCGGAAAGAACTAGAGGAAACCGCTAAACTTTTCGACGACCCGCACTACGATAGGAAAACCCGACTGCTCTATGACGAGAAACCCACAAAGAAAGACAAGAAAGATTCAGCGGCGCAGCTGTCGCTATGGAAACTTGACCCCGACATGGGCATCTTGTCTGACGTGGGCAACCCCATCCCCGAGGGTGATGTTGTGTACACGGCGTTTACCGGCGGGAAAATCAAACTGTTTGCCGGTGGTGGTTTGCCGCAGCGCATCACACCAAAAACTGTTGCCCCCGATACGTCCACAATGATTGCCTGCGGCACCCTCACCCCCGGCGGGCAAGACCTCCTTCTTGTGTCATCTGGCGGCAAGATACTCAAAACCACCACCGACCCCGACAAGTTCAAGCCGCAAGGCATCGCAGGAACCGGCGTTGCGGGCATGAAACTCAGCAACGGCGAAACCCTCGTGGCATGCCTACCCGTCAACGGGGACGAGGAAATACTGACACTCAGCACAGACGGCTGGAAAGTCACCAAAGTCTCCGACATCCCCGCTAAAGGTCGCGGCGGCGGCGGTGTGATGGTGCACAACCCTAAATCCGCCACTGATGTTGTTGTGGAAGCGCACGTATCCCCCACGGGATTCCAGGTGGAAGGCAAAAAGGCAAAACCGTTCAAACGGTCAGCAGCAACCAAGAAGGGTCACCCTACTCAGTGGGCTGCGATGGAACCGGAAGAACCTACAGGAGAATAGGACGCTAAAGGTCGCGGCGGCAGGGGGCTGCGACCGCTCCGACGCCGGACTTTTCGGTACGGAGGCACACCATGTGTGCGCCTGTGGTAGGCGCTGGTTGCGGCACCCCGTATCTGCCGCGCTGACTTGCGTTCCCTGTAGCTGGGTTACGCGCAATGTGTGACTCGTCGATAAGCCGTTTCAACGAAACCCACTGTATATAAGCTTGTGGTGAAGTCGATTTGTGACACCATAGGTTTTGCCTGTAGTGTCAATAGGTGGGGAATGGTTTGAGTTGAAAATCGTTGTTCCTCCGTTCCTCGATTCTCGGTTACCGCCCCGTCAGGTGAAGATTGGATTTTTTCACCTGGCGGGGCTTTCTCTTTCTGCCAGCGCCATCCGCACCGCACTGGTTTTATGACTGTGCCCCATATTTAGTGCGGGCGCGCCTTATCGACGCTCCTTCTGCTCGGTGTCTCCATATCGACATCAGATATAAGTGACCGCTTCACCCACCCCCATATCGCTCGCGCAGATATACAAGCACCCCACCACAACAACGCTTGTCGTCATGGTGGGGTGCCGAATAAGGAGGTGCCCAACTACATGGGGCGCTTGCTTGCGTAAGCAAAGCTGCTTTTTGATTATAGCACAAGGAAAGATTAAACCCCCTAACCTTCAACAGATTAGGGGGACATGCGTTCTATTAATTGAGTAAAAGCTATCCTAGTAGCCTTTATTGAGGTTCGCAACTTTCTGCGCCTCAACCTCCTCCATTTGGGGGTAGTGGTAGTCTACTGACACATCATAGGTGCCAATGACCTCCTGCGGTGGGGTGTAAATCCTGCCCCACAGTGCAGAGAAGATACCGCCACTGCCGTTGTTAGTGCGCGGCAGGCTTTCGGGAAGATATTCCTCTTCCTTGATGCGGCGCGGCATACGGTAGTTCCCGCGCCCGCTTCCGTCTTTTGCGGTGCCGCGTGTCCACCATAGGGTGAACGCGATGGTGCACATGAGTGAAAACATGCCCATACCGACGGCACCGTTCACACCCGCATCAGCAAGGCTTCCCACGAACCAGCACAAAGTGAAAAACAGCATTGCCGAGATGAGCTGGCGGAATTTCCGTCTACGGACGAAAAACCGCACGATGAATATGATGGCAAAGGTAATGGCGGTTGCTTTGATGATGAACATTTTTCTTCCTTCCTGGTTCGGCGATCACACCTTACCCTGCGAACAGAGCGGAGTGCCGCGCCTTTAATCCTGCCTTTGACTCTATCAATTGGGGTAGACACCATCAATGGTGGGGTGCCCAAACAGGGGGCTTCTCCCCTGCTTCTTTGGGTGCAGGCGAGTTTGTTTGCCGTGTTCTTGATAGAATCAACCCATTAAGCAGCGCTAACAACAAAAACCACCCACCGTTTGCCACATGGTGGGTAGGAATGAAAAGTAAGCAGTCACAAAACGGCAAGGAGTCCTTTTTCATGGCGAGATACACGGCATCATCACTGTTTGATGACGACAACCTGGAGGGCGAGGGTGGTGGCACCCAAAAGTCTGGCGGTAGGCACCGTAGAAATGATGGGAAACGCCCCCCGCAGAGCAGCAACAGAGCAGGCAAGAGAAGCAGTGACAGCCCTACTAGTGGTGGGCCTGGGCGGTGCCGCGAGCAATCCTCCAACGCTACGGTGGACAACGCCGCCAACCTGGGGGAGACCATTGAGGCCGTGAAGCAGCGTTTCTCGGGTGTGAGTGATAAGCGTAAAAAGCGCCGCGAGCAAGAAAACGAACGCCGCAAGGCCCGCGACCAGTTGGAAATCCCAGAAGAAAACATCCTCCTGGACGAAAACGGTCAGCTCATCGGCATAACCCCCACCATGAAAGACGGCTGGGCGTGCGAGTACTATTACACGACCCGCCAAATCATGCTGCTACGCATCTTTGCTGGGTTGTCGTTGGTTGCTGGTTTCCTGCTGTTGGCGCAAACAATGGTGCAATTCAGCTCCATCTATTTCCTGGGGTTTTTCCTGTGTTTGTCAGCTACTGCGATGACATTGTTCAGGTCGGAAGGGTTGTCTATCGCGGGGCGCGCCCCCATGCCGGAGATCCCGTATCTGCTGGGTGTGATGGAAAGTTTCGCTGATTTCATTGAGGAACGCACCAAACGAGGGGTTGTCACCACAAGCCGCAAGGCCCGCGAGAAAATGGCGAAAGCCCGTGGCGTGGACATTAAACAGTTTGAGGGACAAGAACTACCCGCTGTTTTGGTTAAAGACCAGTTCAAATACGACGATGAAGGCAAGAAAATCCTTTCCCCCGGAACCCAGCTCAGGGACGCGATGAACAATCTCAACATGAGCGAAATGGAACTGAGCGAATCCAGCAACCTGGACATCGCCACCATTCAGGATCTGTTGTACAACAACAAGGCTGAATGGATGAACATGAACAACCTGAACGCCATCGCTAGGGTATTCAACGCCAACCAAGAGGGGCAAGTCTCAGCTGAGGCGCTACGTGACTACGCCGCACACTATGGCAGCATCGGCATGTAGCATGAGCACTATAGAATAGGCGCGGCGCGGGATTCCACATTTAACCCGCGCTCTCCTTTTAAACACCATTCAACAATAGTGACGAACAACACAATAAATCAGAAAGATACGACACACCAATGAGCAAAAACAGCAGACGCGGCGGTATGAGCTTCCTCCAAAGAATCCTCGGACTAACGTTCGTCTTGGGTTTCGCCGCGCTGATCTACTTTAGGGGAACTGATGGAACCATCGTGCCCTTCATGAAATTCCTCACCAGCTGGGGAGAAAAAGGCGTTGAACAAATCGATCAAGCCCACGGGGACGACGTTCTCAACACCATCATCAACGGCAGCGGCGACCAAGTACCACAGCAAGTGTCAGAAGCACAGAAGAAACTAGCGGAACTCGCCGCAAACACATCCCTCCCCGACAGCATGCAGGGATACAACCGGAAATCCTTCCCCCACTGGGAAAACGCCCACAAAAACGGCTGGACAGAAGGCAACGACAAATGCTCCACCCGACAAGCCGCCCTCATCCGCGACGGTGAAGGCGTAGAGTTCGACGACAAATGCCGCATCACCAAAGGAAAATGGTACGACCCCTACGGCACCGGCGACCCCGCTAACCCAGAGTTCAAAGAAACCACCAACCCCAAAGACATGGACTCCGACCACATCGTAGCCCTGGGTGAAGCATGGCGCACCGGCGCGAAAACCTGGGATGCCGCCCGGCGCGAACAATTCGCCAACGACCCCGACAACATCATGGTTTCCGGTGCCGCCACTAACCGCAGCAAAGGCGACCAGTCAGCTGCTTCATGGCTGCCCATGAAGTCCACCAACCCGCATGGTAAACGCTGTGAATATGTGGAGCGCTACATCACCATCAAGCACAAGTACGGACTCAGCGTCACCAACGCGGAGGCAGACCAGCTGCGAATGGCACTAGATGAATGTGGCGGCGGGCAACCCGCCCCCAATCCTGCGCCCGCACCGGCGCAGTAGCATCGTGCGGCGCACACAATGAACACCTTGAACCTACACACCGCCACCACACTCCTCGCCGCTGGTGGCGGTGTCACCAACCCCGCACCCGACATAACCACACTAGCTATACCCACCACAGCGCCTGTTCCCCTCATCTCCTCATCCCATAATGAATCACCCATTGCCATCCACATAGGGAGCATTTTCAGCGGAGCGTCGATAACCCACCCCGACTTACAAGGCATCAACCCCACCACCATCGCCCACGCGGTCGCCATAGGAGTGGCAATCGGCATTACCCTATGGGTGTTCCACATTGCGCGCAGGATCCGCTGGCGGAAACGCCCCCACCGTAAACGCGACCCCCGGCGGGTCTTTACCCAACAACACATCACCGTGGCGAAACAACTAGCAGGTAACCGGTGCGAGCAACCCCGATTCCTTTTCTTCCGGTGCCGCAATACCGGCACCCTTCACGCCGACCACCACTGGCCCCACAGCAGAGGCGGGCACACCACCTTCACCGCAGGCGAGAAGTACCCGCACCTGAACCCGAAAACAAATAACCTAGTGATCCTATGCAGCTCCTGCAACCTCGCCAAAACGAATCACCTGCCTCTGTTGCGGCACACCCTCATCATCAGGATACGCAGGGCAATCCAACAACGACGGGCACGCCGCCACGCCACCCGGCGCGGAAACACACAGAAAAGACAATAAGAGACACAAAAGGAGTCATCCTACAGTAGGGGGAGCATGGCGGATGGCAGTCGCTATTCACACACAACTCACCCACCCACCAATCGCCATAAGAGGGGCAAGAGGCAGGATGGTCCCCATGTGCGCGATAAAGACAAAAGGCGCATGCCACAAATTCCCGCCAGCCAATATCGATTGTCTTCCTATTCGTATCAGGGTATTCTTAACCTCAACACGACCGGTTCCGCTGCCCGCACCGACGGGAGTCCAGGGCCGGTCCCTCGCGCTTCACCACCACCCACACCCCAAAAAGGAAAACACAATGACAAACACCAGAAACACCACCCCAACAACCGCGCGCCTACACCGCATCAAACAGGGACAAGAAAAACTACTTACCATGCGACAGCAAAGACAAGAAACACTAGAGAGAATGAAAGACCCCACCCTCGGCGGCATCGTTGACCGCTCCGTCACCTTCTAACCCCAACACGGGTACACCCCACATAAACCACTCCCCATACCCCCTACACCCGTGATACAATCACCACCAACAGTCCTTGCAGTGCGCCTCTCAAAACCACCACTCAACCCACAAAGCACACCCCAAAAAACAGGGCATAGCGCGCCGGGTACAGGGTGTTTTGATGCGGAACTACCTGCAAGCCGAATAATGTTTCCCTGCGTGGGGTGCGATACCATAAAATAGCAGAAAGCACTGTGTAAAGAGACGAACACCACTCGTTGAAGCTTTAAACAGTAATTTTTACCTATTGGTTCGCGCCCCATGTGAGGAAAACATAATGAGAAAAGCATTTACCACAACCATCGCCCCGCTTACCTGCGCCGCACTCCTGTTGACTGCCTGCGGCAGCTCCAATGAGGAGAAACCAGCGGAAGACGTTAAACAAGTCAACGACGCGGGCGGCGTGTTGAAGAAGAAAGACCACCAGCCTACCCCCGATCGTGATGCTGATGGCAGCGTAACAGGCTGGGACGGTGACCATTTCCACGCCCCAACTCCTTACCAGCGTGACGGCTTGGGGGACAATGAAGCTATCGGCACGCCTATTTTGAAGCTTTTGGAGGGGGATAGGCAGGTGGCGGCGGTGAAGCCTGAGTTGTACCAGGGGTACGCCACTGGGCAAACCGATAACCCACGGTTCGGATGGACCCCTGAGCAATGGTCAAACATTGTGTTCGGCACTTATGAAAAACTTGACAAACGCATTCAGCAAAACACCAGGATTGAACCATTCCAGGCTTTTTGGGATGGGCAAATCACCTCCGGCGGCGGACTGGTTGACATGCAGTTCGTGGGTGACCCTGATGACGTGAAGCAGCTGCAGTTCATGCAGCGCGACGCTAAACCATTAAAGTGGGAGGATAAGGAATTTCAAGAAGCGTACACAATTTTCCAAGATTGGGGTAATATCCGCAATCCCGAATCCCTAGATGAGTTCAAAACCAAATACCGCCCCCGCATTGTCACCAACAACAGTTGGTACAGCATCCCTGGCGACTATGCGACCACCGTTGTGGACGACAGCTACCAGCCATTCAAGGAGTTCCAGTCCATTGAGAACGTCCGACTCAACCACAACTACATGACTGGCGAGATTCACCTAAAAACCGGTGCAACAATTCCGTTCCACCTCACCAAAGAGGACAATCGGTGGAAGGTCATTAACCTCAACTAAAACCACATAAACAAACACAAAACAACATAGAAAACCGCAAGAAACACCATGAGAGCAAACATAAAAACCACAAACACCCCCATGTCGGGGGAAGGGCGTGTGCAGCATCGACAGCGCCCTCAACAACGTCGCAGGCCGGCGCCGAAGAAACGCTCCGCGTCGCAGGTTGTAAGCATCGTCCTTTTTGAGATGCTGGCAACCATCGCAATCATCGTCGCCATGTTCATTACCTACTCCCTTATTGGCACAGGATGGGAAACCGACAAGGCGCAGCAACAGCTGAACCAGGAACTAGGTGAAGCCTGGGGTAGTGATACAAACCCCAACGCTGGCGGCAATGGTGATGCACAGTCACCCACAATAGAAACAGCAAGTACCACCACCAACGGCGGCGACGGTGCCTACAACCCCAATCAGGTTGCCGATAAGGATAATCCATATGCAAACACCCCGAAGGAGGATGCGAGTAGCTGGAAGGGCGGACCATTGGGAATTATGACTGTACCTGCGTGGGGTGAAGATTGGCGATGGGTTATTGTCCACGGCACCCGCCCACAAGACATTAGGAAAGGCCCTGGGTGGTATACCTCAACTCAGGTGGCGGGTGAACGCGGAAACATGGCGGTCGCCGCCCATGAATCAGGTTTCAATGCCCCCTTCTCCCGCATTTGGGAGACCCTGCCAGTGTGCACGCAAGTGAAAATCGAAACCAAAACCATGCGGTACACATACCGCGTCCTGCCGCACAAAGCCAGTGACGAGAAGGATTTTGAGGCATGTGCCCCCACCGCGTACCCTGCGTGGCGAGACCACTACCGCGCGCTGCCGCGACCTGTGTATGCAACAGAAATCGTAGACACGCACCAATCGGAAGTGCTCAACCCCATTCCGGGGACAGACAGCGCGGTCATTCCCGGCTGGTCTATCCCATTACTGACCTTGCAGACCTGTTATCCTCACCTGCAGTCAACCCAGCGTGTCGTTGTGCGCGCGGCACTCACCCAAGCGGAGGCGAAATGATTTACCCGTGGATTTTCCGACACGTCGGGTGGAACACCCCCACCCGGATCATCAACAGTGTTCTTATTGTCGCTGTCATTTCCTATGTGTTATTCACGCGGGTTTTCCCTGTCGTCCATGCTGTCATGCTGGACGGTCCTGGATCTGCTACGTTAGGATAGGCGTGTGAAAACAATAAGAAAACTATGGGCTGTTCCGCAAGGAAAAGTCATCATCGCCATTATCACGCTCTGCGTCCTCATTGTTGTAGGTACCGTGGCGTACACCCTCACCAACGCCTACCAGGCCCGCCATAACGGGCAAGCAAAACAGATGACGGCGGAGCAGCTGAACCAAATACCAGCGCCACGAAAACACCCTGAAACAGGGCAGCCCTTACTTCCGGTAGCACCAAAAGCGGAACGCCCCAGCGGGGAAGATCCTGTAAGCATCACCATCAACACCGCAGACGGCAAGGAATACACCGCCCCCATTGACTCCATGTGCCTTACCGACGGCAAAGGCAACTGCGACGAAAACTCAGGCACATTCCACCCGCCCACAGACGTTGCCCGCATTGGGTGGTGGAACAAGTCAGCACACCCAGGGGACAAGGACAACGGCTCCATTGTCCTAGCAGGTCACGTTGACTATGGCGGGCAAACCGGTTTCGCGGCCATTGTGCAAACCATCAAGGAGGGCGACATGATTACCCTCACCACCAGCGAGGGGCACCGTCACCGCTACCGTGCCAGCGGATCGTCGCAGCTGGTCACAAAAAACACCCCAGAGGCAGAATATGTGGCGGCAACCGCACAGACCATCAACAAGAAAGACGGGCAGGATTTCGTCACCCTTGTATCCTGTGGCGGCGATTTCGTTGGCGGCACACTAGGCTACGCCTCCAATGAAATCATCACCGCGTATCCTATGGAGTAAAACCCCACTACAATTACTATTTTTACCCTCATCCGTGTTGGCTTTCGTGGCTTAAGGATGGGGGATTTTTATTGACATGATTTGCCAAAAACTATGTTTCCATAAGGTTTTGTTAAGATTTTCTGGTAGCGTATCCGATGAGAACAAAACCACACAAGGAATACAACGCCAAAATGACGATTAAAACCAGAACCCGCGCCGCCGCGCTATCCGTGGCACTAACACTCGCACCCACAGTGGG